GACAGGTCTGCTAGCTCTTACGTGGATATTATCATTCTTTGGGATGTTAGCGTGGACAGTCTATACATTCAATATAGAGCTGTTTAGGGAGATAGTAGTAGCTCTAGGTAGTCCAACTGCTCTCATACTGAAATACTACTACGATAGGCAGAAAACACCACAGTAGTAGACTTATATCCTCCCTTTCTTTATCTCAAGTCAATACAGAGGATCATGGAATACAATGGCATGGGATATAAATAGAGATACCCTACCTAAGATAGCTGTGTGCGTTCCTCATACAGGCACAGTAAACATGGAGTGGGCACATAATACATGGGGACCTCTAATATTTACAAAGTCTACATGGTGTATCAAACATCCATTCCTTTGTAGAGGACCACCAATAGATATAGCCAGAGAAGACGTTACTGCCCAAGCATTAGAATGGGGAGCAGACTATATCTTCTATGTAGACAGTGATATTATAGCAGAGGTACCAGGGAATATCAATGAACTACTGTATAGGCTGTACAAGCGTGACCTTCCAATAGTATCTGGACTATATAGAACTAAGAAGATAGGTAATCCCTGGGCTATGTGGACTTTCAAGGATAAAGAAACAGGATTTAGGAACATTAGGAAATGGACTGCTGATCTCGTGGAAGTCGATGTTACTGGACTTGGTTGTTGTTTAGTTAAGACAGAGGTCTTTGACAATATAGAGAGACCCTGGTTCAGATGGGATATTAAGCATGCACCATGTATTCCACCTGGGCATTCATTACTCATGGGAAATAATATAGAAGATGTAGCCACAGGTCATAAGATAATTGATGGTAATGGTTTCTTATCTCATGTACAACACAATTACTCATTTAACTATGATGGGAACATCATACGTATCACACCAAGTATAATGAAGATACCAATAGAAACAACTCCCAACCATAGGATACTGACACTACAAGACTTTACCCCGGTGTGGTTGAGAGCAGGTAGATTAACTAAGGGTGACTTTATCTCTTCTCCAATATTGGCATCTAATGATATCAATAGAGTGTCATTATACTCTCCTTTACTTCGGAAAGAAGGAGATAAACTATTCTTTAGATCAAGGAGGTCTACGATAAATACTGAACTAGAGATATCAAACGACCTTATGTATCTTCTTGGGTTGTATGCGGCTAAAGGAAGCTCGGAACCAAAACGTGGTAGAATTAGATTCTCCTTTGGTATAAGTGAGAAAGAACAACAACTGGCTAATACTACTTCTAATATAATATTAGACACCCTGAGCTTGGAACCCAGTATTAATTATAGAGACCATTCTACAACAGTAGTAATACACAACAAGCCATTATCTATAGTGTTTAGTAACTGGTTTAATACAGATGCGTCTAATAAGAAATTACCTGGTTGGATATTAACTGGTTCTAAGATTATGGCTGAACAAACCTACAAAGGATTATGGCATGGTGATGGACACTTAGCGTACACAGGAGATGGATATCCTGAGTTAGTAGTAACAACTGCATCTCGTAACTTAGCTATACAATCATTCTCACTACTATTGAAAATGGGATATATGCCACGAATCTCTGTATATAAGCAATCGTCGGGTGCCTTTGGAGCGGGTAATGATATTTATAGAACTAAACTATGTAAGAACTCTTACATGTTATCCAATCTGCTAGGTATAGATATCAAACCCAAGAATACTAAATGGGAAAGGAGTATACCATTTATCTATGATAATAAATACTGGTTTAGAATCAATAACATAGACATTATTCCTTACAGTGGAAAGGTCTATGATCTTAATGTTCCTTCAAGTGGAAGTTATGTCCTTAATGGAATTACGGTACATAATAGTGAGGACTTCTATTTCCTACTCAAGGCTAAGGCTGAAGGTAAGTACAAGGTCATAGTAGATACTACAATAAAGTGTTCCCATATAGGGACGTTTAAGATACTACCCGGCATAATACCTGCCTTTCGTCCACCCCAGATTTAAATCCTACTTAATGTATCCTTATTACAGGGAGAATAATGCCGGTAAAACATTCAACAACAGCTGCGTCAGGAGATCTGATTACTTCAACTAAATGGAATGCTGATCATGATGTAAGTGGGAAGCCTTCGTTGCAGACTATTACATGGGTAGCTGAGCCTGGGGGATTCGACATAACATGTACGACTGCCGGTACGTGGTATCCATCTAATGATGCAGGTAACCCAATGAGATTCTATATACCAGGTGCAAGATTCCTCAGTATAGATAGAGCTACTACCTCAATTAGATGGAAGGCTACTGCTGCTAGTAACCCAAACTGCAACTTAAGAATAGTAACAGTATCTGGGAAGACTAACTCTATTGGAACTGCATATCAACCCTTTACTTCTGGTGACTTGAATACCACGCTAGACTCAGATCTATTCATAACATTTCCCTCAGGAAACACAGAATACTTGATACAAGTTAGGTCAGATGTAAATAGTACAACTGTAACTCTGTACAATGTTATATCGTATCTATGGGCAAATTAGATAAGCAGGCTGTAAGATAATATAAGTAGGGAGAGAGATAAATGGAGCAAAGGGTAAATGTCAAGGAGAAGCTCATTGTTCACATTCTAGACGAAGACGGCAACGTAGTCGATACTAGAGAGTTTAAGCCTCCCTCAACTCCGTTGGAGAAGATAGCTTCTAGACTAGGTATACTTAAGAGACATAATACAGTTAACAACTCCGGTTTGAATGCAGCTGCTAAAAGATGGGTTGGTGTAACACAGGACCCCGTTACATGGATAGCAGTTAGACTGTCTTCAAGCACACCCTATCCAACAGCAGTGGGAACGTGGCAGTTTCACTCAGCAGATGTTTCTGTAACAGGAGATAAGGCATATGTCCGTAATCCAAACTATACATGGGGTGGTGGACCCACATCAGTCTATGATACCATCGGTACTGCCACTAATAATAGCACCAACGCTATAGTAAGTTATATAGACGGAGTTGACATAGTATTGAAGAGTTTAGGAGATAGCCTATGGGCGGAGATAGAATTTGACTTTGACGCGTCGTAAACATGTAGACATCCATGAAAAGCTCTATTACAATGTCTATGATGGAGATGAAGTAGTTAGTACTGGACATGTACAAGGACACTCATTTACTCAGCTGGGTAAGCTAAGACTAGCTCAGATGTTAGCTGGTTCTGTTACTTCTGCTGCCGGTAAGATTGATAGATATAGAGTTATGTTATCTGGTCCCACCTACCTATATTCTGATGCCACAGTCGTATCATGGGACAGTACCGGAGCAGAGGGATTAATTACCGCTCAAACTGACGAGTTTACAACAGCAGGTATATACCTACGGCTCGAAGGCTCACAGAGCAATGACAGCATTAACTCATATTATCATTATGTAACAACAAACATAACTATCGGGTCTGGTCAGAGTATAAGGTTCTTTATAGAGTACACCTTCAATGGGTTAGGTGATGAGGGTGGTGCTTATCCAGCTGTAAACGGAGATAGTGTAGTGGCTGCACTGCTAATGAATAAAGATACTGGTGGATTCTGTTACCCTATGGGTTCTCTAGAGATGGAAGACCATGCAGCTGTTAAGTTCTCCAATTATCCTATATCAGTCAGCGTTTCCAACGATACGGGGAATAATCAAGCATATCTACTGTTGTCGGGAGAGAATTGGTCTATAGCTAATGACCAAGCTATCTACTACATCAGAGTACTTACGTCGACTGCCGGTGCTAAGCACGTCATACACGAGTGGTCCTATGATGGTGATGGAGATTCCTCTGGACCGTTTAGTATAAGTAACAAGATGGGTGCACAGAAGCCTATGTATGTCCAGACAGATATAGCATTCACCTTCGGATAATCTCTTTATACCCCTTAGACTTAGATCTAAGCATATGGCTTGGAATGTAGACGAAGAAATAGTACAAAGAGCGAAGCCTAGGATAGCAATCTGCGTACCTCATACCCACAACGTCACTATGTATTGGACAGAGAGAGCCTATGGTCCTCTTAGATTTAGACCACTGTCCTGGTGCGATAAGAAGCCATACCTATCCTTTGGACCTCCAATTGACATCGCTAGAAACGAACTGTGTCAGCAGGCACTAAATGATAATATGGACTATGTATTCTTCTTGGACTCAGATGTAGTTCCACGTGAGCCAGAAGATATTAACTTAGCACTCTACAAACTATGGAGTCTACAGGCACCATTAGTCACCGGGCTATATAGAGCTAAGAAAAGATATGGATGGCATTGGGCTGCGTGGACTGATGTTAACAAGGACTTAGAGGGATTACAACCACTAGTCAACTTTGATAATCCTATATTTCCCATAGATGTAGCCGGTTTAGGATGTACTCTTATTCACACCGATGTTCTCCGTAATGTACCTCAACCATGGTTCAAGTGGGAAGGGATGGATACCTACTCAGAAGACTTCTACTTCTTCCTCAAGTGTAAGGAGCATGGCTATAATCTTATAGCACACGGTGGTGTCAGGTTCGATCACATAGGTACATTCATGGTAACCGGTGACAGAAATGAAGGAGAAGTAACCCTATTAGGGGACTACTTCAAGGATAAGGATGGAAATGAGTAATATCAATGAACTAGAGAAATACCTTAAGGGAAATATAGATGAGGGCAAGGCTACTCTAACGGAAGTTCTAACCCCAGATATTCTTAAGACATGGAGAGAACAGCCGTCCACTATCAGGATAGAGACAGTAAATAAATGTAATGCTTCCTGTCTCTTCTGTCATGGTGAAGGTACGCCAATATTGATGGCAGACCTAACATACAAACCCATACAGGATATAAAGATAGGTGATCTAGTAATAGGGCTTGAGAAGAAACAATACAACAAACACAGATTGTGGAGCTACGTTATATCTGAAGTTACGGATATACACAGTCGAGAATCAGAAGTTGTATCTCTCATTATGGAAGATAGAACTACAGTCTGTACCCCAGACCATAAGTGGGCTGAGAGATATCATGGATATAGAGAAACTAGGTTGTTTCGCATTGATCAATCTATTAAGGGGATATCGCCACCATCATGGTTCGATGATAACACCGACTTTAAACTAGGATGGTTATGTGGAATCTCTGTGGGTGATGGTACCATCAGAGAACGCGATTATAGATTGGCTGTCAAAGATCAAGAGATACTAAATAGATTTGAGAATTACTCCGCTTGTGTAGGAATAGACGGTATAAAGAGGAACGCCAATTGGTATGTACCTGACAATCCAAATCACAGCACCCTTAGCGCAATCTCCTTATTCCGTAAGAAACAGGTGCGGAAGATATCTGATATCATGCTAAAGGATCCATTAAAAGAATCATTAGACTTCCAGAAAGGATACCTATCTGGTATCTTTGATGCAGAAGGTAGCTATAGCCAGTATCTCAAGATATCTAACAGAGATATCAATGTCCTAGATAGAATAGTCAGGATTGGGAATAATATCGGACTTGAGTTTGTAAGAGATAAGATCGGGGCTAGACTCAGAGGGGGGCAGGCTGCTATTATTCACTTCTTTAATGTTTGTAATCCGTCTGTGGGTAGGAAGCGTGAATATCTTATAGGATTGGCTCAACAAGGATATGTGAAGATTAAGGGAATAATAAAACATGATAGTCCACAGACTGTATACAATATCACTACAACTACTGGGAATTATATAGCCTCTGGCTTATTCTCTAAGAACTGTGGATATCCACATATGAAACGTAAGAAGAAGGCTATGTCAAAGAATCTATTCACTAATATTATAGACGACTGTGCTGAGTGGCAACCTAAGAAGATCAAACCTTATCTACATGGAGAGCTGTTCTGTGATCCTAACTGGAAGGATAGACTCACTTACATAGATGATAACCTTACCGGAGATATACACATAGAAACTAATGCGTCTCTTCTAGATGAAGATGCTACAGAGTTCCTAATGGATATAAAGCATCTTAGGACAATGGGCTTCAATGTTTCCGGCCCGACTCCAGATAAATACCCAGAGGTAATGGGCTTAGATTACTACACAGTTAGAGATAATATAATAAAGTTCATAGATACTGTAAAGAGGAGGCGTAAGCTATTAGAGCTGTACACAGTTATGGTCGCAGACGCAGATTATCATACTATAGCTGATGGTCAATACTATAGGAAGACGTGGGGACCGTTGGCAAGGACTAATATGTGCTTTAATTATGGAGGAGTTCTTAGACCAAGGCATATACTACATGGAGAATGCCAGGGGCTCAAAGAGATGTGTATACTCAGCAGTGGTAAGGTAGCTCTATGTTGGTTTGACTTAGAGGGCAGTGAAATACTGGGTGATGCCAACAAAGAGGATCTATTAGACATATGGAACTCAGATAGAGCAATAGAGATACGTACCCTGCACAGAGAGGGCAGGCGCGGAGAGATAGATATCTGTAATAGGTGTAACTTCGCATGAATGTATGTTTAATTAGTACCCCATTTCTTATGACTCCGCCCTCCGGCTATGGTGGGCTGGAAAGAGTTGTATGGGACTTAGCAAATGGATTGATCAAGTCAGGTCACAAAGTAGTGTTGATTGGGGCAGAAGGATCACAAAAGCTGAAGGGTGGATTCACCATAGAGGCTATCCCATGTACTGGTAGTACCGATGTCAACTGGGCAGAAGAAGAGAAGAAGATGTGGAATGTCTATGATAGTATCATATCCTCTATGGACTTTGATATTATCCACGGACATAACTGGTTTGGTTTCGAGTACGCAACTAAGGCTAAACATAGGGAACTTAAGGTTTGTCATACTCATCATGGACATCTCAATATGGGATGGTGGGGGCAGAGTAAGCCAGACTTTGACCTGAACATGATAGGGATATCTGATTGGATGGTACAGAACTATGAGGCACTAGGATTCAGGTCTAAGAGAGTATATAATGGAGTAGACCTATCATTGTATCCTTACTCAACACAGAGAGATAATGAGAGACTATTATTTGTTGGTAGGATTACAGAGTACAAACAACCACATATAGCCATCAAGGTTGCACAGAAGGTGGGTATGCCCATAGATATTGTCGGGGGTACATTCGTAGACAACGAGGTCTATCTCCATCAGATAATATCTATAGCTGAAGGAGACGATAACATAGAAATATACTTGGATGCCTCCCATAACAAGAAAGTAGAACTTATGCAGAATGCCAGAGCTTTATTGTTCCCAAGCAACATGGGAGAACCATTCGGATTAGTATCTATAGAAGCAATGTCTACAGGCTGTCCGGTTATTGCTCTGAATGATGGAGCCATTAAAGAGATAGTAAACGATACCTGCGGTAAAGTAATAGTGTCTAAGTCCAAGGACCAGCAGATAGAGGATATGGCTAAAGCCGTTGTAGAACTGGATACCAATGGTAGAGATTGCAGGAAGAGAGCAGAGGAGTTCTCCATAGATAAGATGTGCAACAATTACCTATCTCTATACAAAGACATTATAGATGGGAATGAATGGTAGCTAATAGTGTTGGGGACTGGGCATCTGATACGTTGGTTTCTTCCTTTCTCTATTTTTCAGGTCTATCCACCTATGATCTACTTCTACAAACTCTTCACATATTCTACCTCTGGTTCTACCAGTTGGTAGAGAGCCACTACATTGATCAAATACTGCAAAGAAGACATAGTCTTCACTGAACGTAGACCACATAACTCCATCATTAGACTGTATGTATCCCTCTGGATTCCTATACATCCCTCTGAAGAACTTAGATAATGTACAAGCATCAAAGTAAGTAAGCATTAATGCTGGTCCACAGAACTTGTTCTTTGATTCCCTCCCTTGTACCTTATTAGTGGTTATCAATGAATCACTCTCTACAGAGGCTTTGTATAACGCAGCAAATGTATTGGATGGTATAATAACATCTGTATCTATCCACAGTGCATATTCAATACCGAGTGGGTTGTGTATAAAGTGCAGGCGTAATATCTCCATGCTGGTTTCAATCCTAGGTGGTATTTTATCAGGTACAAACATCTCTGGATTAATTTCTATATAGATGTCTTCTGCCTCGATCTCACTGAGGTTGAAGGGATGATCTGCGTGTAGACATAAAACTATCTTAGCGGGTTTAGGAACCTGGCTCCGACAGGCTTCTATAAACTCTGGTAAGATATACCCCATATAATTCCCCACTGCACTAAGAATTAGATAGGGTGGGTACTCTATAGGTTCCTGTTCCATCCTCTATTCTCAACAACCTTATACTGTAAAGTAGGATCTGAATTGCTGATAGCCTTAAAGATATCATTGTCTATTACAGCTACACCCTTGTAACAATTCCATATAAGAGGCATAGACATTATCTCTATAGCCCAGTCTGCTGCTTTACTATCTATGTCCTTCATAACTTCAATCCACCTATGACCCATCTCTATAGTCTTTTCACATTGTAGACTGTGTGGTAGGTGTGGAGTTATACGAATACCAAAGTACCTTAACATATTGTTGCAGTATGGATGACATTCTACTATAGCCTTCCTGCCATTACCGTAATCTTCTACCTGAACTCCTTCTGTATTTAACGCTGCTTCAAACATGGGGTCTATACTATCCTTAGCCCACGTTGTATTAAAGAAATCAATACAGCAAGAAGGATAGCCTAATAGCTCTCCTATGACGGTGTGGTCTGTTAACTTACCTGTACTAGCTTTAGTAAATAGCTTACCTGCTTCAGCATCGTCTCTACGAGCTGCACCTCCATACAATATCCACGGTTCGTTGGGCTTAATGTCTCTGTGTTTATGACTGAAGCCCTGATAGATAGCACTCTTGTTAGTAGGATAGAAGTCTAACTTATGATCTCTTAGGAAGTCATAGGATCCTTCGAAGTCATCAGAACGTATGTGATATACGTATATTCTCCTATCTCCTCTAATAACAGTCTCTAATTCAGCTTTGTTATATGCCTTACGAATCCTGGCTATTCGAGGCTGCCATAACTTCTCAAGGTCTTTACTCCAATACATCAACCTAGTTACTGGCTCTATTTCTACCGGTCTAGTTATCCTCATTTCTAACAGTCCTCATGAACCTCTCCGTCTTGGTGGATTGTACCACCGTCTGTGTGTGTAATACCATCTACGTGGTCCTCTTGTCTTGTATCACTATCCAAGTGTCTCTCATCTCCATCTGAGTGCTCAATTCCATCCCAATGACCACCCGTAGAACCCCCCTGTGTAGAGCCTCCTTGTGCAATGGACTTAGGCTTCTTAACTTCCAGTACTTTCATAGCATTAGATATCCTCTCAAACAGAGCTTTGTACATTAGACAGTATCTATCCTTATTTCTCCAGTCAAAGTCTATAGATAAACCGCTACATCCTCCCTTACAGTGCTCCCACCACTTACAGTCCTTGCAGTCGGTCTGTCTAAGTATCTCACTTCTGACATTTATCTCCTGTTTGTCTCTTAGGTACATCCTCCCACTTTCATCCATATATAATCTGAGACATACCCCTTCACTGCCGTCTTTGAGTATTGTATGAGCAGAACGAGTACAGAATGGATCACAGTCCTTGAATACACATACTACATTGGGATTACCAGCCAGTGAATTAATAATATCCTTGAAGGGTGACCAACCAGTTATTCCTTCCTCTAACATAAAGCTAAGTAAATCAGTATATACCTCAACTGCTTCCTCGGGTGTAAGATCTATAGTTGGGTCTTTGCTACAGCAAGGATTTAATCTACCACTTATTCTCTTGGAACTAAGTTGTCTAAGCCACTGCTTAAGCATCTCTCTCCTTTCTCCCATTGCGTTGTATTTGTGTATAACAGCAATGATAGAGACTCTAACACCAGCATCTAACATCTTATCTATATTACGTAGAATCTGTGCAGTCTGTTGAATTCTGTCTTCCCGAGAACCAATACCTCTAAGTTCATTAAGAGGCCAGGGACCGTCAATTGATACACCAACGCCAGTATCATACTTTAGGAACATCTCTATAAGGTCATCATCAATAGCATATCCGTTTGTTTGTATACCGGATCTACCCGTCATTTTATGTGAGAATGAAAGTAATCTATCTATAACTGGCTTTGGATATGTAGTAGGCTCTCCACCATGTAAAGTAATAGTAGGAGTTCTATTCTTACCCTTGTAATCTTCATATATCCTCCGTACAGTATCTTCTGCAGCGTCTAAGTCTATCTCTTCCATGAACCCTGGCTTAATGGGATTCTCATAACAATACTTACACGCAAAGTTACAGTGTAGATTCATCTTTAATAGTATTGTCAATTTACTCACTCCTACTTAGATTGTCAGTGTTAATATAACTTGTTGTCTACCACCTATAGATTAAGTAACAGCTGTACCAAGCATCAGCAAAGCTACCTAACGTATCAGTCGGCCAGGTTGATGGGTAGGTTGTAGTTTCATCGATGCTCATAGAAGTTGAATCCCACCTACCCCTAGCTGTTTGAAAATCACCAGCATCACTACTAGACGCAGAGAACCTTACCTCTCTTGTATTATCATTCGCTTTCCAAGCTATCCAAGTTGGAGTATCAGCAGATAAACTCACATCTGACGAGCAGTACTTAATTACCCAGCCAGTCTGTCCTTCCCCAATAGTACCTGCATCCCACCTCAACGAAGCTCCTTCAGGACCACCACTCAAGCTTCCACCTTGGTAAACTGCAACTCTAATGTCACCAATCGTATTGTTGACGTAGATAGCTATTGCCTTTAGCTTCATACCAGGTCTGTCTGGGCTCTGTCCTCCCATAGCCCTACAATGATTCACCGTAGCGTTACTGGTATTAGCCTGTTTCCTTCCCCACGGACTAACGCCACCTGTTGGAGAAATGTCATCTAGATGATCTTCCCAATTCCAATGGTCTGAATGGGGTGGGTCATCTGCGTGTGGTTGATTAGTCCAATCTGTATGGACTGTATCTGTCCAGTCATTATGATCAGACCAATTAGCGTGAGCACTGTCAGTCCATAGACTATCGTCGTGGTTGATGTGATCAGTATAATCGCTCCAGTCATTATGTAGATTATCTGTATGGTCTTCGTAGTGATCAGTCCAGTCGTCGTGTCCATTAGACCAATCGTTATGATCGTAATCATTCCAATCGCTATAGCCATCATCTTGGTGGTCACTGTGATCTGTATGGTCGCCATGATCGTCGTGGTCGTCATATGGGTCATCATCATAATCATTATGGTCGCTATGTCCATTAGACCAATCGTTGTGATCGTAGTCATTCCAATCAGTGTAAATATCATCTTGATGATCACCATGATCATCGTAGTCATCATGATCCTGATGGTCACTATGGTCATCATGATCGTCATGGTCTTGATGTTCATCAGTCCAGTCATTATGACCATCACTGTGATCGTTATGTTCATAATCGTCCCAGTCAGTGTATGTGTTATCTGTGTGGTCTCCGTAGTCAGGACCATCCCAGTGATTTTGATGGTCTGAATAATCCGACCAGTCCTGATGAGTATCGTCTTGATGGTCAGTATGATCTGTCCAATTCGAGTGACTATCATCATGATCATTATGATCATCATGGTCATCGTATGTATCATCATGGTCATCGTGGTCATCATGGTCATCGTAGGTATCTACATGATCAGTATAATCGTCCCAATCTGTATGAGTATCATCTTGATGATCACCATGATCTGTCCAATTACTGTGGTCATTCCAGTCGTCATGTGAAACATCATCGTGATCATTGTGATCTATATGAGTATCACTCCAGTCACTATGATCAGTATAGTCATCCCAGTCTCCGTGAGTATCATCCTGGTGATTGGCGTGGTCAGTCCAGTTAAGGTGTGCATCTGACCATACCATATCATCGTGATTGATATGATCATTGTAGTTACTCCAGTCGTTGTGTAAGTCATCCTGATGGTCCTCGTAGTGATCTGTCCAATCGTTGTGTCCATCAGAATGATCAGCGTGTGGATTATCTACATAACTATCTAAATAGTCTGTCCAGTCCGTATGATCGCTATCACTCCAGTCATCTGCGTGCCATTCTCCATCAGTAGTACATGGAGCACTAACTGAACGCTTGATGTAAGCTCCTCCTTCTGAGAAGGTAGTATCTACATATAAACCAAGTCCATAAGCTGAAACTCCTGTGTTGAGGGCAATAGCTACACCAATGGACTCCTGCAGTATATGGACTAATGAGAACATCAATAGTACACCAACACTTACAGACTTAGTAAATCTGGTTCTGATATTCTCCATAGAATCAGTAATGGATAGAGAGTCACTACTAGTTATACCTGATATTATCTTGCCACTGACCGATAGTGTATCTGCGATAATATTGGCTAGGGTGGTAAGCAATCTAACTCTAAACCTCAGAGGAGGTCCATTACGATATAAGCTGGTAACTATATCATCCGTAAATGGATCATTAAAGAACATCAGCTCATCTATCCATCCATACCAACCTCTATCACCAGTTTCCTGATTACCTACGTAAAGGTCGTCTGTGTTAGTTGACATAGACCCATAGTAGTAGTTGTACCCATCACTAGGCTCTGTACTACCATTAAACTCCTCTCCATCTATCCACAACCTAAGTCTCTTAGTTGAGTCATCCTTATCATATGTCCATGCAAAGAAGTATGGTATATCTAATGATAGTCCAGTATAGAACCTAACCTGTTGGTAGCTACTGCCCTTAGATGCTGTGAGCCTAACTGCAAATGCGCCCGAGGGAGAACTGCTCTCATCCTCCAACCAGCAAGTTATAGCCCCACCCTTGTCAGTGATTCTCTGGTAGGTTGATGTAGCATTACCATCTTGGTATATCCATCCACAGCAAGATACGGTATCTGTGAAATCCAGAGACGTACTATGATCGATTTTACACCTCTCCGTTGAACCACCACCGGCATACGCACTACCACGGATTCCATCTGTAAAGCCAGCTCCACCAACCAGCTGTCCATCATTCTGGTAATCAGTTACATCATACACATCTATACCGGTTCCCTCATCAAAGGTTAACCATAACCTACAATCTAGCGGTGGCATATATCCCCCCAATCTATGAGCAGGATAGACATTACGGGATGTATCTACAACACTCATACTGTCAGATACAGTTACCCCTGTGATCATACCACTGACTATAGATAGAGTGTCTGATAATGACGTAGACATATACATAAGTAGCTGATCTATACTGGCTACGCTTACGCTCAGTGCTGTGTAGCAGTTGTCTACTGTATCAGATACAGACAGTCCCTCACCTATCAATAATCCTACTAAGTTACCGGGAACTATGTCTAAAGAGTCTGATAATACAAGTCTCATGTATGAGAGCAGTTGATCAATCATCTCTATGGACTTAATGCTAGCCGTATTAATGCTGTACACACTATCACTTAGATCTAAGTCCTCTATCAGATTGCTGAGCACTGCAAATATTAGAGTAGATAGAGCAATGACCTCGGGGAGGAGTACCTCACTCCTAACAAACCATGTCATATCTGTTATGACACTGACAGACTTGTTCACAGACGCGTATAGGCTATCAAATCCTTCTTGTATGGACAGAGACTCAGTCTGGTAAATACTGGGCAATATTCCACTATCGACATCGACTAGTTCACTATATGTTATCAGTATAGCATACCCTATCTCCGATGTTATAGACTTAAGGAGTATCAGATATGTGCTGATAGTATCTGTGATCTGTACTGACTCAGCGGTGAATATAGCAGCATAGAGCTCAACTAACGTAGATACAGTCTCTGTTAGTAGAACTTCTATGATGTATCGGAGGCTGTGGCTAATGCTTTTATTGATGTACACATTGAGATGCGATAATATCTCAGGTGCAGAGATAGACTCCGTAAAGAAGAGAACTGTATGAAGGGTGCCAGAGATATCCAATGAATCCGTATATGGTCCTATAGACCACCTAAGTAAGGGAGATATGTTTAGTAGCTCTATCGTTATTCTACCAACTACGTTTATTGATAGATACGTCTGGAATAGTATCTCCTCTAAGATCGATAAAGTAGGAACTCTGATGATATAGCTGAAGTACTCTGTAAAGGATAGTGAATCAGTAAATATATCTTCTAATATCTCTCCTAATGCAGCTAAAGCCTGGAGACGCCTGACCCTTCTAAATAGTGAAACTAGTTTCTCCTCTGCCGACATTATAGCTCACGCATCTCCAGTCTCCTTATCTCTATTTCTAGTTCCTGCATATATGACTCTATGCCGGTGGGTGAACTGGATTTGCACTCTATAGTAGTCTGCATATCTTCATCTTCTATATGATGAGAAACTGACACGATACGGGTCGTGGGGAAATATGTACCAGAGTTCCAAGTCTCTAACTTTAGTTGATCTCCTGGTAGTAAGTCCAATCTACCATCGGTAAAGGTCACTGTTTCTAATATAGGAATAGGATCCTTGTACATCTCTATGATAGAGTTTGCTCTCTGTTGTGCTTCGTTCTGAGTTGTAATGGTATTATCTATTACTGGGTATGGTATTATTCCATTACTCTTAGATAGACCATACAATGCCTGACTTGCTGAGTCACTGGCTGTTGCCTGTATAGGATGTCTACCAAAGAATGCTCCATCGATATACAACTCCATGTTTGTCTTACTATCGGAATACACCATGAAACTAAGGTAGCTGATGTTGTTGTAATCAGGTGATCCCTTGGCAGTCCATCCCCCATCCAATACTAATCTATCAGGTGGGAACGAGCTATCTAAGTTCCATTCCTTCTCCCCTCTATTGTCAGTATCTGTTTCTAGTAATAACTTTGCTGATACAGTACCATAAGATGGATTACCGTACTCGTAGAAGTTAAACAGATTACGTAAGTTGATGTTGCTTAGGTTGAGAGGACTAGGGAACTCTCTCCATAACTTAGTGACATAAACAGGTGTAGCAGTCGTAGTACCTACGTAGTTGCTCCCATCCTTTACACCAGTTGTATACGATGATATCCCTGGGGTATAATCCCAATCATCTAGGAACGTCCCGCCATACGTTACAGCCTGAGCAGACGTATCGGAGAACCGAACTAAGTCAAACACACCTTTAGTAGCTCCAGCAGTACTCCAATACTCTTGTGACGGACTAGAAGTAAACTCAGTCCATGAATCTATAGGATCTGGAGTAAATGTATAATTACCACCGCCTGCCTGTTTAACAAGAGTTTCATTGATAATGAAAGAAGAATCCTCATAGTAAGACAGCTCATCTACTGTATCATAAGAGAGGGTGTGTATTGTTCCAGATGTTCTACCCCGTGTATTTAGATCTAAGCTCGTATCTAACCAAAAGTCATATGGTATCGTTGTCTCTATAGTAACTCCTTGTAAAGCTCCTAACATATCAAATCCATTAACGTTGATATCAAGTGTCTGGTTTTCATCATACACGTTAGAAGTAGTAATCCTATAAACTCTGGCTCCGTCCTCTAAGTCACCAAACGGTCTGGCTCTAGTAGTTTGATATGTAATATACGCATAGTCACCCAGCCTGATAGCGTCAGAGAGTATCTTTACTCTACCATAAGGGTACGGTGTCCCGCTCAGGTCTATCTCATAATCAGTTCCATAGGATTGAGTAGAGCCTCTATATGTTAAAGTCCAAGACCCAGATACTATCTCATCTACGCATAAGTCCTGCCACTGATCCTTCTGCTCAACATATATAGGTTCATTTGATATCCACGTCGGAGAGCTAGTATAATCATACTCAATATCACTAACTATGCCCTTAATAATGTCTACCTGCTGAGCACTCCCAAATGTAGTTTCTGGTGCGTCATGGGTAAGTAGTACCTTGTCTATACCTTTCCCTTCTATAGCATAGTAGAAGTCCTCTTCGTCTATTCTCTGTTTAGCCTGTTCTACTCTACCGACAAACCACCTAGATATTGATGAACCGAATACACCTACATTTAGTATGACAACATCCTCATTACTAATGAGAGTGTCCTCTACATCAAAGTCAAAGTGAAATTCCCCTACATTCTCTGTGACAGACCTGGTAACGTCTATGGGACCAATTAGATCCTGGTCTATACCAGATATCCATTTATCTGATCCAACATCGTATACCTTTATCTCCCATGCCCAGTCTGTCATCTATATCACTTTTAACCATATGGTGGATCCAGTATCCTCTTTAACACTATGGTGTACTCGTATCTATCATTCTGTACACCGGCTCTCTTAGTTACCTGAGCCTGCTCAATAGTAAAGAATGGGAAGTCTCTCTTAGCTCCCTGATTCTTTAACGTAGTACTACCATCATAATGAGTAAAGCTATCTAGATAATCTACCCATACAGTAAAGGCACCGCTGTCACCAGCTTTCAGGTCTATCTCCCAATCAACGTAGTCAACACTAGTTGCGTTAAACGTTCCCATCTCTGTCATATCCTGTTTGTAGATCACTATCCTAGTCCATGTGTTGCTCTTAAAGGGCTGCAGAGGATTGGACACCGCATCTCCTGCAAAATCAATGTACACGCTGTCTCCATCAGTATCCATTATCTGGAAGGTAAACTTATCCATAGAGTCATGGTCATGATCACATTTGAACCAGAAATGGAAGTAGTTGCCTAGCATGCTCATGGTTGAGCTGGGATTATAACGAAGTATATGGAGACCACCTGAGGTAGGAGATATCTCATAATATCTAACAGACCCGTTTCCTTCGACAAAATCATCTGTCCGGGTAGATACGTCAGTTGTGTCTAAACTACCAGTTGGACCGGCTGTAAAGTCAGCTGCTGTATCAAAGCTCCATTCGTGTGTAGAGTCTAACCTAGGTCCGCCCATAGAGTCTATGAAGTCTACCTGATTTGTAACAAGGAGCATTGCCAGATTAGCTTTGTTAGCATAGTAGTTGATCAGACCAGCAGTTCTCTTAGCATTATCACCCTGCAACCATCCACTAATCTGTATGTCTAAGTTCTCCTTCTTCCTATCCTTCGGTCTGATACGCTTAATCCTTGTCTTATCTCCTCCCTTCCCAGTTTCTGTATTCTTACCTGTTCTGACATACTTATAGCTGGTGAGTCTCTTCTCCTCCTTAGTATCTACGCGTATGTCGTTAACCCCTGCACTCTGTCCGTCGATGAGGGTAAGCCATAGATCAGAGTTACTAACTGTTCCCCATACCTGTGCATACCTCTCATAGTCGTATGGTAGTAATCTAAGTACCGGTGTGCATGACATTATATCCTCCTCCCCAACTGCCTAGCTATGTGATCTGAGACAATACGTCCTATTGTATTCTCATCTATGCTACTAGCTACACTTCTATCAATAGCTACTGTGACATAGATGTGGTTAGTAATACTGCTTCTACTCAAGTCCCTCGTCATATTAGATGGAAGTATAGTCTCCCCTGGATGTAGACTAAAGAGACCAGCTCTCTGAACTATTCCGCCTGTCTGCAGTCCAGGCACATTCGGAGTTACATAACCCGGTTTAGTAACCGCAGGTCCCCCTCCACCTGTAATTCTATCAAAGAACTCATTGATAGGCTCAGTAAGATGCTTACGTATCCAGTTACTTATACTCTCTAACCAGCCCCTGATATCATCTAGTACAGCTTTAGTCTTTTCCCTGATGTTGCCCCAGTTATTCTTCCATGCTAACCATATCAATCCAATAGCTAGCACTACACCTGCTATCCACCCAATAACAGGAATACCTAAGAAGGTTGCTGATAGTATACCTCCTAACCAGGTAGCAAATCCACTGAATACAGCCATTGCCTTAGTAATTATTGGAGATAGTAGTCCTGGGACATTTGCTGCGCCAGCTGCATCAACCATAGACTTACCAAACAGTATTCCCCACAGTTTTGTAGATAAAGCACTCATAGCTTGAGTTAATACCCCTCCTATTGCACCACCACCAAGTATTAATCCCACACCGGCTAATGCCTTCCCCCAACCAGGCATATTCTCTGTGATATCCTCAAACCATTCAGTAAATCTCTCAAATGCTTCGAATAGAGGCTGGAATGGTTGTAATAGATTGGCAAAGCCAGCACCTAGACTATCTGTTGCACCAGCCATCTCCGTCATCATAGCAGTGGTCAGTCCACCTGTAACCATCATACCAAACGCACTGCCGGTCCATCTAAGATTAGCAGATGCTGATCTCTTAGTCCTCTTTGTTAATGCTGAAGTCTGTTCAGCCAGTACCTTTTGGTCATACCCTAATTCCTTTAGAATATCTTCTTTAGGTGCTACCTCCTTCCCAAGTAATATACCACTAAGTGCCTTAGCAACAGAGAGTATACCTTCTTCCCCTTCCAGAGATCTCCTTCTGAAAACCTCCATGGTTGAGTTAACGGCATATAGACTCTCTCTAGCATCATCCATACCTAACTTAGTAGCCAATCCTATCCTATCTATCTCACCAGCTTTTACTTTCCGTATGAATGTGTCGATGCCTGCCGCTAACAGCAATAAGGTTCTACTGGTATCTCCACCAAAGCTAACCATCTCTTGGCGTACTCTGTTTATCTCACCATCAAGAACCCTGAAGTCATGTTCCATTACCTTAAGGACTTCTGCTTCATCTACACCCATCTCCCTTAGTACCTTAAGTTTCTCAATTGTACTCTGCATCTGAATACCAAGGTTGTACAAGTGTCTCTCATGGTCTGCTTGTGCTGCCGCTAACTCCTTCTGTTGTCCTATCATAACCATTGCAGAGTTCTTGAACAGGTTAATGACAGATAACCCTCTCATTAATGTACCGAACAGTGATAGGAACACAGTGCCCAACAGTATAATAGTACCTACTGCTCCCCTGCCTGGCATATTCTCTGTAAAGTCTGCTATACCCTCTACAACTTCTGCAACGTCTTCGACAATTGGAGCAATAGACTCCATTATAGGTTCCATTGCATCACTACCAGCGATACCTAGATCCTCGAATGCTCCCTCTAAGTCTGAGCTGGTCTGTATCAGCTGCTTAAACCTAGCTACTGCACTTTTTCCTAACCTATCAAAGTATAGACCAAAGATATACAGGTCTCTAGATAGATATCTCATACGTCTATCAAACTGACCTGTGTAGGTCAGTGCCGTGCCTATAGTATTCTTGATTGTACCAAGCCACTTCTCAGATATATCTATAGAATTCTCCATACCGTGTGTTATCTGGACCATGTCCTCTACTAAGGACTTAGGTAGACGGAATGTCCTGAAGAACGGGAACTTCTCACTCCTATACTTTAAAATATCATCTAGGACTCTCAATGTGCTTTGGTAGTATGGTAGAGGACCTCCTTCCTTAGCTATACGTGTAGTAAGGTTAGCAGTGTCCTCAGATAACTTCTGGAATCTATTCAATGCAATCCTTGTATCATCTAAGCGGGCACCGGTTTCCGTAGTTACAGCCTTGTATCTCTCAAATTGCTCAGTAGTTACCTTACCAGCTTTCTTCAGGTCTGTCATAGTATCTAAGTGATAGTCCAGCTCCTTCTTAGACCTAGACAGTGCTCTTTGTCCATCATATAGAATGTTTATGTAATCTCTAACTTCTGGTAAGGTCCATTTCTGGTACTGTAGGAGTTTCTTGTATTCCTTCCCACCTAGGGCAACTGCATCTGCCCATTCCTTACTTAGCTCAGGCATCTTACCGGTCATTTCTAATAGAGCCTTTAACTTCTCAGGACCCCAATCCATGATCTTAGTCTGGTCTACTATATCTCCTCCAGTCCTTACTATCTGCTTCAGTGTATCTACTTGTCTACTAGCCTCTGATGTTTTACGCCTCTCTACCTCTATGAGGTCGTGTGCATACCTAACAGATTCCTTTTCCTTCTCTAATGCCTTCTCTGCTAACTTTAGATGATGATCCTTAACCTTCGCTTGTAGGAACAGTTGTTGTGCTGTCTCTTTCATCTGCTTCAGTTCTTTCTCAGTGATCCTACCTGTCTTAGCCTTCTCCATTAGTTTATGGAGTGTCTCTAGTTCGTTCTGTGCCTGTTTGATGGAGAGAGTGACACCTGAAGTATCTATATCTAAAGTAACACGCTTAGCCTCTAAACGTTCAACGGTGTCGAGTAAACCTCTTACCTTGGTCTCTAACTTCTTAACACTTGAAAGGGCTGAACTGAAATTAGTCCTGACTTTGATAAGAAGATCTACTACTGGCTTTTCAGACATCTATCTCCCTCCCTTCATTTTCACTCCTAGTAACGATGCCATGAGATTTATCTCTTCTTCCTTTGTTCTGGCATACGCTTCTACAGCAGCTACTAACTGTACAGCATCTAAACTAGCCATGTACTCGTAAGTCCACCCAGCGTGGAGCATAGTGGCTATTACTAAGTAGACTCCGTCGTCTGATCTGATAAATTTCTGGCTGACTCCAATGCCTCAGGTGTCCAGCCTGCAAAGTCAGTTATTGCACTGACGATGGCTGTTGCCTTTCGGATAGGTAGGGATTCTACCTGTGAGTACTGCATCTCGGGATTAGCAACACCCCTTTGTATGATGCCGATGGTGCTACGCATATCATCATCTTCCCAACCCTTAGATCTATTAAAGGCATTGACCTTAGCCAGATCTCCTAGGGTTAGTTTACGAATGACTATAGAACCACCAAGCTCCTCAACAAAGACTGTCTTGGTCCTGTCCTCATCTCTACCAAGAAGCTCATCCAGTGTCAGTATATTTCCTTCTTTACTCATCTCTTTCACCTTTCATTTAGAGAGTATTTAGTTAGGGATAAGGAACTTACGCAGTGTAAGTACCGTATGCCCAGTCCGTACAGACAAAGTCCAGATCGTGCATTAGGAATCCATCTTGGCTAAAGTCAAACGATAGTCCATCTGCCTTACAACCAGTCAATCTCATATAAGGTGCACCAGATGCCTGACACTGGTTCGAATAGAATAGCATTGTAAACTCCTGAGACATTGCCCAACATGCATCTCTCTGCATCAATTGAATAAACTCAGTATCAATCCAATAGCCAGATAGAGTTCCACTGATCTCGATATTGCCAGCAGTCATAGTAGCCGCAGCACCTGAACCTAGTGTATATGCACCCTCTATGTTAGATGCTATATCTACTGATGCGCTCTCGGCATAAGCACAGGGATATACACTATCTACTTCTGGGATGTATATCTTTGCGTTAACTCCCTTATAGGACTTGGTCATGGTTTGCCATTGAGACATACTAAATCTCTCCCTCCTATAATTCTAAGTACTTCCGATATAAATAAGAATATCCCTATGTCTTAGGATCGTTGTACTGTATTGTTAATCTCATTATACCTCTATACAGATCTAAGTCCTCATTGTAAGGCATAATCCTCGGTGGAGCTGATATCCATATATCTATCCAATTGAGCGTATCAGTTATGGTACATCTCTCATCCCTAATGGTACTGTTGATCTCTGCTCCAATATAGTTAACAAGTTCATTCTGTGTGTAGTAGACTCCACCACCAATATCAGCCTCAGCATCAGAGTCTGTATAAATATCTACCTGATATATTTCAGTATATCTATTTCCCTGATCACCCATAGACATCCTGTCACCGGATCCACCACCCTGAGTTATGGCTACTAATGGGAACTCAACAGGATCGTAACGAGGGTATCCAACATAGAACAGTTCTTGTGTCTTGTTAATACCAACTGGTGTACAATTGCTCCTAAGATATGTTACCAATCCACTAATGTTAGTTCTAAAGAAGCTCATTTGATCACCTTCCTAAAGGAATCCCTGAAGGTCTTCCTTACAACAGACGCAAAGTTCTCCCTAATATCGGGTAGTCTGTTTTGTATCATAGTGTCTATATAACGAGTACCTGGAGAACCACCGATAGGTCCACGTCTTATCAGTTTACCTTCTCTAAGTAACTTCTCTTCTGCTGCCTTCCCAAAGGGATTACTCCTACCAGTTCCTCTGTACTTGCCCATAGCTTCCCACACCGCCCTTTCTGTCAACATCTCTGACAGTACCTCAGCTATCTTCTCAGGTGAGGTGAACGTAATAGGTTTAGGTGCGTCTCCTGGTCTATCTGGATAACCAAACTGCTTTCTAGCTACAGCCTCTGCTAACTCAGTCCTACACCTTATCTGTATCTCATGTCCCTTCGACCAGTCTAGTAGAGTTGAAGTGTACGCTCCCTTTAGTTCTGGTTCCTGTTCCTCTAACCATCGTATCAGTTCCAACCTCTTTGTATTCGACCTAGCCTTCATACGGTGGGGAAGAGTGCCTCTAAATGTAGCAAATGCATCTGCAAACATTCTCCACTTACTATTTGGTTGTCTACTCCTCTTGGGCTTTACCGGCACAGGAGTAAATGTAAACTCTATACCACCCATTATGCAGTTCTCCTCCTCAGTATAGCTTCTACTACGGTATAGCCCCACTCTGTATGATAGTTTAGCCTAGTAATCTCCCACTCTACTCCATTTTCATCAGTAACCCAATCAGACTCTTCTATAACAATGAGATTCTCTGGTTCAGGGACTCCATGTGGAGGTTCTCCCGTGTCCTTCTCATATTCTTTGAAGAAGAAACCTCTAGCTTCACCATAGTCCATCCCACCTAAAGTAGTCCAGTAACTGTACTCCATGGGATTGGTATATACCGCTCCTCTAACATCATAGTCTGTCCTAGTTCTCCTCACTGAACCATAAGGAGCAGAAGTCTCAACTTCAGTAAGCTTACTTATTGTAATTGTCTGTCGTAGCAGGCGTCTCATTAGTATATCTAGGTTGATAGTAGTCATTCCTTTCCTTTATCCTCCATACCATAGAGCTGTCGACTCTGATACCAGAAATAAGTAGTTTAGATCCATTATCTAACCACCTTATCCATAGACTCCAGAGATTTCTTTATGTAGGGTTCCCTGACAGCATACTGTCTCTTCTGAACTAGCTGTAGTAATCTTACATACTCTTTGTATATCTTCTCCCACATGGGTATTAGGTTCCTAGCTCTAACAGGACCCAGCTGATAGGTATCGGGTATCCATACCCACTTGGTAAATGTATACAGATATCCACAGTATAGAGCAGTTAGGTGCTTAAGTAGATCTAAGTCCACCTGATTTGGATAATATCTGTAGTTAGCAGTGATGGTATCATATGCAGCTGCAGTAGTCAATGTTATCTTACCTTCACTAGCCGTAACAGTAAATGACGTAATCTCAGACTTTGTACTGGCATCATTGACATCAGACCATTCATATATCTTTACGTCAGAGGTATCCACAGTATTATCACCATCTACATCTGCTATAGGATACTTAGTAGTATACCATATGGTGCTATCTTCAGTACCGCTGAGTATTTCCCAATCCTTGCTTACTGTTATCTGCTCAATAACTGCTTTAGTAGCCGGATCAAGGAAATCCTCTAAATCCAAGTCATCAGCATCTACTCTAGATAGTCCAGTAAACGTTCTAACGTCGTGTGCTGTACAATATCTTCCACTAGTCATCTGTCTCTCCTATAAAAGAATAATGTTAAGGAAATATAAAGAGTCTGGGATAAAGCCATTTACTAGGCTTTATGTTCGCTACTAGCGGAACTACTCATCCACGTGCCTTCTTTGCTTTGCAGCATGTACCGGGTCATGTATGGTTTCAGCAGTCTCCCCAGATGGGACACCACTCAACTTAGTGACGTGACATCTCACATAGTCACTGCTACTAATACCCAATAATGTCCTGAGAGTAGATGGAATAGTAACCCTACCAGAACCATCTACCTGACCTATCCAGAAGAATAGCTGTGACACACGCTCGCTTGCGCCCTCCCACTGTTGACCTTTACCTATTTCGCCTGGCATCTTATCACCTACATGTAATACAGTACCCTAGAATATAAATGTACAAAACATGGAATAAAACGGATGGTATGTTATATTAAGAATAGGTGTTAGACCCAACTCCTCTCAGGAGCAGAGTCCTCAATTAAATAAATGAGGAACTATAGAGCTTAGGCTATATCTGCTGCGTTGCTGGCGTGGTTAACAGACACTACGACCGCATTGTCATCGGTAATCTTTGGAGCAAACTCGAAGTAGAAGAAGAACTTGTATGAGTCAGTTTCCTGACTTTCCTTCCTCTTAACATCTACGTTTCTCTTCAGGACGTACCATCCTGCCCTTGTTGTTGCAAGGAACAGAGCAGTACCCGAAGGCATAGCAGTTGTTACAAGAACCTTAACACCGGCGATTTGCCCTATCTCACCATTCAGTATTCCTTCACGAGAACCATACTGACTGACATCAACAAACCTGCTGTCCAACAGGATGTCTGCGTATTCGTCGGGATTCAGAACCACGACGTCACACGCTATCTTGTTAGATCTCATGGTTGTCTTAGCAGCTACGATGTCTTCATACTTGAAGGAAGCTGCGGTGTTGGCACGCTGGTAATTCGTTCTCTCTGAATACCAGTAGTTCACTACAATTGCATGACCAGAGGTCGGCGCAGTAGTGAAGTTTATCTCACCGTCATAATAGTCTACAGTAAACGCAGTAGTTGCTACAGCGTTAACAGTAACCGTAGACATCTCAATAACGGGACTGTTAGACAGAGTGAACTTAGTTGTTGTACCGTCACCAGTGAAGTTATCAGCCTCTGCAGTCCAGGTCCATATACCGTTCCCATCGGCAACTGGATCAGGTTGACGACCCAGCATCTCAGAGAAGATTTCATCATCTTCCTTAACAGCCAGGGCTATACCTGTCTCTTCGATGGAACCGTTTATCACATCTATCTCAGTTCCGTCAATAGACTCCTGAGTGATGTAGAGCTGGCTACCTAACTTAAAAGGAGTAACCTCAGTGGTTGCCCAACTAACGTTCTGCTCGGTCGGAGTGGATGCTTCAGACAGCCTTACAGCACTGATACTTCCCCTTTTTGGCAGGTGAACTGATCTACCCTTCGTACCCAGTAGCTGGGTATTCATCCTGAGTAGTTGTCTACCATACCTCACCCTACGAGCTTCCTGCTCAACAAAATCAGACATTCTCTTAGGGAGAATATCAGTTATGTCTGAGGTTTTCAGCTGTAGTTCCTCAAGGGACTTCAGTGAGTACATTTGTTGTCTCTCCCTCCTGTTACTAAATATACCTAACTAGAATAAAACAATATCCTAGCTCTAACTTCTAAATAACATAGAAAGTGGTGTCTGGAACTATATAGGGAATATGCTCTCTACAGGAATGCCTTTCCTTCTTGCCAAGATGAACAGCTCACCGGGTGTTAGCTTATCCAACTCTTCTCGAGTTATGTAACGTCTCCTCATACCTTGTAACACAATAGGTGCAGGTTCGTTGTCCACTAACTCCTCAATGTTCTGAGACTTGGAGAGTTCCTTCTCTTTCTCAAGCTCAAGTATCTTTAGCTTAAGTCTAAGCAACTCCAACTCTTCTTCTGGCTTCATCTCTATCAGTCCGCTTCAGGTAGCTCCTCTTTCCTACTATATAGGATATGGATCAACTCACCAATAGACAGATCCTTAGTAGCCTCATAGGGGTCAACTGATTTAGCTGGCTCAGAGGGCTCAGCAGGAGCTGGCTCTGAAACTGCTGGCTCAGCCGGTGTAGAAGGCTCTGTGGGTGCAGGTTCCTGAACAGTTGTCTGTGTACCGGTTACAGGTACAGTTGGTAGGGGAGCAGCTGGTGCTGCTGTCTGTGGTACATATATCACCCTCTCTATAACACGTTCTACAACTCTATCCTCCTTAACGGGCTCACTTGGAGCAGGTTCAGCTGTTACTGTAGGTTCTGCTGGTTCTGATGGCTCAGACACTGGCTCCTGAGTAGGTTCTGTCGGCTCAGTCGGCTCACTTGGCTCAGTAGGCTGTGTAGGGTCTCCATCTCCAGTAATTCCATCTGTTTGACTCAATTGATTTACCTCCGTATCTGATGTATCTGAATCAGTGGTCGAAGATAAACCCTCTGGTTCGCTACTTAGAGTTGGATTACCAGGCTCTGATGGTTCTGAAACTCTATCGTCTGTTGGTCCAGTTACCTGAAACTTACCCTGTTTAAGCATCTTAATGTACTCTTCGGGGTGCTGCGTCTTAAGATGCTCCTCGTACTCATCCATAGACAGGAACCACAGTGGTTCTGTTCCCTCCGTACAGAACTCGCATACTATCCTCAGTGGTTCATCTGTTCCTCCCTTAAGAGTCTCCATGATCTTCAGAACTACTGTATCGATAACAGCTCTTAGTTCCTCTTCTGACATATCCTTAAGTGCATCTAAGCTATTGCTCTCTGTCCCACACACACTACTGCGTATCTTCTTCGTGTGAGTCCTGTTCCATGACTCCACTGCTGCACACAGCTTTCTGCGTGCACTTGCCTTCGCACTAGATGATATATTGGTCTGTGGTAGTCTTGCAAGAGCATTTCTAAGGTGTACTTCATCAATCTTCCCGTCTTTGTCCTTGTATGGCAGATGTCTTAGTTTCCGTGGTGTAGTCTTTCCTTCACTATCTTTGCTTCCACCTGGTTCGATGTAAGCAAATGAGGAGTCTGGGAGATCGTTTATATAAGCAGTACTCCATACTGCTAGGTTCTCCATATTATTATCCTCCTTATTCTTTGAGAGAGATTCCCAGTGGAAGATGTTGCATGTCTCACATGCTGGCTCAGATACCAGAGATAACTCAACAAACATCAGGTTCTTAGCAATTGGCAATGAGTCAGTAGGAACCTTATCAACATATGTCTGTACAGATACAGACTTCAGGTGTCCTCTACGCACCAATTCCCTTGCTTCAGCATTAGTAACTACAGCCTTAAACTTAAGTGCATGTAGCATATCATCCCATTCTACATGAGTTACTTTACCTACTGGTTCACCAGAGAATTCAAATGTCTTAGAGTGTTCCACCATCAGCTTAAGGTTCTTCAAGGAGTTAGCTGCTTTCTTGATTTCGTCTGCTGTATATCTTACTCCATGCCAATCCCCTTCAGCTAAAGCAACGCCGGTGATAACTATAGGTCTGCCCTGATCATGTTCTATCTCAGTATAGAAAGCTAAAGATTCCCTTGTCTTAGTTGCTTCTTCTAACTGAGCAAGAGTTTCTGCTAGTATACTCTCTAGAGCATCTTGAATCATAGGTCTCTCCCTCTGTAATATCTAAAGTGCCCTAGGTCTAATAAACGTTTATTAGAATTGTACATAACAAATAACATGAAATATAATGAATATTATGCTAATAAGCACAGCCTGCCTTAAGGTACCTCCAGACCACTACGGTGGACTGGAGATGATTGTATATGATTTAGCTACCTCCCTACATGATAAAGGATATGACGTTACAGTAGCTGCTCCTCAAGGTAGTGAATTGCCAGATGGTATTACTCTTGTTCCTACAGTAGATGTTAATACTAATAAATGGGATGAGAATATAGCTCTGTTAAAGTACCTCCCCTATGCAGAACAGGCAGACATAATTCATGATCACTCTCACCAGAAGTTAATATATCAATTCCTATCTGAGTTTGAGGATGACAATAGGTATTGTTCTACCTTACATTGCCCCGACTCTATACTCTACCCAGTAGTTAATCCTTGTCTGATAACTATATCCAGGGACCATAGAGATAGAATAAGAGAAAGGTATGGATATAATTCAGAGGTAGTGTACAACGGTATAGACCTGGATAGATTCGACTATAAGACAGACAAGTCTGATAGATATATATTCATGGGTAGACCCCACCCAGATAAGGGGAATCTAACTGCTATAAGATATTGTAGGGAACTAGACGTTCCTCTTGATATGGTTGGTGGCATGCTAGAAGATGATCCAACCCCATATGCAATTGAAGTTGCAAAACTATGCAGACTTGGATCTAAGTGGAGGTATCACGGTCCCGTAACACATGAAGAGAAAAGAAAACTACTGTCAGATGCTAAGGCATTGATATTCCCATGTTCAGATACATGGAATGAGCCATTCGGTTTGATTATACCAGAAGCTAATGCGTCTGGTACTCCTATAGTAGCTTGGAACAGAGGAGTATTCAAGGAAACTGTTGTACACGGTAAGACTGGCTTCTTAGCTAACACCGAAGAGGAGTTTAAGGATTACATGCAAATGGTAGACCTAATCGATCCTCGTAAGTGTCGCAAATGGGTAGAGCACAACTTTACTAAGGAGATAATGACTAATAACTATATGAAATTATATGATAGAATTGAGAGTGGGGATAAATGGTAACTGGGTTTATCTGCACCACTGAGATTATAGCCAGAACGGCAGGCGCTAGTGCTGTAGTAACTAATGAGCTAAAGGCTCAATCAAGGTACTTTGATGACGTTAAGGTGGTAGATGCCAACCTAATAGGATGTCCTGCATACAATGTACCATCTAACCCCTTCTTTATAGATTACATAGCTTCACAGATAGTAAGGGAAAGGGGTAATAAGTTTGACCTAGCTCACTTCAATGGTGATCCATTCGGCAGGACTATAGAAGAGATACACAAAATCAACCCTGAGTGTAAGATAGTAGTAGACTGTCCCGCACATAATAGAAAGGAGAGTATACAGGAATGGAATGCTGTCTATGGTATGTATCCCTTCAACCATATGGTTAATCCCTTCCTATACAAGTTATATACCAAACACATTAGAGAAGCAGATATTGTACTGTCTGCTTCTAGAATGTCTAAGAAACATATCCTTAATGATATAGGAGCTAAGAATGTTAAGGTAATTAGACACGGTACATATATACCAGAATACGTAGAACCACCAGATGATTTTAAGGTAGGATATATGGGTGCCATCGGACCCGATAAAGGATTAAAGTACCTGATGATGGCATGGGGAGCCTTCGTACATGATGACGGTGAACTCCACTTTGCCGGGAAGCACAGTAACTCCCTATCAAAGTGGAAGTCTGCTGTAGAGAACGCTAATCCACATGCAGATATACACCTAAGAGGATTCATAGATAACAAGTGGAACTTCTATAATGACATGTCAGTATACGTACAACCCTGTTATTCAGAAGACTCCAACCTCCTTACCGCCACTGGTATTAAATCTATATGGGATGTAGAAATAGGTGATCTAGTGTGGACATTAAACAATAACAAGTTAGAACTTAATCCAATAGAAAAGATCTACATAAACCCCTACGTGGGTCAAATGATTAACTTCACCAGTAATCAATTCAATTTATCTGTAACACCTAATCACCGAATGTATTACTATACTCCCAAACAACGAGATATCCTAAGAACCAGGGAGGCGATATGGTTCTTAAACAAAACAACTAGGTATTATATCCCAACAACTGGGTTATGGGACGGAACGGACTGCAACTATATCAATACTTCTGATCTGTGCAATCAAGAATATCCATCCCAATATAGAGTAAAGGACTTACCAGATAAATTATATCTACCATCATTATTGCGTTTAATTGGATGGTATATAGCAAAGGGGTACATTCAAGACATTAAGGGCAACAGATTCGTACATTTCGCTAACCAAGACGAAGTTAACTTAGGTGAAATATCTGATCTAGTTAAAGATATAGGATTGCATCCCACTAGAGACAATGGATGTATTAAGGTATATTCCGTTCGCCTTACTGAAATATTAGAAAAGTGTGGCAGTGATAGTCATAATAAGAAAATACCAGATTGGTGTTTACAATATTCCACAAGACTGCTAAAGGAACTCTACGACGGTATAATGAAGGGAGGCAGCAGTGTATCCGGGAATCACGTATTATACTATACAGTATCAGATCAATTAAGAGATGACTTAATACAATTGTGCCTGAAGATGGGTTATTCCCCCAGATTCTGGAGAAGATTCAACAACGGTCATATTATAAATAAGACTGGGCAATGCATAGGACCAAGCCAATATTGGATGATATCTATAAGACAATTGCACAACAAAGGATCATTAAAATGTGATAAGCATATATCTACGTCAGGCTATAATGGTATAGTGTGGTGCGTACAAACTCAAAACCATAACTTGTTCGTAGAACGCAATGGAATAATTGCTCTATCTGGTAATTCAGTCACAGAAGGATTCGGAATCCCTCTACTAGAGGCTATGGCTGCTGGCAGACCTGTCATAGCATCTAAGGGTGTAGGAGCATCAGAACTGATTAAGGATGGAAAGTCTGGACTACTGTTTGAACCTAGAGATGCTGAGACATTACTTACACATATCAATTACTTCTATGACAACCCCAACGAAGTCAAGAAGATGGGATTAGAGGCACGTAAGGTAGCTAAGAGATATACGTGGGATAAGATACAAAAGAAGTACATCAACGTCTATAGAAGGTTACTAGAATGAAGCTAGCCGTAATATCATCCTCCGTACTTAAAACTCCACCAGACACATACGGTGGATTAGAGGCATTTGTTTATGATCTCTGTTGCGGCATATCTCAATCAGACTGGGACATTACATTGTTTGCACTTGAGGGAAGTAAAGCTCCTCGAGGAGTCGAACTATTCCCCACACCAGAAACGTCAGATTTCGGTCAACGTGCATATGAAATGTACAAAGATCAACTAAAGGACTTTGACGTAATTAGTGATCATTCTCATAATAAATGGGCTTACCTACAAGACGTTCCGATAACAGGGACAATGCACGGTGTACAAACATGGTCAGGTATACCGCCATCTAACCTATCCCACCTAAGACCAGTTCAATTACCAAAGAAATATCCTAGGTTAATAGCCATATCTCAATGGCAAGCTACAGATACAGTAAAGAGGTATGGTAAAGATTCATTAGTTATTCATCTATGTGTAGACACTGAAAAGTACACCCCAGAGTATGACAAGGATAATAAACTTCTGTGTATGGGAGTTATGCTACCGCATAAAGGACACGACACAGCTATTAATGCCGCTAAGATAGCTAATGTTCCTATAGACATTGCCGGAGAAACCGAATTCGGTACAAATCAAGAATATAAAGAGCGTATCAACAGCCTGATAGAACCAGACATAGGGGGCTATTATGCAGGTAAAAGACCCGACATTATAATGTGGGGAACAGTGTCTCATGACACCAAAGTAAATCTATTACAGAGATCTAAGGCACTATTACTTCCATCTAAAGTAGATGAAGCATGGAGCCTACTAGCGTTGGAATCACTAGCATGTGGAACTCCAGTCATAGCATCCAACAGTGGAGCTCTACCAGAAATAATAGAACACGGAGTGAATGGGTTCATAGTTAATACATCAGACCCAGTAGAGTGGGCTAGATATATACAGAAGGTAGACACAATAGACAATCACAAGTGTCGCCAGACTGTAGAGGAGAGATTTAGTATACCTATAATCTCTAAGCAATACTTACATACCTTTGATCGTATAGTTGAGGGAGTGAAGTGGTAATGATATTCAGTTCATCTGATAGAGTAATAGAACTTGGTGGTGGTGATCAACCGGTCTTTAGACCAAACATCGATATCAGGCCGGGACCTACAGTAGACATAGTTCATGACCTAGAGATAACACCCTTCCCGATAGACTCTGGACAGTTCGATGGAGTATATGCTCAATTCGTATTAGAACATATACCGTGGCGTAAAGTACCAGATTTCCTTAGAGAGTGCTATAGAATACTAACCTTTGATGGTAAGGCTGTATTTGTTATACCTAACTTAAAGGAACAAGCAAGGATATTAGCAGATAAAGACTACTGGGACTTTAATGATGTATGTATGATATTCGGGGATCAGAACTACTCTGACAATACCCATAAGGCAGGATTCTCTCCAAAGATGATAACACAACTCCTCAAGGAAGTAGGGTTTAAGAAGGTGGTGTGGGGACCCCTTCCAACCTGTAACACAGATATGATAGTAGTAGCAAACAAAGGTTACGACACCACAACAGATTACGAAATAGAATACTTTGATGGTGGACCTGGTGCTCCTTATGACCTATACTTAGACTTCCCGGTACATTGGAATACGGTGAAGTTTATTATGCAGAGGATCCCTGAATCAATACTGAACATTGGAGGTGCCAGGGGATATGTATCAAAGCACCTAGAAGAACTAGGTATACCCACCACCAACCTAGACATATCAGGGTGGTGTAATGCAAATAGAGTCATTAAGGATCATATCATGTGGGACTTACGGGTAACACCATATCCCTTCAGCGATAAACAGTTTGATATGGTTGTCAGTATAGCTACCCTAGAACATATATCTGAAGAGTACATTGAAGATATGATTAGGGAGATAAGCCGCATATCCAACAGAAGTCTACACGGAATTACGTTTGAGCATCCAGTAGATGATGTAGACCCAACCCACGATAAAGGTACTCTTAAACCAAGGGAGTGGTGGATAGAGCAATTTAGCAACATAGCACCGGACCATAAGGTTGAGATTGTAGATAAAGAGGAGATGGAGTGTGGAGACCCACATCGAAATATGCCACCTGATGATGGTCTCATCAAATTGAATCTGGGTTCATATATGGATATGTTCAGCTATGGTTGGAAGAACATAGACATACTGCCTCTTCATAGCAATGCAGAGCATCTAGGATGTAGATTTACCCAGTACGACATCAGTCTAAAGATAAGAGAAAAGGACAGCTCCGTAGAATGTGTAGTTGCCTCACACATAATGGAGCATCTTGATCGAAAACAGGGAAAGAAAGTAGTAAATGAGGTCTTTAGGGTTCTCAGACCAGGCGGTACATTCCGTGTAGCTACGCCAGACCTAAGAAAGATATGTAGCAAATATGCCGATGGATCCATAGGAGACTTTGGTATATTCGATAAGAACGTAAGAGATGCAGAGGACGATGCCCAAAGACTGTGGTTAGTTTCTATGGCTGGACACAGAACAGTGTATGATGCCGTGGCACTAACCAATCTACTTGAGAATGCTGGATTCATAGATGTTCATGTATCTGAGTTCAATAGCTCTAAGTCAGATATAATAAGAAACCAGACATACGACCTGCATCCAGAGGTATCTATTTACATAGAGGCAACTAAACCAGGTGAGAATAATGAGTGATAAATTGAAGGAACTAGCCAATCAGATAAAGGGAGAGCCAGCGTCCCTAAAGAGCAATCAGCACCAGCACCTTGATGAAGAAGTTATGGATGGGGAGATATTCATTGCTATGCCCAGCGAAGGTATAATATCTATAGAGTTAATGAACTCCTATATCAGATTAATTAAGCCTAAACATTACTTCCATTCAACAAACATGATACCGCTGGATAAGGCTAGGAATGCACTGGTAGCTGACTTTCTAGTAAAGGCTCCCAATGCAACACATATACTATTCTGGGATGATGACTGCATACCTGAACCTGATGCATTGATGAGACTGTGGCTCCATAATGAACCTATAGTCTCAGGCTTATATTTCCAGAAGGGTCCCCCCTACCATCCGTTAATGTCACTCAAGGTCAAGAACTTAGATAATCAAGAAGGATATACTCACCTAATCCAATGGAAGGATGGACAACCATATTACGTAGACGGAATAGGTATGGGATTTGTACTCATACGCAGGGATGTATTCCAAGAGATAGAGTTCCCACCATTTGAGTTTACAGAGTTCTCCGAAGACTACTCCTTCTGTGTACCCCCTGGTACACTAATATTAGGAGATACACTGTCTCCAATTGAGATGCTGAAGATAGGAGATAGAGTACTTACACATAGAGGTAATCTCTCTACTGTCACAGATGTCATGTCTAGACCATACAATGGGTACCTCATTGGAATAGAACCGTATTATGACAACACGGTATGGTTAACTGGCAATCATCCAGTACTAGTACAATCTATAGAGTCAGCTAATGTACATCTAAAGAATAAGTGGAAGATAGCAAAATATATCAATAGAAGTGATAGGGTATTCATTCCTAAATATGTAGATAATCGTAGACATCTGTCTTCAATCTATCTGCCGCATTATATCTCCACCAATCAATTAAGTAGAAGTAACAATGAGTGGTACTATAATAGAGCAAGACATAATCACATCCCAAATAGAATAGACTTAACAGACTCCGTCTTAGAAACCATGGGGTACTATATAGCAGAAGGGTACTCAACACAACACCAAGTATACTTCTGTTTTGGATCTTCTGAACACAATATGATAGATCACACAAAGAATACCATGGAAGATATAGGTATAGATGTGCATGTATCAGAAGATGACTCCGCTACTAAGGTGTACATAAACTCCAAGATAATGGCTAGGTTGTTTACTAATCTATTCGGGAAGGGAGCTAGCCTTAAGAGACTACCCAGATTCATTAACTCTCTCTCATCAGACCAGATAGGATATATATTAACAGGATACTTCAAAGGAGATGGACACTACCAATCTGCTGTTACAACGTCTCCACTCCTATCAAGACAATTAAAGTATGTGTTATTAAGAACTGGTATATTGCCTTCTATCAAGTCCTATGATAATTACAGATATGTAATCCAAATACCGTCCCAGATGCAAGATAGGTTCAATGCCCTTACTGGAATAAGTGGAAGGTTAAAGGGTAAAACAAGTATGATTCGAGAGGTTGATCATTTGAGAATAGGAGACTCATTGAGCACACAAGGAGGATTCTGGATTCCCATCCGATCTATACATAGACAACGATATCTAGGACCAGTGTATAACATTAGCGTTGATGGAGCAGAGTCGTACGTCGCAGAATCTATCACTGTACATAACTGTTCTAAAGTTAGAGAATCAGGATTCAAGATAAAGGTAGACACCAACGTTAAACTCAAGCATCTGGCTATGAACTACCCGGTTACCTATGAAGACTTTAAGAGACATCAGGATCAACTGATAATGAAGCAGGTAAAGTTCGGTGATCCTCCATGAGTGCTAAAGATGATATGCAGTGGAAAGACCAGGTAGACATAGTCCTAAGAGGACCTGATGGCAGGGTTAAACAGGTAAGAACCTCCAATAGACTCAATCCTATTATAGTCATTATAGCACTTATACTCCTAATTCCTATTTCTATCTATAAGATATTATTTGGCGAGAAGAATAGATAAGGTACTTCAGCTCTTCTATTTACAGGGAGAGAATTGACAGGTATATCACATGCTGACCCCGGTAGTGAACTTACTCAAGCCGAATATACAGGTTCTAACGAACACAACTTAGCCCAGGGTACATCATTTCCGGGCTCCCCTTCAGAAAGAGATCTATTCTATAGAAGTGATGAACACAAGTGGTATATCCGTACAAATACTGAATGGGTAGAACTCACAATAGATAGTTTCCTGGACTTCTCAGATACACCATCGGTCTACAGTGGATATGCTGGGTACTTTGTAATGGTGAACAGTACACCAAATGCATTAGAATTCGTAGCTAAATCTTCAGTAAGTCACGGGTCTTTAGGTAACTTAGGGAATGATGATCACACACAATATCTACTAGCTAATGCAAGTAGAGCTGTATCTGGGAACTTAGTGCCTGACGGATCTAATACCAGAAACTTAGGCAGTACCACAGCTGAGTGGAAGAACGCATACATTGCCGGAAGAGTATACTTCTTCACAGATCAGGGTGAATACATCTATAGTAATGGAACCAATCTATACTTTGGTGTTGGAGGAGCAGATAAAGTATACATATCTACCTCAGCACTTGATCTAGGCAGTCTCAACTTAACCAATCCAGGAACTGGACACGATGCGTTTGCTGACTTTGTAAGTAATGAACACATTGATCATACATCTGTAACCATTACAGCAGGGACTGGATTAAGCTATAGTGTAGGTGGTACTGATATAAGTGCAGACGCTACGATTGATGTAGACCTTAATGAATTGACAACTAGCACAACTAATGCCCATGGTGACTACTTTGTTGTTGTAGACTCAGGTGATGGTGCACAGTATAAGTTAACTAAAGCCAATATTGCACTAAGCGGTTTTAACAATGATTCTGGTTGGACAAGCAATACTGGTACTGTAACATCGGTATCTGCCGGTAATGGTATGAACTTTACCACAATAACCTCAAGTGGTTCAGTTGTCCTTGGCACACCATCCGATGTAACACAATCAAGTACAAACTCAGTTTCTGCAACAAGCCACACCCATGCGTGGAGCCACACATCAAGCAGCAACTGGGACAGTGCGTGGACACATGCCAATGGTTCAACCGGTGCAGACCACACATACATTAATCAGAGCGTTACGACAGGCAGTACTCCCTCATTTGCAGGATTGACATTAACTTCTGACATCGATATGAATAATCACAGTATAACAGAAGTAAATAGCATTACTATAAATGATAATGGTGACAATGAAGGCTTTATGGGACCTTCTAGTGTTTGGGGTCTTCACCATCCTGAGACAGGTAGTGGCGGATATGATGCAGTAGAAATCACAATTGATGACCCGTTTCAGATTAGAAACGGTGCAACATTGCTCTTTGAGGTAGGTACCGATGGTACAATTGATACGCAGGGAAATGCTCTCACGGGTGGCGGTGCTGGACACGATCAATTTAGTGACTTTATAGCTAATGAGCATATTAATCACACATCTGTCACTCTGACAGCAGGAGATGGACTTAGTGGAGGAGGAGACATCAGCACAAACAGGACATTTAACGTTGATATGCTTGGATTAGAAGATTTATCCGATCCCGGTGGGGACAGAATATATTTCTGGGATGATAGCGAAACTGCATCTGACTGGTTAACGCCGGGAAGTGGCTTAGCCATATCAGGTACAACAATTGCACTAGGTAGTCTTACTGCAGATTGGGATGCTGGCGACCATGAGATAAGAGCGAAAACATTTGAGTCAGATGTAGCTACCGGTACAGCACCACTTACTGTAGCATCAACAACGAAAGTAACACATCTAAATGCTGATTATCTTGATGGGATTAGTTCTGCATCGTTTGTAAGGGGAGATGGAACCAATAACGGAACAGTAACTATTACGGCTGACGATGCTGACCTTATCTTACGTGATACAACCGATGGTACTGCAAATTACTTTTGGAGGGATCATTCTGAGAGCTACCTATATATAGGAACTGGCAATGCTGTCATCAGAACGAGAAGTAATGTACTGCCTCACTCTGCAAATACATATGACTTGGGAGGGACAGATAATGAATGGGCTAATCTGTATATAGGGACTGGAAAGATATACTTCTACACTGATGGTGCTGAGTGGATTTATAGTTCTGGTTCTGCTATGTTCTTTGGGGTTGGTGGTAGTGATAGATGGAAGATCTCTTCAGGTAATGATTTTATGCCACAAGATAATGATTCTTATGATCTTGGTGGACCAAGCAATCAAATAGCCGATGGTTACTTTGCCGGTACTGTCTATACAACAAATATAGATGTAGGGGACGTTAAATTCAAGAATGATATAATACTGACAGAGGACGGTGATGATGTGGTGATCAAGAATCAGACCGGTAAGCCAATATTTAAATTAACAAGTAACGGAGATATAATAATAAGTGGAGAAATTAAGTATGTTAGGGAAGATTAAGGAATGGATTCTAAATAGACTCTTCAAAGGCATAACCATAGACGAGATTACAGTAAATAAGATTAAGACTACTGGTGAAGAGACTGCTTACTTAGACTTAATCAAATTAGATTCTAGGACCAGTAATCCTAGCTTATCTGAGGGATTATTATGGTTTAGGAGTGATCTAGATAATGTCTATCTGTCTCCAGATGGAAGTAATGCAGTTCAGATGCTGAAGGATGGCGATCCAGTGGAACTAAAGGATGGTAACTACGCTGGAGCTCTTGTTGGGATATCGGGGACAGCCACTGGTAGAGCTGCAAGTCTGGATAACCTCGATGCAACTGTATCAAGCCGACTCGCTTCTGCTGACTATGTAACAGAACGCGGTACCGACAACGCGGCTCTTGCGTCTGTCTGCACCGAGACCCGGCTGGCGCGTCTGGACGCGGCGATCTCCTCAAGGTCATCGCACTCAGCGGCAGATGTCCGGCAAAGCGTCTGTCAGTCTGGAGACCCTGCGAACAGCATAGGCAGACGCATCTACGACAATCTTGATGCGAAAGTATCAGAGGCAGGAGGTGCGACGGCGTCGGAGGTCTGGGGTCATGGAACGAGGACGCTGACAGCATCGCCTCTGGTATTCGCCGAGGTGTATGACGACGATTTAGCTGCCGACGCGAGGGTGGTTCCCAGCGTAAGCGGGATATTCAGTGCCGTTGGAGCGAGAGACCTAGCCCTGCAGTTCTATCACGATGGGGTAAGTAATTGGAGACCCACAAGCAGTTACTGGATAAAAGAGGCAAGAATCATCGGAGTAGTAGGCGAAGCTGATAAGGTAGGCTTCGTAAACACGGACACCTCGACGAGATCTATGGTGGTGAATAAAATTGGCTGACACAATAGTGCTTGAGACGCTTCCACTCTGCAAGGTAGTGGTGGACAGGGATTTCCTCACTAGCAAGATGAAGGACTACTGGAGTGACGAGGAACTCAGGGAGGTAGCAGAAAGTAGCGGCATTGGACTGACGGGCTTGAAGAATATGACTGTCATCGCCTATATCAAGGCAGATATAGCATCCAAAAGAAACAGGATGGGCTACGCTAAATATCGTGAAGTACTCAAGAAGGAGGGATTTGACGTATGAAAGATAAAGCTGTTACGGTGATGTCCTCACAAAACTGGGATTCAGGATGCCAGAGAGATAGAAACTGCAACCGGTAAGAAACTAGAACTGATAGAGTAATATATACCCACTCTCCATTAATCTATGATACGAATGGCAGAAGATAAGAAAGACTTTCAGCCAGTTGTTCTACCAGGGTATGCACAGATATGTCAGAACTGTGTCTATAGAGACTTCTATGATATTAGTAAGGCTGCCAAGGATCAGTCTATACTTATCAATAATCTACGTAACCAGTTAGTTGCAGTCACAGCTGAGATGGAAAAGTACAAAGCTCTATCCAAAGAAGATAAGGAAGAGGAGCAGGAATAAGTATTAGTCTCTCTACCTATATCTCTATAAGGAGAGACGATGGCTTCCTATACTAAGGACTTTGAGGAGAACCTGGGTATACATACTGCTGGTGATTTCCCATATACGTTTCCTATTATATGGGAAGCTACATTATCATTTAGACTTACCAAGAATGTATTTGATACACTCAGTGTAGGAGATTATATTGCTAGTATAGTCAGTCTTCTAATAGTAGATGCAATGTACCTACAGAGCTTCTATAGGTATCTATGGAATATTGCAAGATTTCCCCACGAGGGCTTAGATCTAAGTCACTATATCTCTAAGTCCATAACACACTACAGTAAGCAATCTGTTGCTATAGGAGATTACCTATCCTACGCATCCGACACCTTTAGTATCTACCTGGAACAGATGACACTAAACTCTTATCTGTACCACATATGGACCATCTTCTTAATCCTGACACAATCCACTGCTTTACAAGACATGTTAGAAAAGATAAGACTGAAGCTTACAATGCTACAATTGGTGGACTTGATCGATTATAGATATAGAGCATGGAATGCGTATCTAAGCATCTACAGCAGTATCAATCTAGCAGACATGTACGATACAGTATCTAACTGGTTATACACTATCCTTCAATCTATAGATATAACAGATTACCTATCCTGCAATATCAGCTTCTATTTAGTCAGGCTGCAGGAGATGGACATAACCTCAATATTTAGAGAGACTTGGAGCTCCTTTAGACTAAGGAACGAGTATATCACGTTTCCCTCCTATCTACACCCATCTGTGTGGAACATTGACAGATTGGTAGGAGAATCAATAGACATAACAGGGCTCATCAAGACATCACAGGAACACATATGCTACATACTACAGTCCATAAGTCTATCCCATTTCATATCGTATATCTCCGAGTGGTATGAGGCAATGATGCAGCCAGTGTTGTTAGATAGCTACTACAATTCAGCGTGGTTAGCGTACATTGACTTCGTTAATGATATAGACACAGGAGACTACTTAGAACCACTAATAGGCAGAGCTATAACTTTCCTCCAAGGATTAGACATAACACAGGTATTATTCTCTACCATATGGCAAATAGAGAGATACGTATCACAGCCAATGACATTGATACATTACCTCAAGACAGCATACTTCGAATATCATATACTTATCTTAGACACAGAGGTAAGACTACTAACAGATTATATTACGTCTACTATATGGGACGTGCACTACCGGGTGTACCAATCCATTAGTCTATCTGATTATTGGGGCAGAGCCTGGAATACGTTCTTCGAGATTGTAGATGGTATGAACCTGTGGCAGCCATTCTTTGGTACAATCTCGTCCTTTGTACTGTCATTGAACGTTGGAGTTACGGTGGCTGATATGTTGGAGTCAGTTGGTACTACGTTGGTTGATCTTATAGATACATTACAGTTCGTAGATGTCTCATTTATACGGTGGTCGGGTAGGGTGTATATCGTAGTAAGTACACTGCTAAGCGATTCCCTCAGTCATATATCTGAATGGCATGCATCCCTGATACGAGGATTATCTATAGTCCCAGCGATTATAGTATCTAGGTCTATCAGACAATACGTATCTGATATAATGGCAGTACAATCAGATATAACAAGGGCTATTAGGAGAGTATCAACAGAAGCTATCTCAATATTAGATAGAGTATTTACTGGATCTGTTATTGACCTGCTAACACCAATATCAATCTCTGATTCAGTAACGCATCTCTACCGTAAGTATATCACAGACGTATTGTCAATCCAGAGCTTGTATTATAGAGTTACAGATGTCTATAGTGCACATAAAGAATACCTCGTAGTTACTGAACATCTAAGCTATCTAATGTCGTTGGTATATGGGTGGTCTGAGACTATTACTACAGCAGATTATATTGATTCTGTTAGTAGTTGGACTAGGGATTACATAGAGTCTACAGGTATCATAGACACTCTAAACAATATCGTATCATTCTATAGATCGATTGAAGACAGGATATACTTCGAAGCACTTACTGTAATGTTTGTAGGTCAGGTGGAGATATTCGTAGAGCAAATACAGCTGACAGGAACCCTTAGTCATATCTCTCAGTTCTATAAGGATATGTTACAGGACATAGCAATCATATCATCTGTACTCACTTCATCTACAGCCTTTAGATTAATGAAAGAATGGATAGCTATGGGAAGGGAAGTAGCGTTCCAGGTAGCTGTAAGCAGAGAGTTAGAAGAGCTGGTAATATTAGACTATAACGAACTATACAGGTACATAGTTCAGATACTATCTCAGTCAATGGACCTGATAGATACCTTAAGTACTGTATTCGGTCAATTCATAACAATCCTACGATCTGAGGACTTAGATCTAAGTGGTGTCTATACCTATGCCTTAGACCATATACGACACTTAACTGAAGATATGGATATTACTGCTACAATACTGCGTAGACTGTACAGAATGCGGTTGAGGCAAGAAATAGAAGTCTATGACCCTGGGGTATTATTCTATATTACGTATAGCTTCATACAGGAAGTGATTATCGATGGTGTCTTCTATAATCTCTATCGTAAGTACGTAACGGACTATGAATACTTCTCTGATAGTATTAGAATGGGTGCTAGGGTACATCTTAGCGACTCTGCTATTATACAAGACCTACACTCTACTGTGTGGAACATTCGTAGACATCTAATAAACGGTACACTCCTAGAAGATTACTTTAGGAGACCGGTAGTAGATGCATACCACACGATATTGCTCTACACAAAGAAGATTAAGACAACATTGATAGGGAATCTACAAAGGCATAGATAAGATTAGACGATTGTAAAATCACTAGGAGATAATCCCCCTGTGATTAAGCAGTTTCATCTATTGATATATCTCTTCAAGACGTTTGTCATGTCTATAAGGGTACGTGTGAGACACAAGTATCACGCCAGGGTAAAGCCCCATGTTACTTCTAGTGTGTCTGCTGATTGCTTATTGATGACGTTAAACGTCTGCCTGCATAGCATAGAACCAGTATGTGAACCAAAGAATACGCCGGATTCAGTTAGACCTGTTACAGCTTCACCGGTTCCCCATGTAGCAACCAACTTCCATGAACCTATGCCTAGACGTGTATAAGCTGCTGATTTAGGCTCTCCAATATCACCCGTTAAGCGAGAGTCAGTAGCACCAGGTGCTGTTGAAACTGTACCCAATCTTATGTAATTAGCAGGTAGAACACCAGTAGCAACCTCTGATATTCTGCTCATAGCTCCATCCTGACCAATGTCAACCACAAGATTCCTGAAATCTCTGGTCTCGGATAGGTTACCTTCTTCATCGAATAAGAGCATCGTAACATAACCCTTGAGAGCATTCCTATCACTTAGCTTCTGCAAGTCTCTTCCTCCTGTATATCTAATAATCCTAAGAGTCTTTAAAAGTTATCTATTACCAGCAGGGATATAACATAGAGATATCCATGCAGATACCAGATAGGCCGGTACGTCGATACATTAGAAAGGGAAGGTGTCTTAGATGTGGGTGGTGTTGTCTTACTGAGGACCCGCCGTGTCCGCATCTGGAGAAACTGTCAGATGGAACATATAGCTGTAAGATCTATGGAAAGAAAGAAAGACCATTAAGATGTAAACTATTCCCAGAGATGCCCCCTATCTTACACGAAGGGTGTGGATATTACTTCTTGGATACATGGAACAATAATAGACGATTAAAGGTCGGTGAGGTTTGACTATGGCTAAGCAATGTGTTCAATGTCTTAGTATTGCAGAAACAAATGATGATAAGTTCTACTACATCAGAACAACCAGAAGCGGTAAAGACTTTGACGCTGAGCTGAGTGATAAGCTGTTATGTTTAGCCTGTCTAGAAGACTATATATTCGAAAATGGCTGCCAGCATATTCAGTCTATAATAAGAATAGAAAATCCTAAGCCGGGGGACATATAGGAATGACGGTTACAGTAACTGGAGTAAATTATTTACAGATGAGCAGCTGTGACTCTACAAGTGCAGGCGGATCGTGGGATAGTGGAAGCCAGGACACCGCACAATATGTAGAGGGTAGTGCATCATTATCTACTATAATGAAGAGCAGTGGTAACAACGATGTCACATTCACACCCACATCACCTGTTGACCTCTCCGGAACTAAACATGTACGGTTTTGGTTCATCAGCACTCATGGTTCACTGCTCAACACCAAGAGTGGTGGCGGAGTGCAGTTAGGACTTACTGATGGAGCCAACACTGGTTACTGGTATGTTAGTGGTAGAGACGAGTATCCGGGCGGGTGGTATCAGGCAATTATAGATATTTCAACGGCTGTAGACTCTGGTACAAAACCAACAAGTATGAATGCTATAACAGATATCATAATCAGAATAAACTTGACTAGCATTGCAAAGAACGCAGATAACTTCTGGTGGGACAACCTAATATACTGTGATGGATTGACAGCCTATGGAGACGATGGTGGAAGTTCATTTGACTTTGAAGACATCTATTTGGCTGATAGTGCAACAACCGGTGGATGGGGTGTATTAAAGAAGTTTGGAGGAATATACTACGCATCAGGTAGCCTTACCATAGGAGATACTGGTACGTCCAGCAGTGACTTTGTAGCCAAGAACCAGGTAGTAATATTCGAAGATAAGAGTGATTACGTATCTCCATCACTATACTCCATTACAGTAGTGGGCAACTCAACCGGAGCAACACAGAGATTTGAGTTAGGTGAAAAGTCAGGCACGGCGGGAATAAACGGATGTACGATAAGATGTAATGCTACAACCCTTGCCTTTGAGTTTACTGCTACAGACACAGATGTAGATGATTTTGGATTATATGGTTCAAGTTTTGATACTTATGGAACTATAGACCTACAGCCAGATGGTACAAATCTAGAAGTTCTTAACTGTAACTTTGCTAATGGACAGGGACAGTTCCAACCAAACACAATGGATGTAACGAACTGTAACTTCATCTCCGGTCCAACGGCCGGTAACGGCACGGTGTTGATAGAATCTGCATCACACAATATTACCTACTGTAGCTTTATCAGTAATCCAGATGCTATTGAGATCAGTGTGGCATCTGCAATTGGATTCAACAATCTAACATTTACAAACAATACCTATGATGTTTATAACTCATCAGGCAGTGCAATAACAGTAACTAATACTGATAGCAATGCAAGTTCATACAACCCGGCGGGTTCAACAGTATCCTTTGAGACTACAGTATCGATAGATATCCATATTGAAAATGGTGATGGGAATAGTGTTGAAGGGGCACAGGTATATATGCAGAAGACTAACCCAACCACCTATTATAGCCATGCAACTAACAACAACCAAGGAGACACTACATTTGAGGCATCAGCCTCAGTAGATTCTGATACGCCATCCAGTGGATGGATAACTGTTAGAGCAGTTGACGAAAAGGAATGGCACTGGTATAGATATGCTTCAAGGTCTAGTACTGTATTTACATTCCCACCCGAAACTACTGCTCAGGCAGATAACACTGATGATTCTCCGACAGTCCTTTATGATAGTGGTGTCAACTTCTTAACATCTGATATTGAAGAGGGAGATATGATTGTCAATGAAACAGATGGTTCATGGGCACAAGTAACTAAGATTATTGACGCTGATCATGTTGCTCATTCTCCACTAATCGATGGTACTGATAATTATTGGGATACCGGCGATACATATAGTATTTGCAGCCTTGCGCAGTCATATGATGGATCAGACACATTTACTGTACCCTTAATCAACAGCAATACAGATAGCGATGGTAATGTTTCCCTATCATATAACCATCCAGGTGGTACAGTAAATGCCATAATTAGAGTAAGACATTCGCCAGACTCCGGCACACGATACCTCCCAGCCAATGTATCAGCATCATTCACTGGAAGTTACAGTATAACTATTACACTGGTCGAAGATACCATTGGTGGATAATATTTAATATTGTCTCCATGGTATATGTTGTTAGGGAGAGAAAGCAATGGCTATAGGTGATGACTTCAGTATAGACTACAACTACAAGAGGATACATCATACAAGTGGTACAACTGTCTATACTGTTAATGCCTTATACTCATGGTTACAGGATACGTTTGACGAACTAGTCCAGATGGATGACGAAGTTCCTATGACAGCTCAAACGCCAACTGAGTATACGATGGTGAATGGTTGGTGGCTTGATATAGGAGACGATTCCAATGCCCACAAATACCTAAGAGGCGGAGCGATCGCAACAAGTGGTCAAACGAATGTCATTAGATTATTAAAACTTGAAGCATGGACTGGTGGCACCCTCACTTCTGGAGATATTGGAGATGTCGTTGACTATAATTCAGGTGGAGATGGCTCAACTGGTGTTTTGATAGGATATGACAATACAAACCACTATCTATGGGTTAGACAGGATGACACAGGTGACGTATTCTCAGATACAACCAATACCATTGACGTTGGTGGAGTAAGCTATGGTAGTATAAAAGACGTTAATGGTACATTGTCTGGAGATGAGTTGTTTGCTAACATCTATACTCTAGGTACCATTGCAACAAATCCATATCCCCAAATATATGTCTTCCAGAACAAAGAGGCTATTGCAGAGTGGTCAAGTTTAACAAACTGGGATAGAGGACATATAGACATTGTTATACAAGTCAAAGAGATGGGAGTAGAGATTGATGGTGCAGTTGTTACTGTGTTCGCTAGGCAAGGAGGAGACTTATACAACCACTTCGAAATTGACTTGAGTGCAGGCGGTCGTAACGCGGTACCGTTGGCTACATCTACTGACCTAGATCAAGACGACACAGGAGATTACTTCCTACTATACGATGGAGAAACTGGCGGTGGATTTGCTGCAGGAGACATTATTGTAGGGGCATCATCAGGTTCTGAAGCTGAAATACTGGCAGTTACAGATTGGGGAACAGAAGGCGTACTAAGGCTTATCGGTGTTTCTGGTGACTTTACAGATAATGAAAACCTACAGGTATCAGGAGCAACTAGAGGGGTCGCAAACGGTGACAGTACTGCTGGTTGTGTTGGAGATACATTCATGTACTTTGATAATGAATCGGGTACACTTACAACCAATACAATATATTACGCTACGTCAGGTTCAACAGCACGCAGGTTACTGGTTGGTAAAGACTCAACTAACTCCGCATTAGTACTAAGAGCTTCTCCTTCATCTGAAACAAACTTACAGGATGAACAGTACCACTATCACAAGTATGTTGATGATGAGACTATATCTGATGGTACAAATACCGCAGATGTCAACATGACATCAGGGTCTGTGATGGGTCAGACTATAGCAGGCTACTCCGTACACTGTGTATCTGGCTATAGTGATATCAAAATACAGAATGTAAACTTGGACTTAGCATATGATGGACAGACAGTAAACTTCAGTGTGGGAGATATAGTTAAAGGAGCTACTTCTGGTTCATTCGGTATAGTTATAGCAGACAATGATCAGGGAACTAGCGGTACTCTAACTTTAGGGAATGTAACTGGTCCATTCCAAGACGATGAAAACTTACAGGTTGAAGATGCTACTGGCGGAGGATTCACAACTCACGCAGTTGCTGATGGTACAGGTGAAATAATACACACAACAACAAAGAATTACGAGTTAGGCAGCTCATACAACTATGACGTAATCATAGATATGAACTACTACGATATTGCAGGTACACAGAGCTACCACATGGCTCCACATACCGTTGCAGAGTTATATGAATACCTTAAGTTTGTAAATAGATGGGATAGTAGTACAAGCATATACAAAGTACAGAGACCGTGGGGTAAGGTCTACTTCTATAACGAGACTGGAACGTCCTATACAGATGAGACGTCCGATTGGATTAGTGACACAGCGGATGACGTACTCTTTGATATGACTGAACAAGAAGATGCATTATACTTTGGATCAACTGAGAAATTCAATAAGGTATGGTATAATCTGACTACAGAAGGAGACCATGCTAACACCATCACGTGGGAATATTACAATGGTTCTACATGGACTGCTGTAACACACAATGGAGACGCCGGTGAAGGAGAGAGTCAAACAGGTGCTGGTGATTTCGATGGCTCAGGAACTGGATGGTATGCCGTTTGGTGGGATATGCCCACAAACTGGGCAGCAGGTGATGGTGACGGTACAGTTGAACAAGACTATTATTGGGTAAGAGCCAGAGTCTCATCGTTCTCATCAACTACAACTGACCCAGTAATAGGGCAGGGATACATGTGGGAAATCTATAATCCAGAAGTTGGAGAAGAGTATACCACAGCATACTATGGTTATGCAGAAAAGGCAGCAAGTCCATTCGGTACCTTTGCCGGAGGTGTATTCTTCGGTGCACAGGGTGTATGGATTGAGAATATGGCTACCTCTGACGAACAGGCATATTCCCTTATCGACTCAGATGGATCAGTGCGCAATCCTCCAAACAAGCAGCCAATAACTATCACAGGTCTGGAGTCAGGAGATAGAGTAACTGTGTTTAGACTGACCGGTAATGGTGGAGAAATAGATAAGGACATATACACAGTATCCAGTGGTTCACAGTATGGTAGCTCAGTAGTAATGACAGCTTCACTAGATGACGACACTCCAACGACCGGTGTACTCAGAATAGTTGATGACTCAGAGTCCTTAGAGTACAGGATTAGGTATGCATCGTGGAGTAGCGACACAGTTACGCTAAGAACCAAGGTGACTTCGACAACAGACCAGAACGGTGGTGCAACAATACTATATGATGCAGACGGTGACTTTGTTAACAATGGTATCATCTATGGAGATATAGTATGTAATGAAACAGATGGTAGCTATGCCTACGCTGTTACAGTTGCAGCTGGACAAGTAACAACTACAGCACTGTCCGGTGGATCTGGAAATACATGGGACAGCGGAGACACATACAGTTTCCATACCATCCCAGAGACACTAACTGGATCAGACACAGCATATATTCCGTTCATAGACAAGCAGGCTACTGGATCAACAGAAACAGTTACGGTAATATACACCACAGATAGAGACATCTTAGCCAGGGTTAGGAAGAAAGGCATCATTCCGTTTGAGATAGAATCAGACTTCGACAGCGATGGAGTAAGTATTCCAGCAACCAGAACAACAGACTCGATAGTATCATAGAAGGTGTAATGACTGTGGGATATACAGAAAGACAGCTAAAAACCATCCTCAACTATGACAAAGAAGCTCTGAAAAGGAATATAGCCAGGGCAGAAGATAATATCAAGATGTACGAAGAAGCCATTGCTAAGGAAAAGCAGACTATAACCGAGTACAGTTTCTATATTTCTCTTATAGAAAGGAATGAGAATAAACAATAAAGCACAGTGTGATCATTCCTATATAGGGAGTGCCGTTGACATCTAAGTTTACCTTCGATCCTGCTACTAAGTGCATATTAGTTAATGAACCACACATTGTCTACAGCGGTCAGGAATTATATGATGAATCAATGGATTGGTGTGATGAAGTACAAAATATGGGATACGACGTTCCTATGTCATCTACCGGTAAAGCTCCGTTGGGTGGAGGAGCGTACACCGACTCTGTGTACAGTCTAGTCAATAACTGGAAGATTAAGCCATGGGCTACTTCAGGACATAGCTTCAATGCAATTGACAGTGACTCTACTAAAATAACAGCAGAATCCACAGATTCTGGTGACACTACACAAACCATTACAGTCTACGGCTATGATGATACAGGAGATCCAGATGTATCGGATGCTATCACACTTAATGGAACGAATCCAGTTGATATCACTAAGAGTGGATCACCAATAGATTTCACTGCCAGAGGGTATAACAGTGGTATATATTACGTCCTACTATCTGCAGCCACCGCTGGTGATATAATCATTAAAGATAGCCTAGGTAATACCATAGTTACTTTAACAGCGGGACAGACAGTAGCGAGTGATGATTATGAATCGTTTGTAAGTGGAACTCTAATCACAGATGACGGCTCTCCTAGGTGGGTTATACCAGATCAGGGATATGTAGGAATGGAGTTCCAGGTAACATCACAAGGAATCATCATAGACGAACAGACTATGTTAGCACAGGTGTCTTCTATATATCAAATGGAAATGGGCAGGTGGAAGATAGATACGTCCACCAATAAGATGACATTCTATGATACTGATGGTACTACTCCACTAATAACCTTCAATCTTAAGGATGATGCAGGACTACCTTCAAGTACTAAGGTATACGAAAGAGTACCTGAATAATAATGCCACATACCATCATAACCAGAGGACTCGGTGAGCACCAACAGCTCATAACCCGAAGTTATGGTATTGTTGGCGAGTATCTAAATCTATTACAATCTTTAATACTATCACACTACTACAGCGCAGTATCTCAGTTACAGTGGTCATTAATCCAGGGTATCTCTATAGCAGATTACTTTAGTTATCTAAAGCCACTTGTATCTCAAGGATTTGTAGAGTCCATATATCTCTTAGATTACATAATAACAACGTATGGTTTTAGGCAGGTATGTGAGGACACATTACTTCTAATTGCATCTGCTATTCGCCAGGCAGACTTTAGACCATCTTTGATCCAATCATGGTCCATGTATAGTCTATATAACAGAATATGGGATGTACGTAAGGAGCTGACTCATTCTACATCTCTCTCGGCTACATCACAGAGAGTGTGGGGATACAGTAGGACTCTAGTAGACTCTGTAGTTGTAGATGGATACTTTATCTTTAAGCAATATATGTTATTCGTATTCAATGAGTACCTAAGTCTATACTCCATCTTCTTCAGGGAGGTAGAATATTACCGTAATATGTATGACAGTACTCTAATGGCAGGTTATCTCTCCAAAGTGTATGGGTGGGTATCAGAGACAGGTATGTCCGTCATTGACAATATCTCCAATAGATACAACCATCGCAGGATTACGGATATTAGAATACAGGATGCCTATAACAGGACATTAAGTTGGTACAGGAGTCCGTATACCCCTATCAATCTATACCATATCCTCTACAGGACATATTTCATGCTAAGGACCCAAGGTATCTCAGCACAGGACTTCATAGTTAAGGAATATCAATCGGTTAGATTACAGGGCTTAGATCTAAGTGATTACTTTAGTAGAGTGTCCGAGTGGTATAGAACATGGCAAGAGGCTCCTATTATCTCAGACTTCTATACATGGTGGATAGTCCTCAGTAAGTATGTAACAGTATATCTAAAGCGTATACAAACAGACATATTAACTAAGGATACAGGTGCACTCATGTATACAGCAGCAACTACTGTTATAGCTACTATAAGGGATATAGCCACTGACATATATACTAAGATAAGAGGAGATTAGAAGTGAGTGATTGGTCTGAGACACGGGAGGGTTATATAGATGATGTCTACATATCTAATGAGTCTGGTAAGAATTACTCAGTTAACTTAACAGAGAGTGTGTTTCTATCTGAGTTCACATCTCCGCTTAACAGGATACCATATATTATGCATCTAATGGATACTGCGTCTGATATATATCTCAAATCGCAGGTAGCTACTCTATCACTTCAGGACATAGAAGCCTTAACATACATCAAGAAGACTAGTACTACCTTAGAGGCTAAGTTCAAACAGAGGTACAGATGGTGAAGATAACTAAGGATATGCTCAAGGATATAAAACCCAGGGACTTTACACTTAATCAGCATGATATTGTTGTAGACGGTGAAGTTAAGACACACTGGGACATACGTGTTGAAGGTAGGAACTCTGAATGGAGTTTAGTAGATGATCCTACTACAACCGAATCTACCATAGTTATAGAAAGGAAGCTGAGACCCGTTCCCAAGGGTATTGAGAGTAATATCGTCAATATAGACTCTGGCTTAATTAATATCATAGATAGTGAAGAAGGTACAACTATGATCTTCGGAGGGGAGAAGCTCCAAGGCATATGGAAGATGTACAAAGACGACAGTTGTGTAATACCAAAGTCTGCAATATTCAAGAAGGAATCTTAGATCACCATTAGACCAAATATGGATCACATATAGGCTAAGAGAGATCTGGGACTATATCGATGTTAAGGTCTGTAGCTGTCATAACCTTCCCACCAGTCCACTCTATCTCTAACTCTCCTACATATCTACCAACAGTATCAAAGTCTTCGTCTTGAACAATATATGTACAAACTCCTGTTGTTGGATCTGGGTCTACTGTGCATTCGGCGTCTATGGTCAAACCTGTTTGACCAGACTTCTTTACCTTGAGCGTAACCGTAGCATTGGTTAAATCTACTAAGTTCTCCTGGGAATCCTTTATAGTAAATGTTAATGGGTAACCGTAGTCATTCCTTACTAATTCCAGTCTAGCCATGATATTCCTCCCTAATGTGTATATAGCCTGTAGGTGTATTTATATTTGGAGAGACGATGTATAGACCTACTAAGATAGATCCAGATATAATACTGAAGTGGGACACTAGGAAAGCCCTCCGGTTTCTGTATAAGTCCTATAAGGCTGGTCTGATTGATTTAGAGGAGTATGAGTATCTGAAGGATCTGGTTCTGTCAAGGGTATAAACCAGTTCTTAATTTCTACAGGCTTAGATAACTGATAGTAGTAGTCCTTCACCAAGGGACACTTTACTAATGATGCTAATTGACACTTCACTGGGTACTGTAATTCTTCAATAGCTACTTTAGTTAATGAATGATGTGTTAAGGTGTAGAGAGGACATATATTCTCATCATGAAACAGAGTACAGTCCTTTAGCTTTATTACAATAACATCACTGTCTTTGTCTAAGTCTACCATCTGTTTACTCTTACCACTGAAGTTGAATGTTGAGGTAGCTTCCTTAATGTTGACACCGTCTGATCCGATACTCAATAACTGAGATACTGCACTCTCTAATTCTGCTTTGGACTTAACCAATGAATAGGGTACTTTCCTCACGTGGATTAAATCATCCGGGATGAGGGAGTCCATTAACTCTACCCTTTCTTTATATGATCCGTTATGTATTGGTGTATTATCTAAGAATACTATTTCGTGTAAGTGGAGGACTGTACAGTCAGATGCGTGTGTGTATCCAAATGGCTTCTTCCTTAACTTTTCAGCACCAGCGGGGATAGGCTTACAGAGCTCCTCTATCTTATTCACTTTGATGTTGTTGCAGTCATACTGGACTATTGTACCCATACCTACAAACTGTCTATCAATTTTACTAAGTTCTAACTCTATCGAATCTAACTTAAGTGGTACCTTGTTCTTGCGGATTATTGTACGACTGCCAGGGAAATGATGTACAGATACAGGTATACCATCATATCTCTTCTCTACGAATAAACCGTCATCTATTCTAACGCTGCCCCACTCATCCCATAAAGTCTGTAGATTAGTATATGTATTGTCTGATGGACGCGTATATCTAAGGTAGTCTGTAGGATTAAATGTGCTTCTATAGCTTAGTTTCTGGAATGCATCCCTGTAAAGGGGAATACTATATCCAAAGGGAGGACCCTCTGTAGAGAATATGACCCTGATACTCTTCTTAACTCTGTCATCTCCTATTAAGCTGGCTATCTTACTGATTATGCGGGGATCTACTTCATCCTGCCCTACCACTATGTCTATGCCATCAGATATTGTAGTTATCCCTTTGTTAACTATATCCCCTGTAACCCACATCTTAGGTGGAGGAGCGTCTAGAGAAAACTGATCTGGTAGCATAGACAGGAACTGCTCTAATGTAACTTTATCCTCTATATCTAATTGAGGTGTATCCCCAATGTCAGGAGCAGGTATTTCAGGTGTGTCCTTATCCATTGGTGCATAGACTGGATGTATTATACCTCTTCTCTCCATTTCCTTAGCTACAAGGTCATGAAACTCCTTTATCCCGAGATGGTGACCACTATGGCAGTAAGAGTGTATATAGAGTAGGTCTCTATTACTAAGTCCACTTAACATCTTAAAGGAATAGTCTTTCCTATCGAGTAGACCATACTCTTTCTTCCTAACCCTAACAGGCAAAGGACCAGGGAACTTCCTAAGCCAGTCTATTTCATATACATAGAAGTCAAACTCATCTTCTTCGTCCTCATCCTTTCTCTTACTTACTGATTTCTTAAGGATGAAGGTACCGTAGGATACTACATCTTCTATTAGGTGGATAGGCTGTCCTACATAGTCATCAAGGCTGACACTAGAAGTAAACGTACTCTTCAACCCATTCCATAGCAATCTACCTATGTCAGACGCAACTCTGTACCCATATCTAACAGGAACTTCCCAGAACCTCTTAGGAAGTATGTCTACAATGTCAGCAGTAGTAAGCTGCAGGTCTTCTATCTCCTGCACACTTAGATCTAAGTTGTTCTTCTTAACCCACTTACCGTCCCTTTTCTCATAGACTTTCTTAACAGCTCCCCAAGCATACCGGGCTGGCTCACCTTCGACTTTATCTGGATTGGCTATGGCATAATTATATGCATTCATCCATATCCTTAATGCAGACACTGGTAGTGTATTTCTGACACTGGCAGGTAACTCAGAGATAGACTTATAGGGCATCTGTGTCTCTCCTACTATCTTTACAGTCTGTATAGAATTAAGTCTAACTATCGTTATGATTACGTGAAAGCAGACTTATAATGCTCCAAGAGCGAGTTATAGCTACGTGATTTCATTGACAACTGAGATTCATAGGGATCAAGGATATGCTTTTAAGATAAGGAATAGAATACAATCATCCACAAGGAGATTAATCCGATGGATGAGCTATTAAGGACCACTGACGATTCGTGGAGTAATGATATTGAGAGTTACATACAGAAGAGTGACTGGCAGATTAAGGAGAACGCTAACTCAGATATATCATACTCAGGTCTACAGGCATATATGACTAAGAAGAACATTAAGAGATACTCACTAAGCCAGTATCCCGATATGATTAGGAAGGCTTACTTAGATGGGTACTTCCATATACATAATCTCAGCGATGGTATAGTTCCCTATTCGTATATAGGCTCTACATCAATCCTAGTTCGAGATGCTAACATCAAGAGACCTTTCTTTACGTCTCTTAAAGACGTACAAGGTAAGAGCAATCTAGAGACTTTACAGGACAATGCTACCTGGGTTAATATAATTGATACACAGTCACATCCCTCACACTGTGATCTAATTGGAATTGAAACAGACAATGGAAGGATACTAATTGTAACAGAGGATCACCCTATCTTTGTAGGACTTACAGAAACTACTGTGCCTGCTTCAGAACTGAATGTAGGAGATAAGTTAACTACAGCTCTTCCATCTAGACGATTTGTCTTTGGAAGAACACACATTGCGTCTGATATTGCCTGGTTGTTAGGAATGTACATAGCCAAAGGATTCAAAAGAGGGAAGAACTATTGTATAGAATACGATTCACCAGAGAAGAACAAGATACTAAGGGTATTAGTAGACTATAATATAGATTTCTCGATATACGGGAAGGATATAGTTATTAATGGAGATAATCTGTTAGTCAAACGTCTATTCTCTGTTCCGGAGAACGGATCCCACAATAAAGCTATTCCATATACTGACTTCACCCAAGAGACCTTCTTTGATATCATAGCAGGTATAATAGACGGAGACGGTTGGTGTATCACCCCTAAACAAGGAGCATCTATAATTGGGATAGACACTACATCATATGAATTAGTCAGCCAACTAAAGACACTGTTTGATATCATACGTCTTCCGGTAGCAATGAGATTTAGTACCACTGAGAATATATTCAAACTTAAGATATTCATGGAAGAGAGATGCATCACTCTATTCTCTGAATCATTAAAGATTACCAGTAAGAATGATATTCGGTACAGAGTTGGAAAGACAGGCAATATAGATTACTACGACAGAACTCCTAGAGTAAAGAAGCTATGGAGGATTCCTTGGAAGGGGAAGATGGTCTATGATATAACAACAGAATCTGGTATATTCTCTACTGTTGGACTCAAAGTACATAATTGTTATGGTGCTGATCTGTTCAAGCTGTTGAATATGGGACTAATAACTACAAGAATTAGATCTAAGCCTGCTAAGCACCTTAATACAGCTGTAGACCATATAGTGAACTTTATGGCTACATCACAGCAGGAATGGGCTGGTGCCCAAGCTATATCTAATGTCAACTGGTTGTTAGCCCCGTTTGTCTACCACGACAACCTATCCTATGAGGAAGTTAAGCAGGAGATGCAGAGGCTTATATTCAATCTAAATTATCCTTCTAGAGCAGGTTATCAGTGTGTATCCGAAGATACCCTTACTCTAACTCTAGATGGATGGAAATCAATAGATGAGATATCTGAGTCCGACTTAGCCTTAACCTTCAATATGGAGACTAGAGAAATAGAGGTATTGCCCATTCACAAGGTAGTTAGATACAGTTACAATGGATTAATGTATCACATACACAATGAGAGAACTGATCAATTAGTTGTTCCAGAACACAGAGTTATTACATTTCCCTATTATGATGATACTCCTAGATTTGAGATGGCTAAAGACATATTCGATAGGAAATCTAGAGTCTTAGTTCCTGCTATGGGACTTATTGACAGGGAAGATTATCCAATTACGGATGAAGAAATAAGGTTGTGGGCATGGATAGTCTCTGAGGGTAATATAACACCTAACAAAACCAAAGAGGATAGAATAGTAATAGGACAATCTATACTCAATCCAGAGAATATAGAGTGCATAAGATCCACTCTGTCTGATAATGGTATAGAATGGACAGAGTCTGAATATTCCGGCGGGTGTGCTAATGCACCAGTCAAGAGATTTACTTTCTATAAGAGTGGATATAGTAAATCCATACCTAAGTGGACATCTTTGTTGTCAAGAAACCAGGCCAGATTGTTCTTATCTGAATATAGGTTGGGAGACGCATCTAAGTCCAGATTTAGGCTATATACTAATTCCGAATCCGACTTATTGAGATTCCAAGAATTATGTGTTATTGCTGGGTACTTAACCAATAATAGATTAAGAGACAACGGAGTTTATGATATATCTATAGTTAGGGACTTCACAGATAGAACTTATGCAGAGGTTGAGACTATTCCTTACGATGGAAGAGTGTATGGTATTAATACAGACAACAATAGCATGATAGTTCTTAGAAATGGTAAGATAGCCTTCACTGGTAATACACCCTTTACTAATTTAATATTTGACTCTAAGTGTCCTAAACAACTCAGGGAGTTACCTGTATTAGACAATGGTAATACATATGAAGACTTTGCAGATGAAGCAGAGACTATAATCAAAGCCTTTAATCATGTTCTGTATGAAGGGGACGGAATAGGATCTGTGTTTACGTTCCCTATACCAACTCTAAATCTGATCAAGTCTACAGATTTTAGTTCAGATCTATTCTATGAGATAATGCGTACAGATGCTAAGTTCGGTAACTGGTACTACATGAACTATGTAGGTTCTGGCATTGATGAAGACAGCGTACAAGCAATGTGCTTCCAGGGAGAAACCAAAGTCATCTATCGCGTTGATGGTAGAGTTTCTAGAGATACCTTAAGGAATCTCTATAGAACGAGCACTAAACACAACATAGAAGCACTAGTCAATGGTGAGTTTGTTCCCTGCTACGTAGATGCTTATCAGTACGATAGCAATCTATTGTATGTTTATCTAGACAACGGTAACATACTAAAGGTTACGAAATCACATCTATTCCTAACAGATGATGGAGTGATTAGAGCCGTTGACTTACGACCGGGAGTGAGACTCCCAATGGCATCTACTCCATATGATACAGAATATGGAACTTATGATCTAGGTAGGCTAATTGGACTATACATTGCAGAAGGACTAGACACTGGTAAAGCGATACAGTTCACCTTCCATTCTGATGAAGCAGAACATATAGATTTTATAACTAAGTTCCTGCAACGCACGTTAGGAGCGAGGTCGATTAAGGTACCTGATCCTAGATCCTCTGCTGTTTCCCTATTAACGTATGATAAATCTGTTAGAGGATTAGTCAGAAGCTTCGTGAGTGGAAGGTTATCCACCGAGAAGAAACTAAGAGCTGCTGTCTTTAGAGGGTCTGTAGACTTCAGACAAGGACTGATAGATGGTCTATGGCAGGGGGACGGCTACAATAGAGACAATGAACTACACATTAACAATCCAGAGTTAGCCGATGATATCTGTGATGTATTAGGAAGCCTTGGTATAAAATATACTAGAACACTAAAGACATCACAGGTAATACGTATCTGTAAGGATAATAGCAGTAAGTACACTGATCAAGGTGGTTATCAGTGGGTATCGGTCATAGACATTAAGGAGAAGTATCACGCTGACACTGTATATACTCTTGAATTACCAGAGCCGCATCTGTATCAACTAGCTAATGGTGTAATAACGCATAACTGCTGTAGATTAAACTTAGATCTAAGTCAGCTACCACCTGCAGGAGGTAGGTGGGCTTTATCAGGCAACACAGGTTCAATAGGAGTAATAACACTGAATTTAGGTCGTCTGGGGTATATCAGTCGTGAAGAGAGTGAGTTATTTGATAACCTAGACATGACTCTTTCTATGGCTAGGGAAGCACTAGAGATTAAGGGCGATATAGTCAATAAGTCTATTAATAGTGGACTTATGCCTATAGCAAGAATCTACGAAGTAGACCTGAGTAGATTCTTCCGTACTATTGGTATAGTCGGTCTTAATGAGATGTGCATCAACCATACAGGAAGTAATATTATAGAAGCTGGAGACTTAGCAATTAGAGTCCTTCAATACATCAGGAACTGGACTAAGACAACACAGCAGGAAACGGGTCTGCTGTGGAACTTTGAGATGACACCGGCTGAAGGTTCTGCTACTGACTTAGCCATCAAAGACAGGAAGAAGTACCCAGATATATATACGATGGGAGAGACAGATTCCCCATACTATACTTCTATGATAACTCCACCTTCCTATGAAATGGGAATGGAGGAGAGACTGCTCTTTGAAGAGCCATATCTCACTACCTTTACCGGTGGTACAGTCCATAGAATATATGTAGGAGAAGCTGACCCGCACCCAGCAGGTCTAGCTAAGCTAACGGAGAGTATAGCTAAGAACACCAAGGTACCATACTTTGACTTCTCTGCTACGTTTAGTATATGCCCCAAATGTGGTAGCTACCAACGTGGTGTACACTATGACTGCAGCAGTTGTGGTGGTGCAACTGAGGTATTCTCCAGAGTCGTAGGATATTATAGGTCAACTAACAAATACAACAAGGGCAAGCTCCAGGAGTTTAATGATAGGACTTACATCAATGTAGCATAGCCTGTACCATATCCCTATCCATATATTTTTTGGAGCTAGTACATTTACTACTGTATAGGGGACTTTATGGATGTTAACGGGCACGGGGATCCTATACAATTAGGATCTAGATTTATACTACACCAACAACTACGATACAGTTATGATCTGGATTTGGATTAGACACTGACATATGACGACGCGTATCTATATGCAGAGTCACCCTTAAGGTTGAATTTTATTTATTGAGGAGAACATGAAACCTCAAAACGAAGAAACAGAAAGGGTGAATATAGTAGGCGAGTCACTTTCACCCAACACCTCCCAAAATACCCCTAACAGTTTATATAGTGAAACGGTTAGGGGTATAACCATGTCAGCGAAAGAAAAGGAAAAGGAAGACACCTTAAGGCTACTTAACGAATACGGTATCGGATTAGATGTATCGGTTAGGGTGTTAAGAAAGAAAGGTGTAAAATGTAATAAAACACAACTACATAGACTAAAGAGACAGTTCGGCATATCACCTAAGAGAGTATTCGACCGTAAATATGAAATAGAAAAGCAGAGCTACAACACGGATAAACCTAAAGAATTAGTTACTCACGCTTTAGACGGATATGGGCTATCTAACGGCTCTATAAAACGTCGGCATCATGCACGTGGTTACGTACGGTATGAAGATAAAGCAATAATTAAAATGTTGATGCTCGTTAACGTTCAGACACAAAAAAGGTATTATCATATATATTATGAACCAACAGAAACGACAGTTAGGATACTCCAACTCATACAAAAAGCAATAGATAACGGCGAAGAAATCAAATACCTAAGAATGGATAGAAAAATCAATGCAGTTATTGAGGGGTTAGAGAAATTGGGAATAACACCAATAGTATATAGTAAAACGACAGATACACCATATAACTCACCAGCTGAGATGCAATTTGGTAATATCAGTAAATGCTTCTACTCTATCTTAGAGAAGTTTCAAAACGTAGACATAGAAACAGCTAAGCAACTGTTTGAGGCAATATTGAAGGTGTATTGGGAATACGATGATACAGCCTTAGCACGATGGAACGCACAACAAATACGGAAAAGCGAAAGGGTAGCAATACCCAATACCCATATGGATTAACTACTAATCCCTTTCTTTTTATGAGGCGTCAAAGTCATGAATCTGGCCACCAACAATACCCAATTGAAACGGTCTTACACAACACCGTTTCATGCAGACAACATAGATACATAATCCATAATCTCTTTTTATCCATGTTGTAGCCTTTTATTCATGAGTGACAGAAATCCACTGCTCATAAGATTCGAAAAGGCACGGACACAGACAGAGAGACTAAGATACTTTAGCCTAATCATTAACTGCCTCTATCACCAACTAAAATCAATGCACCGTTTAGAGCATGAATCATAAACGTTAAATACCCTTAACCCTCTTTTATTTCAACTATGTCAGCGATAACAATACAGCTCGACGAATATCCTAACAGCTTACGAAATAGACTAATCCGCCTAATCCAAAATTGGGATATGTTCCAACACCTAAAACTAAATACAGAGTTAGATATTCTTATTCACTTATTCCGTATATCGTTCCGCGATATAACAGAGAACCACGCTTACATAGTTAGGAAATACTCGAGAGATGATAAAGATGATACTAAGTGAAGAATATGAGAATAAGATACGTGAGGGAATACCCTTCTACACTGAAACCATAGACTTTATCCCTTCTATGGATTTGTCGGATACAGCCATGATACACATAAAAACCAATGATACAGTTATCCGATTTGAAGGCTTTAAGATACCACACAGAGAACATACACTAACAATATATGTGCACCCCTACGATGAACATGAACCACGGTGGGCAACCGTTCATAACGAAGGTATGCAACTTCAATACTATAACAGAGAGGCTATGTTAAACGCTGTTATCTCATTAATAGACGTTCATTATAGACTTAAGCAGAGTTGTGTCATATGATGACTTATGCTGAGGTAACAGACACTAAAGAGAAGCTAATGTTATTCTCTAATCACTACCTACGTCCCATATCCGTTTCACTAAGCGGTTACTACTTAATGTTCAATAATGAACACAAACATACAGCCATGATACATTATGTTGGCGGCTACCTATCTATCCATGTGGTTGAGGAAGATAACGACTACGATTTATGGGGTTTAGCTCCAATGATTAAGAGAACACCCTATGCCTTAGACTTTATCAATGTTCACCAATATCTTACGTCGAATGGTTTTACGATAAACACAGACCACGATAAAGACACAGTGAAAGCCTATACTCAATGGTTACAGAGTCACGGTTATGGTGAGTGGTTAGATGCGTAAGAAATACTACGCTATACCCATAGCCTTTAATCTCCTATTTCTTTCCTTTCTATATCAGACACAGATAACTCCATTAAGGGAATGTATAGAAGAATTAGAGACAGAGAATAAAGCACTAACTAACGAATACGATAAACTGCTAAAGACTCACCAACTAACAACGGAGATACTAAATAATACTAAACAGTCATTGAAGGGATGGATGGACGCTTATCATGTATCATATCAAAACGGACGCTTAAGTGGATATTATGAGGGATACATGGACGCACTCAACAACAGAGAACCACGATATAACTTAACGGAGATACAGCCCTAATGCCTAACCGCCTTATACGCTGTTTAAACAGAAATAAGAGGGGTAAGGTATGTGGATATATCTTTACTCACGCCGTTGATAGATTGGGCACTGTTGTAAGATGTCCACGGTGTAGGGGTAAAGTAAGAGTGACAGAGTATAACTCATGTTTAGCTGAAACCCAAACACAGATAGATAATAAGTTGTTTGAAACAGCTTATACTATCCACGGAAATACTAAGGGGTCTTATGTCCATAAGAGAAATAAGTATAGACACAAATACAATAGATAACACTTCCCCCTTTATTTCGATAATCTTAAATATACTCCATAAGCTATATGTTCGGATAGGTTGAGGGCAATATAATCGCTGACATAACCCTTAACCTATCTATTCCTTTATGAAACGGTCTTACACAAAGCCGTTTCATGTAGGAAGTGTTAAATACTCTATTCTCTTTCTTCTTACCCAATGTCGTCAACAATAGAGTTTACGATGACGCCAATATACACTCAAACCTTATTCACTCAGAGATTTATCAAAGTCGAGAGCTTAACTCATCTAAGGAGTCTAAGCAGAGGCACATATCTGTATGAGGATAATGCCCCACTCACGAAGCCGTTTAATGTTGTAGTTACTAAGCCTATACAGAACCTTTATCGAGAGATGGAACGTATAGGATTTGTAAACGGATTAAGGACTCTACCCCCTCATATAATCAACATAGGGGAATACCACCCTATACATGGTAAGAGAGTATGTTAATGACAACATAATACGGTCTTGTGTAAAGCCGTTTCATTAATGCAAAGTGTTAAATAGCTATCCGATGTCGTTTATCCACTATGTCAGTCAACACTATGCCGAAACTCCCTAAGACTGTATCCAAAGGTAGCATATCCCCACAGCTACAACAAAAACTAGAACATATGAGAGAACACGGTAAACTAAGCGTAGGCTATGCTTTACGGATACAGCGAGAGTTAATGAATATAGAACAACCCATTAACATAGACAGGAAGCTACTTAGGTTAATCTACGGTAAGCCTTTCCAACGAAAGGAACTGGAGATAAGATTACGTAAGCACTATAAGCTAAGAGACATAACAGAGTTTACAGCTACTAAGGTTATTCTTACACTCTTAGAGTTAGGGATAATAGAAATAAGAAGTGTATTAAGGATTAGGAACCGTGAGTCTAAAAAGAAAAGATGGGATAAACTAACGTATTATGAATTAACGAGGACAGGGATGCACTTAGCATATCCTATATCTTACCCGCCTAAGATGGTGGATGAATCACTACCTTCGGCACTACAAGAGCTAACACCTACACACAGCATAATAGAGGCGATATAATGTTAGAGTTTAAGGATATGATAGACAGTCTAAGTCTACATGGTTTATACATGGAATTAGAATACCAACAGACACTTACAGATAGGGACAGAACCAGAGAGATAGAATATATACAGAACCGCATAAAGGAATTAGAGAAGATGAACGGTTGTCTTACACGCGGTCGGTTCCAATGCCCGTACATAGAGATATGGTTAATTGGTGATTCAACCGAGCTGTATTGTACCAACAGGGGCGTAACCATATCTGTATCAGACTGTAAAGCGTGTATCATAGACATGAGTAGAATAAACAAACCAATACATCCCCAACAATGGATAAGGAGAATATCCTAAATACCCCTTTTATTTCCTTATAGAAACGGTCTTGTGTAAAACCGTTTCAATCAGTAAATCAGTAAAGGAAACCGCCTCAATCAATTGTAAAGTTGTGTCAACTGTTTACGACTTACGACTTAGCTGTTTACGACTTAGCTGATTGATTTATGAAAGGTTGACCAACGACAGATTAATCACCGATTGACCGATAGCTATCATAAGTAGGGTGTAGGGTATGTATGTATGTATAGGGTATATTATTATGTTAAAGATAGAATAATCAGATTAACCGTAGAAGAATGGTGGTAGTAGCGTTAGGGCGATGGGCGGCGATAGGTTTATAAATCCATTGAACCGCTATTAGAACGCTGATGCGTTATGTCGGCAAAACCCAACGAAAAGGAAACGAATGTTAGCCTTCGCATACCCACACAGGTACGAACCGGTGACCTTCCCGCCAAAATCTATGTGACCTTCGAGGAGGATTCACATAAGATAGCCCTCAATAACACCTTCCCCAACTACGAAAGAACTGCAGTGGCTAAAGAGTTAGCGGAATTCTGGTTCCCCGAAGTCATAGACAAATTCCGTGAAGCTATGTCCGAAGGCAAAGAAAAGGTTATCTTTACACTCGGATAGGGGAACCGGCGAGTGTGGAGATACCCATTCCCTTTTTTATATTCTATCATAACGATTTTATCAGCTAGAGCTGGAGTTAATCGGCAATTACCGACGAGAGCTAATATATTTCCGAGAGCTGGTTTAACACGATTAACGAGAGCTAATAAGTAAGGTGCTGGGCAGTGGAAGGAGAACAAGAGCTAATAGAGCAGGAGCAGGGTAATCTCCTAAAGGTTGTTAATGTAGTTGTACCTAAATATACCCCGATAAAGTCTACTAGAGGAAAGATAGGTAGGTTATTACGGGGAGATATTGTTAGGGTAGGTAGGTACGACCTAAACCTACACTACGGTAAAGATTATACAGCTATTAAGATTAAACCAGTCAAGACCAAGACACGCACGTTCTGGCAATTTGACGGTAGCCCCCTGATTATAAGTGAAAGAATTAATACACCTAGAGTTAAGGTAGAGACATCTTATTTCCTATGGGAATTGGTAAAAGGTAAGCACCTAGACAATAAGCTACTATCTAAGCAGGTGATTAACCTGCTTGACAGACTGAAAGAGGTGCTTACATGAGTAGTAAAGAAAAGATAGTAGCTGTTAAAGTCCCAGTGCCCCCAGCACCGAGACCAAGGGTGAGTGGTTCCAAGCCTAAACCCAGACCTAAAAAGATGGATTGGAACTGTTCACTCTGTAAGAACATGGTGTGTCTCGATGAGGGTTTCAATCTTAAAGAGTATATCAAGGACAAGAAGCTACCTTCATATTGTCCCCTAGTTAGTCCGGTCTTTAGTAGTAGAAGGGCTAGGGATATGATAATAAAGTACAATGCGGCGATAGCTGACCGCAGGGCTGATATGGAAGAAATAAAGGCTCGTCTTAAGCTATTGAATCAAGATATATCTGCTATGTTGGTGGAGAGGAATAGACAGCTTAAGGAGTACTACAGAAAGCATACAGTCACTCAGGTGACTGAAAAGAGAAAGAGCACGAGAAAGATTACACCAGATAAGATACCCAGGTTCACAATACGGGTGGAGATTGAAGAATAATGGGAAAGAGAGGATGGCGCGGTAGAGTACATTACCCGCCTAACATGACGGTAATAGAGTACTGCGAACTGGTTAAGCGTGTAGAAGAAGCACCTACTATCCGCCTCATATTCGAGAAGAAGACCAAGACTGAGAAGGGCAAGAGATAGACCGATAGCTGGTTTCTTCTCTTATTATTCTCCAACAGGAGTTGGAACCAATGAGTTGTACAGAATGTATGACCAAGATTGGATTCGACCCCAATTATCAGGACAGGTGGTGCAGTCGCCAGCCGTTCTGTGGGTTAGAGAATCCCCGAGAAGATAAGTGTGAGTAACACTTAGGAGAGAGAAGTAAATGGAAGAGTACAAGAAGTCTATTAGGCGCATATATCCAGGTGCAGTCGTAGATATGATTCCTCGTATATTCTCCATTCTAGAGAATAGACAGCAGATACACACTACTCTAGCAACGCTAGAGGTAGTTTTAGAGAATCTAATATTGCCGGTTATTACCGATGAAGATGATAGATTACTCAAGGTACTTGAAGTTAGATTCGATGATATTGCAACGCTAGTCGATGAGATAATGGATGATGTAGGGTTTAACTAATGTCTGCTATATGGATAAAGTCTGGTCATGTGTCGGGTATCATAGGCGAGTATACCTATGTTGAGACGGTACGGACTGCCGTCGGGATAAGGATTCATTTCAGACACAATGAACCAGACAGAGATGGTCTAACTATTCATCTCGAGAGAGATTCTTTCTTAGAGTCTCAGGATGGAGATATTAGGGAAGGCTTGCTAGAGCTGGAGGGATTGGCTCCTTCCCTTAGAGGAGATGGAATAGAGAGAAAGACCAGCAACATATTCGATAAGTATTAGATGAACGAGAGTTAGGAGGAATAGAGCTGGTTCAATTTTATTATTGTGCTAAGTGCTGGGAAATATGGGGAGCTAACAACAGGAGATTATATGTAGCTTCATTACCATTCGGTAATGATTATACCTGTACTCTCTGTATGGCTCCAGCTCAGATAGTTGTATTCACTTCATATCGAGAGTTAATGGAGTACATCAGGAAGAGGTTAGGCTATAGCTTAATTGGTAAGAAACACCCTCTGCGTCTGTCCTGGCAGGACCAGCTAAATGGTCTGAAGAATCCAGAGGCACTTATCACTAAGAACATTATTGTTACCAGTCACACACTTAGGGATAAGTCTTAAGAACAAGCCTAAAGATTATCAGGTGGTTATTATGGGAGAGGAAAGAACATTCTCTGTGATATTGCGGGTAGAGGGAGATACTCTTGCAGAAGCTAGGAATAAGGTACTCAGAGTCTTAGCTAAGGCTGAGCTAGAGGGAGACATCACTCATTTCCAGTTGGTAACAATTACAGCTTGTGAGAAAGATGGGAGAAGATAGGTGTTATAGGGCACTAATCTGGTTTGGTGAGAAGCATAAGGCTCACCCGCGAGTTAAATATTGTAAGGCTGAATCAGAGGAAGAAGCAACGAGAATAATCTCTGCTGTTTATCCCAACCATAAGAGTATTTCAGTATGGGACTGCCTCGAGAAGAGTTGTGAGAGAAAAGATATATTCACTAGAGAAGTGTTAGAAGATGGGCGAGAAAGTAGTAAGGCTGAACCTGAGCAATTTGCTCAAGACAGCTAAGCCAGAGAATATTAGCGATTCGGTCTTTAAAGTAGACCCACTGAGCCTGGAGGAAATCAAGACCGCTATATCTCTTTTAGAGAGGTATAGAAGGATGGTATTAAGAAGGAGGTACTCTGGTATAGTCCAATCAACTATCCAGCACTTAGAGGTATTGAAATACTCTATGGAGTCTGGAAAGTCATTAGATGAATTAGAGAGCTGATAGGAGACTGGAGAGTAGAGGGAGCAAAAAGGGAGACCGGTAGCAAACCTGCTAGCTACCCCATAACTCGAATAAGACCCAGCTATAGAGCCCGTCCCCAAGGTGAGTGGCAAGATGTATAAGACCACAACTTCGTGGACAAGCGTAGGAACGCTTGGGATGATGCTGAGTCGCCGGGGAGAGTAGAGAGGCAATATGCCCGCCCCGTTCCCCTACCCAGTAATCTCAGGTGAAACGCTATGGAACTTAATATTGTTGAGATAGATAGGCTCAAAAGAGCAGTACTCTTCTTTAGAGATACAGCTTGTACCGATAAAGAAGGTGAAGCCTATGGAGAGCTTTATGTTAAGCTCTGTTCTGAACTAGAGTCTGAACTTACTGCTTCAGCATCTGCTCTAGAGAAAGTAGTGGAGTTACTGAGGTGAGCTTATGAACTACTCGAGTGTAACTCACATCTTAGAGATGATGAAACAGGATAGTAGCTTCGACTTCCAGCAGTGGTTAATGACCACTGATACACAGAAGTTAATGTGGAGGTAGAGACGAGATGTTTACTAAGGTAGATAAGATTAAGGAGGCACTACCTCACGGTTCTGGTATCAATTACCAGTGGGATGTCGAAGATAAAAGGAAGTACTACGGTGCATACAACTCCTTCGATGTACTGAACGAGTACGGAGCTGAAATAGGTGTGGCGGACTTCCAGCTCATAATTCCCAAGCGAGAGCCAATGGAATTTAGGCTCCACTTTAAGGGACAACGTTCAGGTTACCTTGCATACTACTACGGCTTGCGTATGTTTCTAGAGGACATCTTTGCTGATAGTATAAGGGATATGATGAAGCAGGGAATACTCTAGTTTATCATTATCATGTCTGTACTTGACATAATAGACAAGACCGAGTTTGGTCCTGTAGATTGTGTACCGATTGCTTCTATCGAGGAGTTTAGACAGCTCTATAAGGACTTTATAGTTCATCAGGAAATAGATTTGTCTAACGGTATAGAGACTCTGTATATCGAGTTCCCTATGTCAGGAAATGACTGGAATAATAAGGTACACAAGTTCAAGGCTAGATTCGATAAGTATGGGAATACGGTAGATATACCCCCAGACTCATGGACAGCGCGTCACTATGACCCGTATGATGAGCTGGGTTTATAGCTACACTTTATGCTCGTGATTCGTATGAGTTTCGAGGAAGAAATCCAACCTTGGCTTAAGAGAGCTAAGGATATGGGCGTTCTTGATAAGCTCGATACCTACGACACTACAATCCTGAAAGTCGTCTGGGAAAGACAGGGTAACACCCTAATTGGTGGAGACCCAGTTGGATTAGGTGTAGTACAGGATTATGTAGTGGCAGAGGTAGGTTATATATCAGAATCTGAGCTTCTAGAACGTATAGAGAAACTATCTGGGTTAGGATTGGTGACTCGATACCTGGCCCTGCCAATATAGGAGAAAAGGAGGGAGTATATGATTCCAATGAGACATCTGGAGCAGATTACTCAGAGACTACACGAAATAGCCCGTAGGAATATCGGACACTGTGACAGGTGTCATGCTGATGATACCTTTGTGAGGTCTTGTGTTGTCTGTGGTAATAAAGTCTGCTCAGACTGTATAGACTGGATGTTGATGGCTCAATTAGATACGAGCCTCATAACCTGTCTCGACTGCTCGTCTAGAGGGCTTACCCCACATGACATGAGTCCATTAGGAGAGGAACCTCTGTGACAGAGGGAAAGATGTTGAGTAGGTGGAGGTGGCTGGGGGGAGACGTGGATCCCTACCGCTACGGCGGGAAATGGTATCTCCACGAAGAAGGTAATGATTATGCTCACGTTATCGAGTTCCGCCCTCTAGATTTCCCTGATTCACCGTTCAAGTATTGCGCGTCTTTATCCGTCGTCGTTCTCGATGAACGAGATCTAAAAGCCGCCTATGAATGTGCTTCGTACTGGGGTCTTCCGAAAAATGTGGATGACTTGAGCTTTCAGCAAAAACTTGAAGTGTTGTACTCATACATCGGTGGCGACTGCATTCTCACCCTGAGAGGCAGTAACTACCGGTTGATCATGGACACGCTGAAAGATGCAGCATACGCTGGTCCTTATGTTAACGTACCCAAGCAGCTAAACGCTAAGTGGTTTTAATTACGAACACTAGTTGATATTAGTACATGAACCTATTAGGTGTCTTAACTACTGTAGGCAAGATATATTTGATAGCCTACATTATTGCTCTCATCTTTATGAGAGTAGCTAGATGGATTTTCAGGAGATAGTGACCAAATGAATGTATCTCAGGGTCTTGCCCTATGTAAGGAGATTAGAGGCAAGATAATAGATGCTGGCTTTAGCTTCACAGGTAATGGAGCTTATGCCAAATCATACATGAACGCTCTGGAGCAGTGTGTTAGAGAGAACCCGTCTGAGCCGGAGCACGCGATAAAGGTTCAGGTAATGTACATCTTTACCAACCTAAGAGCACGTACACCTGAGCAGAAGTCTCTCAAGAAAGAGATGCTTAAATGGGGTGGCTCGAGATAGGAAGCGGAGAGAAGATAGTTAGTGTTGTTATGCCTAACTACACTCCAAAATCCCAGAAGTCTAAGAGTGAGTGGGAAGATGTAGTTATTGACCTAGACTCCATACGACCACTCAAACTCGACTTTGACCTGAAGTTTACTGGGTTTACTAAGCCCTATAAAATGGGTGATAAGAACTTCCCCCTACCTGCCAAATTCGAACAGCTAGTATGGAAAGGCAGGAAGAAGATAGCTAGGGTGTTAATCTACCTTCCTCCAGAGATGGAGGGAGCAACTCTAGAAGTTGCGATTAGTGAGAAAGTGAAACCTAGTGGATAAGGTTGGATACGAAAAGTATGAAGGGAGTCTGAGATATAGTTGACAATACTTCAACAAGATAAAGAGATAAGCCACAGATTCAAGACCTATCATATAGTTATAGACACGACACAAGGAACAGTTGAAGATGGGTTTGTGGGGGCTTGGGAAATACCAGCCTTTGCTGAACGTATATGCCTCATGCTAAATCAGGAAGATACAGCAGGACATAGTGCTCTACTAGAGCGCATTAAGGGAACTTCAGGTTCTAAGCAGTCAGAAGGTGAGTAAGATGGGTAGGTTAGATGCTCATAGACTAGATGCTCATATCACCGGGCTGTATGACCCCTGTGCTCCATTTAATCAACCAGACTTTCCACACCCCCAATGTGAGTCTTGCCTCAATGAAGAATGTAATCCATGGGAAGGGCTCTGTCCGGAGCTAGAAAGACAAATCTATGAAGATTACATGGCTGAACGCAGAGGTGATTTAGCTATGTACTTAGGGTGGTTGTTAGAAGTAGAATGGAGAGAAGCGATGGACTTAGATCTAAGCCTGAAGCGTGACTGGCTTATTGTCAATCTCCTAAACATAGTTGGCATCCATCCACAGAAATATATCAAGTACATTCCTTTCAAGTGAAGAAAGTGTCTTTTACTGTTGTTACCTGCCCATGTGGATATACCTACTTTATCAGGACTAAGTTCCTGATGAGAGCTAAAAGGAAGAATAGGGAGCTGGTATGTCCTAAATGCTTGAGGAGATACAAACCGTTCTGATCAAGTATGTCTGATACAGAGAAGGTGGTAGAGTCTTTACCTTGCAGTCTCAAGAAGAGAGCAAGTGAGCTATACCAATCCTTGAGACTTGAGGAGATAGAAATTGATGTCTCTTTCCAAGAGATAATCAGGGAAATAAGAGACTCGAGGAAGTAACAGAGATGGGAAATAGATTCAATCAAGGCTACCCGAGGTTTGTTGGCGGAGGCAAGAAGGTTACCAATAGCTTGGGTAAGCTAAGGATATTATTTCATATTCCTGATAGGTCTTCCAAGACCAAGAAGGACTTAGTTGAATACTATGCTCGTTTCACTGCTCCTGCAGTTACGAGTAGCAGAGTCTCTAAGATGCTACGCTCCCTTATGAGAGAGGGATTGTTACGAGAGATAGATGGGGAATACGTTGTTACTCCCCGGGGATTGTATCTTAAACAATATATTCGTGACTACTTTAGGGAGTATCCTAGAAGTAGCGAAAGGATGCAAGAGGTAGTAGTTGAGTAGAATGGTAAATGCATATACCAGAGAATTTATAGAGGATTATGAGCCCTACGATGATTTACATAAGACCGATAAGGAAGTAAAGGAAGTAAAGAGATCCTTGAAAGCCCGTGGCTTCCAAGTTGTACGGTCTAAGTGGTTATCAAGTCTAGGCTATTATCAGGTGAGGGCAATAAGGTACAAGCATGGTAAACCAGACATGGAGAGGTTAGCCTTTATGAAGTCGTGGGCTACTCCTTGTTAATTCATGTAATGACTTAAGAGGTACTTAGAGTATCCATCCTTATGGATACTCCTTTACGGAAATGTACGGTTTGTGGTCTTGAGGCTTATAATGAAAAAGACCTAGACTTATTCGTTAAGGATAAACGAGCCAAGTATGGTCACTTAAACAAGTGCTTAGCCTGCTTTGCAGAGTACAGAAGGAAGCGCAGAGCATCGTACAGGAAGTACAATGGGGAAAGATGGACTGAACGGGTTAAGCGTACTCCTGAAGAAAGAAGAATCGTAAGACACGCGGTTGCAGTAGCCCAATCTGTCCCGCTCGGTGATAAGTGCGAGATATGTGGTCGCAGTGATAAGCAGCTCGTCAAGCATCACGATGATTACAGCAAGCCCCTGCAGATAAGAACTCTATGTCGTAGGTGTCACTACTTCGTACACCAGGTAGCAGCTGAAACCGGACAGAGATTTAATATTGCAGGGGGATATGATGAAGAGGAAGTTCTTAGTAGATCTCTTCGTGGGTCATAGTTGAGGGTTCTGCACTAACAGGGTGCTAGGAGAAGACGTGGTAATCTCTAGCAGTAAACCACGCACCCCAAGGGGAAGAGTGCAGAACCCACCAGTTCACAATCTTTAGCAGGAGTGTCTTCCCAGATGGAGAAGTACAACTTAGTATTAACCAGCCACTTCTTCGATAGGGTTAGAGACTTTAATCTTAATGTAGAGGAGATAACAGAGAGACTTCTCGCACTTACCTGCCTTAGAAAAGGTAGAGGTCAATGGTACCTACACGACGGGAGTCGCTTCTACCCCGTAACTATAGAAGGAAGCAACCTTATAGTAAAGACCGTTATGTTAGGTCAGTTCACCAGAACAGACAGAGTAAAGGACATAGAAGTTATAAGTATCTCTGTCTGATTCTATCATGCTCGATGATTCGCTAGGTAAATTAGGAAAACAGAACCTGCCGAACCATGTAAGGTACTACCCTCAGGGTTCAGGACTTAGGCATCAGGGTTGAAGGTTCAGGGTCTGAGGACTTAGGAATCAGCTTTCAAAGAATTCCGGAGTTCCCTTCGGGGGTCATTGGTGCGGGCAGGTCGCCTCTCCTATGTCAACCGGTGTCTAGTGGGATCATCGAGAACTTTTAGGGATAAGGAAAATGTCTGAACAGGACAGAATGACTGTTGCTGAAGGTCTGACTGAGCTTAAGCGAATAGCAAAGGTACTACCACTGCGTTATCGGAATATACAGCAGTTCTGCTCTAAGAGAGCAGGATCTAAGGATGAGATAGAGAACCAGCAAGACTACGTTAAGAAACAGAGGCAATCTGCTGAAGACCTAATAGCCAGATGGCAGGCTATTAAGGTAGCTATCGCCAAATCCAACCTTGAGACTACAATCACTTGGAAGGATACGACGATGACAGTACATGAAGCCATATTGTGGAAGTCCGTTCCCGGCAGGGGAAGGAGCATACAATCAATGCTAACAGGTCTATACAATTCATTCAATACTCAGAACGCTGAGCTCCAGATAAATGAGTATGCTTCAATATCTGGGCTTAGTAGAGTTAACATATCAGATGAACAGAGACAGAAGCTAGACCTCACTCCAGTTCGTTATTATGATGAACGGGAGATACAGAAGAAACTAGAAGAACTCCTAGAGCTTGAGTCAAAACTCGATGCTCTTATAGACGCAAGCAACCACCAGACCTTCATCAACATCTCCAGAGAATCTACCCCATAATAATTCCCCTTTATTTATCATACTCAATGCAATCAACAGAAACACAGTACTGTATTAACTGTGGTCATCTTATCAAGAAGAGTTACAGGCATTTTAGTTGTGGTCAGTGGTTCCATTCTAATGGGAAGGTACTTTCCATGAACTGTCTCGTTGTGGGGTGTAAATGTTATGATCCAGAAAGAAACCAGGGTGAAGGTAAGAGTAACGGTAGAAGATGTCTACGGTAAGGTTGGTAATTACTATATCTGTAATGTTATAGTATTACTTGATGAGATGGAGACAGCTACTACAGCCTATCTCATTAATCCAACTAAAGGACAGGTCTTTGAAGGCATTCTCGAAGAAGTATCATAGGCGAGAACAGTGGGGTACGACACTACACTGATAGAAGGTTCCTAACGCTGATTCGTGCCTGAGCAGAACCTTGATCGCAATAGGGCACAGGGTAATTATCCTGCTCATCACAGGATTCCCTTCCAGTATAGTAGTCACTCTACCCCCGGTTCTCCGCACGGGAACTTCCCGTCGGAGAGTGTTCATCATGGGAGAAGAAAAGAGGACTAATATTGTTCCTAGGTATAGTCCTTGCATCAGACCGAGTTAGACCATAAGGAAGTTGATTATGTATTGGAGTTCCATCCAGACATAGTTTTTATTATAGGACATAATGGCTCCATGTTAACAGGAGCTGGATATTGTATCTTCTTTGGTGGCTATGAAGATGCCGAGGAGTTCGACGGTATCATAGTCAAAGAGGAAGAAGTGGAGCAGGTTATTAACCATGAGACCCTGCATTGTTTGCTAGACTCCATTGGAGTTGATGCTCTCCAACTGGAGAATATATGGTATCAATACTCTCCAGAGAAATCCTACCTGAAGGGATGTGCCGATATGGGGCTGGGCTATCAATGAGGATATTAAGTGTAGAAGAATCAGATGTACTCATGTTCTTACACGATAACGGAGGAGTTGTTAATTCACCTAGGTTGCTCTATGAGTTAACGGGTTATCATACTCCAATGGGAGTGTTAAGAGCATTGTATAACCTTATCTCTGAGGAGTACATCTCCTACGAGAAAGGGAAAGTCAGACTGATGTGAGTTAGCATGTCTAGTATAGAAGAGATCAAGAAGATAGTAGAGGAAGTAAATGCAGAGTGCTCTGCACTTGGTCATCGGACTGTAGATAGAAACGGCCAGCAGAGGATGCAATACTGGCTCCCCGATAAGATAAAGCAACTTCTCATTGCTGAGTTCAACAGGCCAGAGAGTAAGAAAACGCATCTAGCTCTTGTCAAATACTTCAATCCCTCAGGCAACCAGACCTGGTGGTTCAGTGAGATTGATATGAGAGGAGATGAGTATATTGCAGACTTCTATGGGATAGCCCTCATCTTTGAGAAAGAGTATGGTTATACCAATCTCGTAGAATTGCGTAATATCAGATCACAACCATTCGGTCTATTTATAGAACGTGACTACCACTGGTCGCCAATACCATTGGGTGAGTGTTAAGTGAAACAGCTGAGGTAAGGATTAACATGAGACTGATATATTATCAAGACCCAGGACACGGTTGGGTCAAGGTATCTAAGGAGCTATTATTCCGTCTTAGGATAGACAGCATGATATCCAAGTACTCTTACATGAATGATACTCATGCCTTTCTAGAAGAAGATTGTGACCTTCCTATTTTGATGAAGGCTCTAAAGGAACTGGGCATAACGCCAGAGTTTGATGTTGTCTATCAAGAGGAGAGTCCTATTAGAGAATATACCAGCTATAGAACATCTACTTAGATCTAAGTCCTGTTACGATGAACCTCTGTAGAGTGAGGGTCACATCTCTGCAGAGACCTGGTGGAGGAGTGAGTCTCAGGGAGTTGTAGCAAGTATCCCTGCTCCTCCACCATCATTTATTATAGTCCACAGGGACAGGAAAGAGGAGTAGACGGTTTAATTCCGTACACCTGCTGGAAATTGTGCAGGTGACAGAAAGTGGTAATGATAGTGCTCGTTGTAGCACTCATTGCAACCGTCGTGCTACTTATACTGTTTGCTAAGGCAGGAGCTAAGAAAACAGGCTACTCAGATGATTGGGATATTGACCTAGGAACAGCTCTAAAGGGGGGCTGGTTCTGGTTGATACTCATCATATTGATGTGGTCATCAACCTTCTGTGTACACACCGTAGATCCAGGCTACCGTGGAGTTACTATTGTAATGGGAAGGATTCAGCCCAATATCATGGGTGAAGGTCTGAACTTTAAGTACCCATGGGTAAATGTAGTCGAAATGAGTGTTATGCTTGAGGTTGAGGAAGTACAAGAAAGTACAGCTTCCAAAGACCTACAGGAAGTAACTACAATCTTAGCTGTACACTTCAACGTAGCTCCAGACATGGCGAACGTAGTTTACCAGAATATGCGTAAACAATACCATAGTCTACTATTGAAACCCGTTATACAAGAGGACTTGAAAGCAACTACTGCTAAGTTTACAGCGGAAGAGCTTATAACTAAGCGTCCTCTTGTTGTGTTAACGTTAGAAGATAAACTGCGGGAGTCATTGACACCTTACGGTATAAATGTACAAACAGTAAACATCGTAGACTTCTTCTTCAGTGATGCCTTCGCTAAAGCAATCGAGGCTAAGGTAACAGCAGAACAGGAAGCTCTGAGAGAGAAGAACGTACTTGAGAGGATCAAGTGGGAACAAGCCCAGGCAAATGCTAAGCAAGAGGCTGAAGCTTACAGACAAGTTGTGAAGGCTCAGGCTGACGCTAATCAAACTGTTATAAACGCGCAGGCAGAAGCAAGAGCAGTGTTACTCGAGGCACAGGCTGAAGCACAACGCATCTTATTAGAGGCAGAGGCACAAGCACAAGCTATAGAGATGGTGGCATCGCAGCTATCCCCAGTCTACGTAGATTACCAATATCTACTTGAGTGGAATGGCGAGCTACCTCGTATCATGACAGGTGACTCTGGTATTCTCTTAGAGATTAGTGAAGACGACGGATAATACCCTCTTTCTTTTTATACCAATGTTATTGACGGAGATAGAAATGAAAGTCTACAGATCTAGTGTAGATAACAGAATCATTAGAATAGACTTTAACAGGGTAGAAGCATTCTTGCTGATTATGTTTATTCTAATGGTAGATGTCTATTCACTGGCGGCGTACAATCTATTCGCATTCTTTGTACTGGGACTACAGAGTATCTTATGCTGGTACGTCTTTAGGAAGAAGCGGATATCTCTATTTATAATAAGGGAAGATGAGTACAATCTTAGGGCGTGATAGAATGAAGATATATCTAATAGAGGTCATAGACAAGAGTTCTATTCCAGAGTACGACGTAAATGATGCTCAGCTGATAATAGCCAAGACACCTGAGCAGGCACGTTCACTTTGCGAATACAAAGATGAGGGTCCTGATATATGGAAAGACCCAAGGCGTACCTCCTGTAAAGTTATTGGATACACACTTGAGTCTACGAACCCTAGGATAGTTATGATATCTACTACTAGTGGATAGTCTCGAATGCGAGGTGGAGCAGTAGAATAGCTCACCGGGTGCCTATAAGACCCGTCAGAGAGGAGGAGTGGGTATGTATATAGAAGATACGTTTGTGGGAGATGGGCAGGCTGTCCGGTAGATGGTGGTTCAATCCACCACCTCGCAACCATTCATTCTCATGAAGTTAGTGTTTAGGTTAGTAGATACTGGAGAAAGGATAGGTACTGCCCAGGTTACTGTTGTTCCAACAAAGGGTTCTGTACTACTTATACCAACTCATATAATGAATCCTAATTATAGGAGGTATGTCGTTATTGATGTTGAGTACAACTACAAGAAGACAGATCAACCGATAACCTACGTTGCTGATACGATTTATGTGAACCTAGCAGAGTTACCGGAGTGTTCATAACGATAGGTATAAAGAATAAATAGTATCTATACTCTACCTTAGAGTACACTGGAACCACAGTAGGTTTGTAGCGTTTCTACTGTGGGGTCGGGGGTGAGAGGTGAAGGAGTGGGAACATATCGGATACTCTCACCCCCGCGTATCACTAGACTATGATGATTCTACGTCGATTAAGACAGGCGAAGAAAGTGAGAGCTGGATATCCAAATGAAGGAAGGTAAGAAAGCTATCTGTCTTTCATCCCAGGATGGAACATTATCAACTTGTAGGTGATTACAATACCAACTCCAAAGAAGATACAGAAGTGTAGACACTGTGGGGCTGATACCATATATCTCCAATTGATAAGCAATGACAAGAGAATGGCTGGTTACTATTGCGGTAGTAACTGTCTCTCTGAGAGAAGGGCATCTCTAGAACCTCTACCACCTATTACCTTCGAGAAGAAAGAAGAGGAAGAGCCAGATTCTGTAGAAGTCCAAGCCATGAAGCCAGAGATAAATATGGATGAAACTGCTGCAGGTATATGGAGTAGGCTCTTTGGTGGTTCAGGGAGATAGAGTAGGATAGCCGGAGTAGCTTAGTGTCCAAAGCGTTAGCCTTGTAAGCTAATGATCGGGGGTTAGAGTCCTCCCTCCGGCTCCAACCCTAAACAGGGAATAATGCTATGGAAAGATATGCTAGGTGGATATGGGAGATAGAGGGATTAGGTCTATCGTTCAATCGGAGTTATTCTCTCTGGGTTAATACATTTATCTTCAATGAAGTAGTACGTGAATACTTTAAGGAGATAGGGTCTTAATTGGTACGAATACCAACCAAAGGTAGTGCTACGGGCTCTGGCAAGGAGTTAACAGCAGACTGTGGCTGTATCTTTGTCTGCACTCCCTACTATAGACCAGATCACCGCAAGCCTAAGTCTGGACCTGACCCACCAGACGGGTACTACTGGCTTAGAGCAGAAGATTGTGAAAGACACTCACACGTAGGTAATAAAGAATATCTGGAGTTCTATAGGCGCGTATTGGTCTATGTCCAACGGTTCTTAGTATATCCAGCCATTGCTTCTCAGGTACAGGAAGCAATAGGACATTTAGAAGAGATTATAGAGGACAAGACTAGAATATACGAGAAGTTCAGTGTGTGAGTCTGAACTTTGATAGGAGGAGATGAAGATAGGGGTACTGTCATTCGATAGACCTAAGAAGCTAATACCTACAGAGGAGCATGCTCCTGTGACTTATGTTCCTAATATAGATCAGCTGAAATGGAGAGCTAAGCACATCACAGGTAAGAACGAGAGAATAGAGATACGTAGTACAGAGCCTTGGGTTAACCTACTGGTCATTGTTTTCAAGAATCCTACTAAGGAAACCAATAGGTGGCATCCAGAGGGCTTTGGCGATCCTTATCACATAAAGATGTCCATGAACGGTACATCTCGATGGAGTTTGGAAACGTGGTCTAAGTTAGAGGAAGCTGTTCAGGAAGCCAGAGATATATTAGGCATATGACTTAGATCTAAGTCTTTACTACTAAGCATTGTGCCCCGTAAGATAAATGGGAGTCTATCATATTGAAGCGGCGGATATGTGTGGTTTTGAATACCACTGGGGGGCACCACTCGAGGGAGAGCTGGGGTGAAAGCCTCACTCTCTCCGTCCAATTTAGAACCGCGATGGTATGATATAACTGACTCACTGTATAGCTAGAGGAGAACATATATGCTCTTTATTAGAAACATTGAGTTAGTCTTTCAAATAGAACGTACTTGTACATACTTTGAACAATCACCGTCCATTAACTGTCAAAGCTGTTCACACGAAACTGGTTGTTGTTCTCACCAAATGGACGTACACGAATTCTGGAATTACGCAGAGAAGAAGCTGGGGTATGTTGAAGGTTAGATTACCTAGGCTGAAGATGCCAGAATTGTCTCTTAAGTCTCTTAAGAAGTGGTGGGAGAACTTAACAGTAGAGAGATTGAGCAACTGGTATATATTCGAAGTACTTGTTGTATTACTGACTCTGTTCTACCCCTGGCTACAGTTTAGTATATTATTATTATTATTGTCGGTGTTATCGTATATCATACTCTACTTCTATCTTTCTAGGAGAGAAGCTAAGAGAGATAGGAAGATATACAGGTGGTTCAGCAATAAGGTATTTGTAATGGTGTTTATAGCTCTATCAGTTATTCCACAACCTTACAGAGGTATTATAAGGGTTATAATGATTCTGTCTTACTGTATCTATCTTCTCAAGAAGACGTAATGGTGACAAGTCTAAGTCTTATTATAATCTGTGGTGGAAGGTACAGCAGTGGTGAGATGTATGGATGAAGAACCTAGTCCAACTACAGTATCTGAGCTTATTGCTTGGTTAAAGACCAAGGGCAAGAAAGCAGAGATTATACGCAATAGCTTAGATTACTGGTTGAACTTGTATAAGAAAGAGAAAGATGATACGTAGTGATGATCTGGTCTTATGTCACTGGCTCTACAGCGATTGTACTGGATATAGTTGGTTTATTCTTCTTTTACAGGAAACCATTGTACTCTAAATACATACTGATAGCTTCACATGGAATGATGACGCTATCTCTACTGATCATTCCAATGTGTTCCCTAGGACCTGATGATGTTCATTTAACGATGCCCTTTCTAGGAGGAGTAGGTGTATTGTTATCATCGATGATCTTAACCATGTTATTGAAGTACATAGATAAGATGATACAGTATGAAAGTGGAGATAATAAGTGAGAAGCTCCGAATATGCCAACAAGCTCTAGAGGGAGTTAAAGGCAAGGAGGAGATGCTTTCAGTAATATGTAGATACGTACAGAAGCCTGAGAGCAGATTCACTTACTTCAATTATCAGTACCATGGTCATTCATTTAGGGGGTACATCTATAATCCCTATATTTCATCTGAACAGGGACAGCTGTATGGTACAGTGTTCTATAAGTGGGATAATGATAACCCTAGAATTGTCAGGGGTTATCCTAAGATAAACTATGTGGAATCCAGTACCGTCTATAAGAAAGAGGCTGTGGTTGAGGAGAAGTTAGACGGTACAAATATCATTCTCTACCCGCTGCCTGATGGCACTATGATGGGAAAAACCAGAGCTGTGCCCAGGTATGATCTAGGTGGATATATGGGTAGACAATGGAATGAGCTAGTGGGTAACACAGGTCGCAGGGATGCCTTACATCAATTGACCAGGGATGAGTATTGTCCAGTCGTTGAACTGTATGGCTATTTAAATGCCTGTGAGTACATTGATTACCCAACCATTCCCATTGAGATATCTGGTATTGACATCATAGATATGCGGACACATTCCTTCATGCCCTATGAGAAGAAGGTAGAGCTATTTGGTGATGTAGGCATCCCCGTTCCGACACTTCACTGGCGTGGAACTATTACAGACGACGCCATAGGGTACCTACAACATGACTTAGAAGCACTTATGGGAAAGTATGAAGGGTTTATTGCTAAGACCTGGTCGGAGCTGTATGAAGACCAGTTCATGGGTAAGATCAAATGTGATGCCGTCAGACGCCTTGCTCAATTAAGAGCTGGTGGAGCCCTACCCACAAAAGAGATAGATAAGGCAGTAAGAAAGGTTCTAGAGAACATAGCTATGATAGACTCTGTAGGAGAGCTTCATAGTATGGTTATAGAGGAACTGTACTCAGAGTTCCCTGCTAATCTCGTAGAGGTTTCTATGGCCCGTATTGAGAGAGTAATCAATAGAATGTTCCCGATAGACACTCTTATGATATGGTCAGAGTTGGAGAAGCTAGAGGATAAGATAGAAATCTCTATTGATAATAAGGCTGAGGTTATGAGAACTCTGGCGGGGATAGATGCAGTCAGGGTTAAACCAAGTCTTGCATACAACGCATTTACAATGTATCTAAGGAAGTACGGCAGACTATGAGTCTATCAGAGGGAATGTTATTAGGATGCCCAACATCAAGTTTCCAGACCTGAAGAGACTCTACAGTCTTATAGTCAAAGCAGGTAAGGTAGTTAGTTCTATCTACTTTACTCAGTGGTTCGTCCCGTACTGGACTACTACACACTCGTGGCAAATAGGAATGAGAGTAGAGGATAGGGGAACCTTTGGTATGGGAGCCGTAGGTCTAATAATATACCTGGTTGTTATTGCTGGGATATTTAATATCGAGGAGTAAGAGATGACATTTACAGATAGGTTATACAGCATCTTCTCTGAGACTGGAGATAATTTCTTAGTATCTCCATATAGTATAGAGATGGCACTGTGTATGGTACGCCACGGTGCTAGAGGGCGGACACTGGACGAGATGTCTTCAGTACTGGGGATAGATAATCCGCCCTATATTGAAGTAGATACTCTCAATGTAGCTAATGCTGTGTGGACCAGGTGCCCAACCAACCCCAATTGGGCTGAGTATGTTAAGACTATATTCAGGTCTACAACGATGGATATATCAGGACTACCCTGTCCTGAAGATATTATCAACAACTGGGTCTCCATCCAAACAAAGGGGAAGATTAAGGATCTGATAAAGAGATTAGAAGAAGATGAACTGATGGTCATAACTAATGCTGTCTACTTTAAGGGTAAATGGCTTCACCAGTTCTCTAAGACCTTGACTGTCAAGGATAGTTTCTATGGTACTGAGACAACCAATAAGGTTGATATAATGCATCTACAGAAGGATTTGTCTTATGCTGAAACCGAGGATTTGCAGATAGTAGAGTTGCCCTACAATTCTAGTAGACTCTCTATGGTTATCATGCTACCTAAGTCTCGATCAGGTCGTGTTTCCCAGGGAACTCTACTTAAGCCACCTAATGCCTTTGGAGGGCGAAGCGTACCTGTTATACTTCGCCTACCCAAATTCCGTCTAGAGGTTGAGTATAATCTCAATAAGGTACTGGGGGATATGGGGATGCCCCTGGCTTTTAGTGACTATGCTGACTTCACGGGAATCAGTACTGAGGAACGCCTTAAGATAAGTGGTGTTGTACACAAGACCTTCATAGAGGTAGATGAAGAAGGTACTGAAGCTGCTGCAGCTACTAGTGTGGTAATGGCTCGGCTGGCGTGTGTGTACGTTCCTCCACCGCCGGTTGAAGTCAGGGTAGACCACCCATTTGTATTCTTCATCCGAGATAGACTGAGCAACACCGTACTGTTTGTAGGTGCCATCAATAATCTATGAAGATGAAGAAGCTCAGTGGTGGAGACTTAACGATGAGTGAAGATGAGTCTGTCATCCGTGTTAGACAAGATCTAATTAGGCGTGGATTCCATATTACTCCAGCTACTCAGTATGGCTTTCACCTAGCTCTGTATAGAGATAGTTCTATCCACTCAGATTATTTAGTTGAAATCATTACAGGTGGACCAGTCTTAGGGGGGCTAGATTTAGTACGTTCTGGTAGGTTAGCTCATTCAGTTAAGAAGCGGGTCTTATTTGCCATACCTCTTAACAGTGGTAAAGTCAAGTATCTGGAACTAAGGGACTGGGATGAAAACAATGCATAGAAAAAGACGGTAGCAGAGATTGAGTAACTTTAAGTATAGAACTGGTATCTGTGAGACCTGTCCTCATAATAACTGGACATTAACTAAGACTACCGAACAGGATGAAAAGACACTTACAGAAAGAACTCTCTTTGTTGAAGAGTGGGTCTGTGAAGCTGGTCAAATATTCAGGTGGACTAATATCCAGGGAGAGAGTAGAAAGAGAGAACCATTCCCTAAATGGCAGTGTCCTAAACATCCACGCTTCCCTGATGTAGGTGAAAGTAAGGTAGTATGGTCTATTCCACCTGGATATGACCCAAGGAATATAGGTGTTTCAATCAACCCCGCTAGTGGAACTATAGGAGTATTTCTGTACAGTAAATCAATTGATAATATAGCTGTCGTCTATGACTTTAATGGGTTTGTTACTATCCTAGATTCTAAAGGGAAGATAATAGCATCCTTCTCTGGCAGTGACGAGTATGGAGGAGAAGTACGAGGCTGCTATAAGATATCTCACTCCTGTGAGAAGAAAGGAGATTACTATAAGTTCTATCACGAGATTTACATAGCCTACTCACCCGATACATTATGAGGCTGCCCTAAGTGAGTGAATCCAATATACAGGAACGTAAGATAGAGGGATTACAGTCGTGATGGAGTCCGGGTGAAGAGAAATAGGTGTCTAATATGCCTAATCCGATATGTCTAAACTGCAACAGGGAGCTTGAGAGGATTAGAAACGGAGTCAAGATCAAGATAGATGAGCACCGGGCTCAATATGCTGACGAGCTTGAGTGCCCCGTATGTCATACCAAGATATTGGATGACTTCGGTAGAATCTACTATGATCCACATCCCGATACTTACGATTACAAGCACCCTCGATTTGACAGATAGGAGGTGCCTCAAGTTATCTGTAGAAGTTGAGGCACATCCATTTTTCTTAGTTCACTACTGAGCACCTGAACATCTATTCAAAGGTGATTAAGAATGGTAAAGTACCCTAAGATACAGACTCTCTTTAAGAGACAGATGAAAGGGAAGAAGCCTGGCAGGATTATAGAGGGAGACTATACTGATGCTACCTTTCCGTATGTCAGAGCCTACGACGTATATGAGAAGATAGACGGGACTAATATCAGAGCTATGATAGGTCCTCTCCATGATCTTCACGATCCTCCCATATCTGACATGGATCACATGGATCCACAGCTGTGGTTTATGGGAAGGACTGATACATCGGAGATACCTAAACATCTTCAAGAGTATCTTACTGAGACATATACTTTAGATAAAGTCCTTCATGCTGTTAGGAAGGCTAGAGGGGCACAGGGAGTAATCCTCTATATGGAAGGATATGGTGAGAAGATACAAGGTGGACATAACTACCGTAAAGGTGTATCTGCTCGGATATTTGATATATTTGTACTCGACCTCAATGGACCAGCCCCATATTCACAGGATGGGAGTCAATCAGCTGCAGGGTGGTGGTTGTCTCGTAAGGCAATACAGGCTGTAGCCAGGGATTTAGATGTTGATACTCCACCTTTCATAGGTAGGATGACCATAGACCATATTATAGAATACGTAAAGTCCAGTCCTACATCTATCGTAGCTGAGGAGGATGGAGGGAATCCAGATTATCTTATGGAAGGAGTGGTCTGTAAGAGCAATCCTATGATATACAACAGGAAGGGTGAGAGAGTGATATGGAAGTTAAAACGACGGGATTTCATAGAGTGATTTACAGGACAGAGAGGGGAGATGTCCCTTACCCACCACCTTAGTTACGATTATATATTCGTATTTCTTCATCAGTTGTAGAAATGTCTGGTAAGAAGAAACATCGTAGAAAGGATACATCTGAATTAGATCCTATACGTGTTAGCGTTCCTGCTTGGTTAGCAGATAAGAACAACATAGCAGAGGACTTATCGGGTCATCTTGTAGCAGAGACACAGAAGGCTATTCTGGTTAGAGTTACAGAAGAACAAGAAGTATGGCTGCCCAAGAGTCAGATAAGGAAACTCCCCCTTCCTTTAGATAGGTATTTTGTTACTCCTCCTGTTAGTCCTAGTGAGGATGATATGCTACGATTAAATGAATAACTATAGATGGGAACCTCTAGGTAGGGTATTATTGGAAATTAAGCTATACAAGGGATATAGTGCATCTATTCCCACCCCACCCTTTAGGGTAGTTAGGGCTATTAAGATAATAAGGTCTGTTAGGAATCATAAGCCCTGTATTATGACAGCCATTTATAACAAGGATGGGTTTATAGCATCTGTACCATCACTGGTCAGACACCTAGAGCCTACATATTGGGAAGTAGATGGTAGAATAGCAATTATGCCCCGGTAGTCTAATTGTAGCCAGGACACCCACTTGGAACCTCACCACTACTATGTTCGGAGAGCGAGTGGTACAGTAGGGTAGGTGCGGGGTAAGCTCCCGCCCGGGGCTCCATTTCAATGGAGAGGTAAATGTACATTGGAGTAGGTGATGATCGATATGGGTGGAGTAATTGGCTTTACTGTACGTGAAGCAGACGGCACAGAACACAGAATGCAGAGATGGACTAACATACTCCCTTCCATATTTGAAGATCCAGAATTTATCAGGTATGGTTCTGACAAACAAGTTATGGACTTAGTCAAACACTGGTATACAGAATCTGCTAAGGGTTCCCAAGGAAATACAATAATATCTACATGGGAGATGTACAACTACCCATATCTAGCCCCCTTCGAATATGGTATCGTAGTGATAGACTACCTTACTAGGAGTATAGTTAGCTGTAACGGATATTCAAGTCCGAGTACCGTATTCAAGGCACCTATTAAGGTCATGAATCTATCAAATCCTATTTGGACGGCAGGTCTAATCTTACAGAAGGAAGGATTATTGGGGAAGGAAATACTTCCCAGGTCCGATATGTATGAGATCATACATCCTTTCTGGTCAATCTATGATTATGACGACAGCCATATAGATTCATTTAGGAGAGCTCTTGCTAAGATAAAGGAGCTAGGATTTATTCTTACAGATAAGGAAGAACAAATATGGAAGGAGTATATTGAGAGGTAATATATTATGATGCAAGGAGAGGACAAAGGTATCCAGTGGGAGATAGAACACGACTGGACCATTTCTAAACTCCTCATTACAAACATGAACCCAAAGATGTTCATGTATCGAGCAGGACAACATGACATATACGTGCAGAACGTACGTCCTGTAAAGGTATCTATGCCACAGGGAAGTTCTATCCAATGGACATTCGATAAACCTAGGTTCCCACACGTAGCTGTTGTCAGAAGTCAGGGTAAGCAGCCAATACTGGACTTCATCGCGGAATGCCCAGAACTTGAGATAAGTCGTATCTTTAAGTCTGGCTATGATTTCCCTGAAATATCTGATAAGTACCTGCGGAGAATGTTCCTCAATGTAGCGAAGAATATGCTCGCTCTTAGAGCTGGGTCTGCGTTCCGAATTGACTCGGATGATAAGATCTTGAGAGGTATTGCCTATGAGTGTGCCGAGTTCATCAATACTGAAGAGCAGTTCAACTGTAAGCTGGATTATAATGAGTATGACTATACTCTACTCTGTAAGTCTTACAAGCGCGACAACGGGAAATGGGCAGTAGTTACTATCCTTTATGGATGGGATATGCCTAATCACTGGCATATGTTGTAGGATAGCAGTAGCAAGACTGCTGTATTCTAAGGTTAGTGTAGACTATGGAACCTGAGGAAAGGGTGAAGCAGACCACTCTAGCGGATTTCCCTGAGTTCAAGCCCTTAGTTAATTATCTGATGGGAATATCAAACCTAGTTCCAGATGAGTCAGATAGCGTTCAATTACCTGAAGATGAAGAAGATGTCAGAAGATGAGATAGCTGAATATATAGAGGGATTATCTAGCAGACGCAGACGGACAATAGGACTTGTATTGATCCAGCTGTTCTTTGGATTGATCGGGTTGTTCTTCTATCCATTGAAATCAATAGTAGCAGTTCTATTACTTCCTTACGTTGCGTTTGCATTAGCTCATATAGGTCACGTGCCATTTGCTGGCTTCCTATTATACTACTGGATTTATGAGTACGTTGTACTTCAGATATGGTGGTATGACTATATGGGATTATCTCCGACACTGTACACTAAGTTCGTATGGATTATATACCAGGCGCAGTCGTTCCTTTTCAGCTTGCGCTCAAGCACAAATCTAGTAGGATTGGCTGAAGTTGAAACTGAAGAAGTTAAGGAGACCTAGGTGGTCTTATCTACACTACGCAGTGATAATACTTGTTATTGTGGTGACAGGAATAACAATGGCAGGGACACCATCGTTGTTTCCTAGTACGACAACCCAAGAGACTGAGATAATGTTCATAATACCTAAGTGCGTACGGTGGAATAATGATTTCACTACTGTTCTGTATATTGGAGGAGATGCGATATTCTGGTTTGAGGGTCATCATGAGATCCTACCGGGGCATCTCTATAAGATAATATACGAACCAGGAGTTCATAAGAAGGTTATCTCCATAGAGGAGATAACTTAAATATCTCAGTACACCGGTTTTCTTTGTAATGACCAAGTACAACATGAACGCGGATAAGCCGACACTTATCTGTCTAGAATGTGGTAATACCAAGGATTTCGATGTATTCTTTAACGAGTCTAGATTAGAAATAAGTTATAGAGATGGTAGGGTTCCCCAGGTCATAGAGTGGGCAGATACTGGCAGAGACTTCGAGGCTGTCTGTATAGTATGTGGATCGCAGGACATTGCTGTAGATGAGTCATTCTTCGAGTAAGGTTCACTTTCCATATATGGATAAGTTGACCCTGAGGGTAATGGAAATAAGTAAGGCTGATGGCTGTCTGCCCCTTCATCCCAGATATCTAACACTCTGTCGAGTATGGCAGATAGAATCACTATACATCGCTGGCATTGCTAGCCTAAATTCCTATGATATCCGCGCTCTAAAGGAAAAGATTAGGTATATTGAGGGGAGGAGAACAATAGCTCATTGGGATTACTTAGATCTAAGTCCCAATGTTATATGGAATCCACCTCAGTCAATCTTAGATAAGTTCTCATGGCAAACAGTCTACAGCTTTAACATTTATTAGGAGAAGATACAGGGGATTAATAGATAAGAGTGGTACCTGAAACAGCCGGACCGAATGGGCACCAACAAATACAATCTGTTGCTGATTTATGTGGCTTGTACCCATGTAATGAGACAGTGAGTATGGCTACCTCATACAAGTCCAGTATAACCATATTGTGTAGCTATGTGGGATATGATAATGGTAGCTCTCCTTGGTGTGTGAGTGGAACAAATCCCTCTATTGGACAGAGGGGACTGGACAGCTCTCTGGTTGCAGGAGATACCACTCTAGGAGATGTCTATGTCTATATGTCAATTAAGGGACCAGAATGAACAATCAATACTTGAGTCCTGCGTAGAAGCATTTAAGTTACAATCTAAGATTGAGATACCTAAGCTCATAAGGTACTGTGAGATGAAGTATACTCCTACTAATGAGGAGCAGTTATGGGCAGTATTATGGTGCAAGTCCAATCTCATACTAACTTGGTGTCCAAGGGACAATGCCTTTCGATGGGAAGGAAAGACCTACAGGGATAAGAGTTATTTGTGGGAGATACACTAGGGAGACCTTTGTCCTCTATAAGTAGATTCTATTCATAATATATTACAGTCCAAGGAGATCATAACAATGAGTATGAACCCTGAAGACATGGCTAAAGCTATGGCTATGGCTATGCAAATGGTACAACAAGGACAGATACAACCACCTACACCATCTACTGATGAGTGGGAATTAGCTGAAGAACCCATGCAATCCGATATCATACTTGGTGATGAAGTAGGATTAGCAGACTACGAGTCTAGGATATCTAAGCCCAAAGCCGTTGACTTCTCCTTCAAGAAACTTGAAGGTATACCTACAGGTACTCTCTTAGATACTATGTTTCTCGACCATAAGGGAAGCAGCATCAACGGAGTACCTAAAACAGCACAGATGGCTATGACCGGCCTGGCAGGTTCAGGTAAGTCTATCCTAATATCAGAGATAGCATTGAAGTCTGCTGCTGGTGGTACCCCAACACTACTGGTTACGTCCGAGGATGTATTTGAAACTGAATCGGAGAGGTTCGATCTACAGTCACGCCTCAAGGTTAAATCAGACATACTGGAACTTGATTGGACAGTTATTCAAGACAACCTGTTTGTGTTGGATGCTGTAAGCAATCCGGATCTCCGTCAATGGAAGGACTTTGCTGAAACATACAGGTATGTATGCCAGAAGTATGGCATCAAGCTAAGTCTCATAGACTCTATAACTATGCTTGAGGATACACGTGGTGCTCTCAAGTTCCGAGTTATGGAAATATGTAGGTTCAACCAGGAGCATGGAATAACTGCTATCATGGTGAACCAGCGTACCAAGGAAACTTGGGATGCCTATGAGATGGCTGGTGGTCATGCTATTGCACACGCTGTAGACGGCACTATCCTAGTAGATTATGGTAGGACATACCACTCTGACCAGATAAAAGAACTGGGTAAGAGGGGGACATACGTCCGCATGATCAAGATCATGGATTGTCGTCTATGTAACTTTGACAGAGAAAGAAAGCCAGTAGACATCACCAGTGACGGATTCCTGAGATTACTTGAGAATTAGAATAGCAATCGTATCCCTAATGCAGGTGTCCCCTAGGATAACCTGTTTATTTTATTATCAATGTTCAAAGGAAAGGATATAGTCGGTCGGTTTATTGAAACCTATCATCGAGTATCTGTTGATAAATTAGAGGAGTTCTGTCTCAGTGACGATCCTGACAAATGCTTAGGATGTAATCAGTGTGACGGGGAACCATATTCAATACTTCTAAACGAATATAGGGAAAGATTCCGTAGTATGGACACCCTAGCACAGTTACCTGGGACTTCATCGAATAGAAGAAAGGAAGAAGATCAGTAATGTGGAAAATACTGCGCTCAAGGGACAGACTCATTAAGCCCTCTAGGGATTATAAGAAGGTTGAAGTCAAGATAACTATAGTAGGTTTTAAGCGAGTTAATGTCCGAGATACCTATTCCAATGATGTGCAGTGGGACATTAAGTTTAGAGTAGATGATCATCCCAAGGTATATCGAACTAAGACCGGTATAGACTCGTACACAGCCAACTATGTATTAGACTCTCCACTTCTCAGGTACTTAGAGAAGCTGGATATCGATACAGCCATCAGGAGATATATAGTTAATAACCTTCTAACTGCAGGCATGACAGCAGATGATATCGAGATAGTATATGTTGATTGACATATCCTTGAATATACGTAAAGCAATTACAGTCAGTCTATCATTTAAAAGGAAGCAACGCCCATCCCCTATTACATAATGGGGTATAAGATACGAAAGATATAGAGAAGCAGTTTATAGATACTATATTTCTTGATCCTGAATATTTAGTCCCTACGTTGGAGGTAGGGTACAATCTAAATCATATTAGGCAGTTTCAGGGTATAGTCCTAGGAAGACCAGGCAGTGGTAAGACATTAGTTGCTAGGTGGATGGCAGATAGGCTATGTGAGAAGTACGGAGCTAGGAACGTCAATGCAGTTTCCTGCAGTGCAGACTTAGGAACTCTATTATCAGGTGTTAGGGGTACATTAGTAAACTTCCTATTCTTAGATGACTTAACTCTGTCGGATACTAAGAAAGCTGATATATCCAGATACTTTAGAATCAGGCACGTTATTGAAGAAGCTACCGGCAGGAAAGATGGTATAGTTATTACATTACTGGGACTTCATAGGTTCTATGGCTGTGACCCTAGTATACGTACCAACTTTGATTTCCTATTGTTTAGGTCAGCACCCACAAACAAGTTTGATAAGAACTTTACAGAGGGATATCTTGGTAAGACACAGATTAAGCTACTGTCTGCTATGGAACTAGATAGGATGAAGAAGCCTGCATTGTTTAATACTACATTCGCTTGGTTGAAGGGTGAGGGAGCTGGATTCATACATACACCTGCACCAGAGTATAATATGCTCTATGATATGACTCAATCTATCTCCAACAGAGAACCAACCAAGGATGAGTTGTATAGATATCTCCTGTGGAAGCAAGGTTACGTAGATGACCCAATAGATGAATCAGTTAAGTACCTCAAATAGAGATAATTACGGAAAGATAATGTCTCATTGGACCAGTTCCATTTTCCTATCAGTTAGGGTATGCCACCTAGAGAAGATTTACCCATATGGAGAAGGTGAAAGATACCAGTACTTTGCAAATACTTATGACGTTGACGCAGTAGATGATTACTACCGTGAGAAAGGGTATGACACACGGATGGTCTCGTGAAGTGGGGTGGAACTATCTCGTAATGCAGTCTCTCAATAAGCTTCGCTACTATAGTGAAAGAATTACGGTAATAGATATTGAAGTTGATTATAAGTTATCTGAAGGGAGTCTAGAGCGACCTAAGCCAGTATTTCATAGGATACCAACTATTTCATAAGGGGGTTATCTTTGTACAAATACGTATGGGAGATTGAGACATTTGATATACCTGGAATATTATCGGAGTTCCCGGTTGACATACCCGCATCTGCAACCTTCTTAATAGATAAGGAATTATGGGATCACCATAGGTGGAGTAAGATAAAGCATTACTATCCTGGCTATGGTCTTTTTTACTGGATACATGAAGTAGAAGTTGACGCTTATGAGTATTGTAGAGAAGCCCTCTCTGGAAGACTACTTAAAGATGAAGGGTAGCCTAAGAGGAGCTATTGAAGAACTCAAGAAGAATGGATACTCGGAGATGGAAATCTCTAGGGAGTATAACCTACCCCTTCATTGGGTCATGATATATGGCTCAGGCAGAGCACTTAGATCTAAGTATCTGTTCAGTGAGATAATCAATCACTATAAGGCTATCACTGATAGAAAGAGCCTGAAGGGGAAGAGGACAGAATCTATTAGATTTCTTAGGGAAGTACCCTTACCGTACAAAGAGAAGATTCAATTCCTAATGGGTGAGCTGTCGAACAAGCCCATAGGCGTAGGATATGAGAGAATAATAGATGCCCTACGTATCCTATCTAACAAGAGCAGGAATGAGATGAACAGTCTCATAGAGGACTATGGGGATATTGGTGACATAGCCTATTTCCTAGCTAAAGACAGAGACAAAGAAACTCTGCTGGCAGATGAAGTATATCACTCAATCAACCTGATAGCTGAGACCAGTGGGACACACAAGAAGATCAGTGCTATCGTTTCACTGTTCGAAGTAGCTACGAAAGAAGAAGCTAAGTATATCGCCTGGTTGTTGAGAAAGAGAGTGTACCTGGGTCTGAACACAGAGACTATAATCTCTGCTGTTGGAGAATATGCTGGGGTAAATGCGGACACACTCAGCAATGTGTGTTTGCTCCGTGGTACGATTGAGGGCTTACTCATTGCCCAGCAGGGGGATAATGCCCTCAATAATGTGAAGATAGTCCCAGGTACATTCATCAATTGTATGTTGGCTCAACTATTTGATTCGGGAAGAGTTAGGTACCCATGTCGTGCAGATGTGAAGTACGACGGTGCCAGAATCCAAGTCCATAAGTCAGGAGACAATATAGCATTCTTCTCGAGGACCGGACACCTACAGAATGGTATTCCCTTTACAGATGCAGGTTATGTAACTAACGTCTTCAAGCAGGTAACTGGTGCTACCTCCTTCATAGCAGAGTTCGAGTTCATGGCTCGAGGTTCTGATGGGGAGAAGCTGCCAATAGGAGACACACATAGTGCCCTGACCAATGGTGCTGAGAACTTAGAGATCAGAGTATTCGACCTATTGTATTGTGATGGTCACCCTATGCTTAACTGGGACTTTAGGTCTAGGTTCCGTAAGCTCAATACAATATTCCCGGCTGAGATAGTTGTAGAAGGAGACTACTTCAACTCTCCACAGGAACTTATGGCTTACTACGACTCTATGGTTGAGAAGGGTAAAGAAGGAATAATGGTAAAGGACCTAGATGGTAAGTATTACCCCTCTAAGAGAAGTAACTCATGGATGAAACTCAAGAAGAATACAGATACAATAGATGCAGTCATCGTCAAAGCTAAGTACGGTCACGGCAGGAAGTCCGGTGTTTACTCCAGTTTCAGGTTGGCAGTGAAGCATCCCTCCAAGAAGACTCTCTATGAGATAGGTGACTTCTCTAATCTATCTGAGTCAGACCTAGAAGTAATAGCTAGGTCTCTGACTGTTCTTTCTAAAGATAAAGAAGGAGTCCGTGTTAAGCCGGAGTTGGTTGTAGAGGTTATTACCTATGAAATAATCCAGAGCAACCAGTACAGCAGTGGCTTCTCACTTAGAAGTCCTAGGTTGGTTAGGATTAGATGGGATAAGAAAGTACAGGACATAGATACCATAATCAAGATAAAGGATATGTACAAGGCACAGGTCAGTAAGTGAAACCTATACATAGCCTATAATTCACTGTCTGAGGTATTAAAGTGCTCATCTTCAAGTGTGATAAATGTGGATATACGTCTGAGCTAGAAGATATGAGGGATAGTCGACTCATGCCATCCGGCATGATGGGCTGGTTACGAAATAAGATAGAACAGCCCGATGATCATTGGAAAGCGAGTGCGTTAAATATCTCAGATATAGAGTGGATTCTCTCACTGAGACCTAGACTCGTCAATCACGTGAATTCATCTGGACGTATCCTTTCTTCAGTAGAGAGAGCTATACAAAACCGAGATCGTGAATTCATACGTAGGTATGTCCTCGAAAGAAATGGAGTACGTCTTAAATGGGTATACATTCCTCTTGCATTTGAGGAGGAGGAAGTGGACTGGATAGATAATAGGCCGGTGTATGGTTATACTGCAACATGTCCTAAGTGTGGGTACAGTGGACCTGGTGATAAGTTCTGATTAGGATGTGTTATTGTGAGTCCCTATGATGAACCAGTTTTCTCTATTAATCTGCTTCCGTATGTAGTGTGTGATGTAATAGACCTGGACTGGCTATGCCCTATAGTGGTCTGTACATCAACAGCTATTGAATCCATATGGGATGAAGCTTCCCCGATCTATAAAGATGACGAGATAGAATTCTATATGGACCTCCCCAAGGTCACTGACATTGGATTCACACGCACGTCCAGATATTGGAAGAAGTACAATACATCATACTATGTGATTGTACAACTACCCTTCGGTAAAGATGAGTTAAATCACTTAGATCTAAGTCGTGCAATAGACCTTATCAATAAGTATAAAGCCAGGACAATACAGAGTCTGTCGGCTGTAGACTATAATAGAAGATTCGTGTACTTTGAAAGTGAAGAGAAGGCTAAGGAGTTTAAAAGAAATGAACAGTCCAGAAGATGATATAGACCCTTGGGACTTCACCATTGATGAAGAACCTACTGAGGAAGAGAAAGCAAGGGAGGCTTTCTCCCAGCTAAGCGAAGAAGAGAAGGGAGATATCTTTGCCCAGCTGAGGCAGATGGTCAATCGACCTCTTGATGAGAACAAGGTTAGAGAAGATATGTTCTATGACATATTATCTGACTCAGGCTACTCTCGTAGAGAAGTGGACTCTATGGGATTAAAACCTTGGAATATAGACATTGAAGAATGGTCTCAGGAAGAGCTCATAGGATTTATTCGCAAGTGGCTCAGTAAAATTACACAGTACTATACGGAAGAACACTATAATGATGATGGCAGTATCACTATCGAGTTTTGCAATGCGATAAAGACCATGCTCCTTGGGTATGTTGCAGTTAGTGTAAGGGCTAAGAGACTGAAGGATGAAGTAGAAGATGATGTACATAAAGTTGATCTACCGATGCCCCTTGGTCACTCATTAGAGTGGGCTATAGACACTACACTGAGTATAGCTGAGCAATTGCCCAAGATGAAGGTACCTGAGGTTGATGAGCCTCTCAACGTTGGACCAGACTCAAGTTGTAATCTCTAACCTGCTGAGATAGACTATCAAGTGAGGAAGGTAAATGAAAATAGAACTGCGAGTAGTGGATGAAGAAGCAGGCACCAACCATACGGTTGTCATAGATCCATTGGTAGCGGCTAAACCACAGCCTAAACCAAGGTCTCACAAGAAACCGTATAGACCTGTGTGGTTAAAGCACATGGAGAAAGGTGTCTGTCGGACTCTACGATCCACCAGAGTTATCTAAGTTCCCCACGGTGTGAATTTATTGGATAGGGGATTCCCTAGCTGTCTAAACAAATCGTTAACTGCGAGACTACAGTGAGGAGGAAGATGTTGTTGATGCAGCCTCGTTAAAGGCTCTCTGTCCAGGTGGATTTAAGATGAAGAGTAGAGAAGAAGTACAAGCCTTAAAAGAAGGAGACATCCTTTGGGATAAGATGACCAGAGATCATAATGGCAATCCGCTAAAGTGGAAAGTCGTTGGTGAACTAAAGCCATCACGCCACAACCCTGAGTCCTTTCTAAGACAGATAGAACTTATACTAGAACTATCTGATGAGGAAATAGAGAAGCTGAAGCTAGAAGTTCCTAGGGAGGAGCACGATATTCTAGAGAATCTAAAGGAACTTAAAGGGTACAAAGTCCTTAATGAAGATTCTATGTACGACTATACCACGGATGAAACCATAGCCAGACTTACATTTGTCCTATGGGACATGGAGGATGGTATAACTCCCGAACTAAAGGAGGAGTTCCAGAAACTATCCAGTAAGATTCTGAGCAGAAGGTCAGCTAAGGAAAGGCTAGAGAGACTGGACTTGATATGACATCAATCTATAAGGTAATAGGGGTTATTGATAGAGCATTGCCTGATGAACAGTTAGTTCGGGAACCTAGTTGGAAACCTGAGTGGTATCCTAAAGACTTCTCTCCAACCTATACCCTCCCGAATAGGAGTTACATTAAAATCAATAATCCTAAGCTATCTCTCTTTAGAGATCATCATATGTATCTCTCTGTAAGAGAGCTTGCCACGGCAGAATACTGGTTCCTTCCACCATACTCATTGGTGGTATGGTATTATTCTCAAGGTATTAGCTATGCTGGCAGAGTTATTAATGAAAGTAAGTGGAGGGAACTGGTAAGCTACATGGTAGGACTAACAGATAACTGCTGGATTAACTTCGTAAGGGAAGTTCTAGAAAGATGAAGGTGAGCAAGGGTATCAATCCTAACTGCTCTGAGATAATAGTTAGACTCGGGGTAGAATGGAATGAGGAAGATCTGAAGGAGGAGCTTAAGGCGTTATTACAGACTTCAGATAAATTAGAGATAGGATTGATCAAGTACAACTTTGATGCTGACTATAAGCTCCCTGACTGGGAAAGACATACGATAGTCAGACTACCTGAATTAGGTATTGATGACTTCGTTATCGATGGAGATTCTTTTGTGGCAAAGGAAGTACCAGGCAATGCTCTAAGTTCACTCAAGGTAGAATCCTTGGAGAAGCCTGGACTGTTTGACGTTAGCCTTTTCTTAAAGGGAATACTCACTAGTGGCGCATCTATTTCACAACATGATAACGGGGAAGCCTGCCTCATGATAGGTGACTATGATACAAGTAAGTTCTCTATCATAGCCGAGGCTATGCACGCAGGTGGATATTATTGGCATCCATTTGACGGGGGTCATGGTGATGCATTCGAACAGTGGTGTAATAAGAACCAATACCCAGACATAGCAGACAGGAATCTATATCGGTGAATATAATTGGTTAAGTACATAGAGAACTTCATTCCTCTATCAGAGGAGTTTTCTTATGAAACAATCGAAGGAACTCCAATATATCAATCTGAGCCACATCAGGTCCAGATCGGTTGGATGAGATGTCCCTGTAAACCAGTTGATGGATGTCCTAAGAAGTACGACAACTGGGGTCCTACTGCCTATAAGATAGAAATATGGAATTGTAAAGATACAGACAATGACGTAGCCTACAAGATAGGATTTCTCCATCAGACTCCTATCCTCCTTGTTAAGTATCAGACTGTGGGCAGTAACTCAGTATTCAATGGGTTAGTCTTTGATTCTAATGGTATATTATCAAAGTCTACTCTATCTGCTTGGCAGGAGATGATTACTAAGCTACAGCTCAGTAACATTCTATCAGAAGACTGGGCTGTTATCTCCCGTAGGACTAAGGATGGGCGCGGCTACAAGAAGAAAGAGTATTTACTTGTCAACACCAGACACAGAGAAGAGTATATCATTAGAGATGGGTTGACTATAGAGTACTCAGATATATTTCTGGATTGGCTAGGTATATGAAGGTAAAGGACTATAACGGTCTTTGGTATGGATTGTATATTTGAACACTCAACTAACGTTGAGCCCCGAAAGGGAGTAAACACGAAGGAGAACACATATGTCTTCTAGAAGAAGAAGTAGTGGTACTTCCGAGCAAAGTATCCTAGGGAATATGGCTAGGACTGTCTCCCACGAAGAGTGCTCTATGATAATAAGGGTCTGCCACCAGATACAGAGACCTTTGTTTATCAAGGGACCACCGGCAATAGGAAAGTCCGACCTCGTTAGGCAGGTAGCAATGAAACTTGCAGAAGAGGCTGGGCTGGAATACGTGGAGTACAAAGACAATCCATCAGCCATCAACGACCCAACCAAATTCGTTCTCATTGACCTACGTCTAGCACAATTAGACCCTTCAGATCTGAGAGGTATACCATGGGTGTATGCACTCATAAAGACCAATGACGGTCTGATAGAGGAGGTTCCTATTGCAATAGACGAGGACGAGTTCGAAAGTGTCGAGGTCGAAAAGAATCCAGAACTCCACACACCTGGAGAACATAAGGAGTACGAGGTTAAGACCATTCCTAAACTTCCCCCTGACAAAGATGGAGAACAGATAAAGAGGCACAAGATACTCAAAGTTCCTGTGTCTGTCCTACAGCAGTATCCAGACGCAGAGATAATTGAGCTTGTTACGCGATGGTCACCGCCGTCGGACCTGCCAGTTGCAGGAAGTGGCATTATCTTCTTAGATGAAATGAATCTGGCTGCGGAGCTAAACCTAAAGGCTGCATACCAGCTAATACTCAGAAGATGTCTAGGTGAGTACAGAGTTCCAAAGGGCTACAGTATCTTTGCGGCCGGTAACAGGATGGAGGATATGGCAAGTGTGACGCCTATGCCCAGTCCTCTCAAATCTAGGTTCCTGTGGGTGACACTAAGAAGTCCATCAGTAGAGGCATGGACTGAATGGGCAGGAACGGCTGGTATTCATCCATGGGTTATTGGCTACATAAACTTTAAGGCTGTAGCACTGAATCAGTTCGATCCAAATGCAATGGGTGTCGACGCACAACCAACTCCAAGGACATGGGAGTTTGTATCTGATATACTGAATAAGATAGGTACGGACGACCTAAACATGGTTAGGCTGATGGTTTCGACGGCTGTCGGACTGGAAGTAGCTAACGAATTCCACAACTTCATACAGATGAGAGAACAGCTTCCACCGATAGAAAGCTATCTCAAGGATCCAATGGGAACGCGGATAGACTTTAGAAACACCAGCATCGTATGGACACTCCTTTCTGCACTAGCAGAGAGATACAGAGCCAGCAAATACGACAATAAGATACTAAATCCCTGCCTTCAGTTCTGTCTCAGATTAACAACGGATGAGGCAGCTAGGTCAGAGATGGCAGTAGTGTTCTTGACTATGCTCAGGGCAGTAGATCCCAACTTAAAGAATAGGATATCAAGGAACAAGATATTCCATCAGATATCTGATAACCTGGTCCTGTTCGTGGGGAAGGAGTTTAGTTAGCCTGCCTTGGAACAATATCCCTTCTTTATTCCCGATAAGTCCGTTGAATCAATAAGAAGATTCCTGAGCTACTATGGGACAGCAACTTACCATATAATAGTAGTATCGAATCATCGATGGGCAGCCTATCCGTACCTAAGACTGATGGTTAAGAATCTTGAGTCCATCATTAACGAGGATGGTGGTAAGGATCCACTTGGGGGAGGTATATCTGATGTTAATACTATACGGACTTGGAGACATGGTACTATAGTGTATTTATTATTATACGCAAACTCAACAGAGGATGCAGTCTACTGGGAACTGTTTAGGAAGTAAACGATAGTGGAAATAGAGGAACGGAAAGGTGTAAGAGTACACGTAGCTGCACGGACGCATATGATGAGTGTTCAAGCATATGAGTATGAAAACGAACCATTCAACAAGTCAGAAGTTAAAGTGAACTTAATGTTCAATGACGAGTATTATGATCCAGAAGAACTGATAGATGAGTTGATAGCTGTAATTGCCAATGTACGAAAGTGGTTATCTGAGTAAGCATACTTCTTTTATATTCCGGCTCACTACCGGAGACCCGACCCTAAAAACAATGAGCGGGTGACGTGTTGTCACAGATAAAGAAGTTTAGACTAAGGAAACTAACACCTCTAGAGAAGCTGATGAAGGCTAGGGTAATTCTTCTTAAGGAGAGACCCTTCTTCGGGACGCTTGTTCTGCATCTCAGGTTTATTGAGGCAGATAACGAGTTCCTGATGAAGTTAGTTCCAACAATGGGCGTGGATAAGTGGGGTAGACTGTTCTACTCACCTGACTTCGTAGACTCATTGAGCTTAGAGGAATTATTGTCAGTGATATGTCATGAAGTACATCATGCAGTCCTTCTACATCTTGATCGTAAGATGTCGAGGGATGAAGATATGTGGAATTACTCTGCTGACTTGGTTATCAACGAGATTCTGAAGCAGAACAACTTCCATATACCGAATAACTGGCTTCATGATACAAAGTACAGAGATTGGTACGCTGAAGAGGTATACGAAGATCTACAAACTCTATCACAGTCTCAGCTCGATGGAATGAGAGAGGGACAGATAGATGTGCACATCTATATCGACGTTGACAACCAACAGGGAGATGGGGAAAGCGACCAGTGCGATAACTGTAAAGGTACCGGCAGAGATCCTAAGACACAGCAAAAATGCCAACAGTGCAACGGTACAGGTAAGAAGACATCACAGCAAGGCGATGGCTCAAAGAACTACGGATATGGCTTTGGAGAGGGAGACGAAAAACAACAACCTCACTGGGATAAGGTACTAAAGGAAGCATACAACTACGCCAAGCAACAAGGCAAAGCTCCTCTCGGTATGGAGAGGATTATTGACGGACTAACAGAGTCACAGGTACCATGGCAATCTATAGTAAAGAAGTTCGTACAGGCAACTCTGCCTAAAGACTACACATACTTCAAGCCAAATAAGAGATCACAGCAGGCAGGGTTCTATATACCGAACCTAAAGAAAGAGGAGATAGAGGTATTCGTAGGCATAGATACCTCTGGTTCTATTTCTGACCACGAATACAAGGAATTCATCTCTGAGATAGTGGGGCTTGACAACCAATACAAAGGTAGGATCAAGTTTACAATAATAACCTGTGATGCTGAAGTACAGACGGTGGATAACTTTGATCACGGATTCGACCCTCGTAAGATGAGAGGTAGAGGATACGGTGGTACACTGTTTAAGCCAGTTTTCGAACACATCAAGGAAAACTATCCTAAGTGCAAGCTGCTGATATACATGACAGACCTATACGGGGACCAAGACTATCTCGACAAGTCCAGATATAACTTCCACACACTGTGGATTCTCTGTGCTAATGCAAACAACAGCGACCCACCCTTCGGTACATGGGTGAGGTTAGAAGATACATCAAAGGAACGTGGTAGATTTGGAAGACCTTTCTGACTTCGAGTGGTGCTTGGAGCATCTAACAAGACTTAGATCTAAGTGGTTAGAGGTAGATGCTATAGAAGCAACCTCCACTAGGGAGAGTCTGTCTAAGTCCATAGAGAAAGAGGCTATACTAGAACAGTTCGGTAAGTACTTTAAGAGATGGTACTTTCCCAGCAGTGGCTTCAAGACATCAATAATGATATCTAACAAGCCCAGGTGGGCACCTGACTCTTGGTCTATTTACTTTGAGCCAGGCATGGGTGACCGTAGAGATAGAATACAAGCCTATTTGATTGAACACCCTGTTGAGTTCTTAGAGATGATCAAGTGCGGCATAGATACAACAACTCGAGAACAACAGGATAAGGAATTCGAGGAACTTAGAGAGAAAGCAGAACAAATGATTACGCAGTTTGCACCCATACTTGTATCTGACGAGTTTCTGTGATAGCCTTCACCCAAGTTGCGTAGGAAGCTATCCGTAGGTGTACAAATGACTAAGTTACTAGTTAAGTACTTGGAGCTTCTATACCCAGAGAATTATAATTGGATTCTCAAGACCAGCTATCCTACTCGTGAACGCTACAACCAGGCGTATGATGACTATGTAGCCTTTCTACATATAGTAGCAGATGGCTTTGAGCTAATTAGTTCAGCAGAACTAGCTGAGACATTAAATAAGATATGTGATAGACTTGAAGGCAAAGATTAGGATAGAACCATTTGGATCAATAATATATCTACAGGATTCAGCTACGACTGTAGAATTAGATAAAGAGGAAACTCGTAGGACCTTGGGATATAGTGAAGACTTTCCCGAGTCTAAGAAAGGAATTATGGCTCCTAAGATAGTTCACTTAGAACTTACCAGTCGCTGTAACATGGATCCTCGATGTCACTACTGCTATGCGTCTGGAGACCCAAAGTCAGAGTTAGACACACTAACATGGAAACGAGTAATTAAGGACTTATCTAAGTCCGGTGTCCTACAGGTTACCTTCGGTGGTGGGGAACCTACTCTAAGAGACGACTTATATGAATTAGCTAAGTATGTCAAGACCACAGCTAAGATGAACTTAGGTATGACCACCAATGGAATAAAGATTAGACCAGATGATAGACTTAAGTGGTTTGACCAGATTAATCTATCAGTCCACAATAACTGGGACTTCATCAGATGGAAGTCTGTCATAGTCAGGAACTATACGAATGTTGGCATTAACTTCTTATGCCGCAAGGATGAGATGTACCAGTTTCCTGATATAGTTAGACATATTCATTCTATGAATGCAGTAACACACAATCACCACGGTAAGATGGAGTTACTGTTGCTGGCCTACAAACCGGTGATAGGAGATATAGATCAGGTAATCCCCAACGACGAAATAATGGAGAAGGGTAACTCAGTTTCAAGGAAGATACCAGTCGGAGTAGATGGATTTACTTTCGATAGGTGCGAGGGTGGATACTCATTCATAGACGTATCTCCTACAGGAGATATCTATCCCTGCTCTTTTGTCAGGGAGCCATCGGGCAACTTAACAGAGAAGACTTTACTGGAATTATGGGATAATATACCAGCTATTGATAAATGTCCATATGCCCCTCTACAATCGCAGACACACATAGATAACGGAGGATAACAATGTCAGAACTAACTAATGAGGAGTACAAACAGGTCCTAAGAGATATTCTGGAAGAAGCTAAGAGGCTAAATGATAGGAAGGAGCAGATTAAGCATCTAAAAGATAGGATTAGCGACATAGAGTACAAGACCTATCAGTTCCTGTTAGATGGGATTACCCCTCGTGGTAAGGTAGACAAAGATGAGATAGACAAATACTGCTATAACGTAAGTTTTAGGATACCTGTCACTAAGACCATAATGGGCAGGACTTTTACCAAGACAATAGGATTCTTCTTTGATGTATACAGCCCTGACATAGTTGATACTAGGGTACATGACTACGATAATCTATATCCATATAACTCAGGGCATAAGAATATATTACTGATAATGGATTTCTCTGAGGATATCATAGCCAAATGTAAACAGAGGATGAAATTAACCAAGTACAACTCTAAGTACAACCTTAGTCTCTTAATAGATACTTTGTATACCCTTTCGATTATAAGAGGGAATAAGTATTTCTATAGAGATGGAGTACCTCCTGTTAAGAAGGTACCAGGTGTTGACCGAATGACTGGTAAGAAGAAGAAAGTACGTGGAAGTGCAGGTCTGAATGTTGGATTTAAGATAGCCAAGGTCACTACGGAGTGAGAATGAATGAGCATAAGTGTTGAGGAGCTGTCCTCAAAGATTGAGGAGATAGACTACAACCCAAGGGATAGAATCTCTGTCATGGTGGACGTCTACTGGCCTCACCCGCTGATAGCAGAGAATCCTGTTATGGAGCAGAAATGCCATAAAGTACAGATGATGGAGTTCCCAAGCATCCTATTCTTGGGAGACAACAAGAAACTAATTGGATACTTCAACAACAGGTTCAAGGATCCATATACAGGTGCTCCTATAGTCGGTAAGGTGTCTTGCGTCTACAATGAATGGCTTGCACCTGAGAAGATAGTTGTAATGCTGACGGCACCACTACGTATGGATCCAATAGATGCATCATCTCTCCCTGAGAGCTAATACATCTGTCATACACCTATCCATGCTAGTCTCGATACACCCATTACGATTCGCTGACATAACGTATGGGCTTGTTTCCTGCGTAATGGGTGCGAGAAAACTATGATATTCATAGCCAGCTGTAGGCGGTCTTGTTAAAATAGAAATGAGTTCAATACGACACAATCCTCTAAAGATATGGGAGTTAGAGATTAACGCTAGAGAAGTCATAGAGATGTCTGGTTTCGGTAAGTTCTGTATCTACGAGAAGAGTATACACTACACAGCACTCTATATAGTAACTCATCTCTACTTACTCAACAAGTTCAAGGAGTTTGAGAATGAGGCAGCATGGAGAGATGATCCTCCACTGATCTACGACCTTACGATTAAGTCCTGTAGCGGACATTCCAATATGTCTGCGAGCGCAGCGCATAATATTGCCCGTAACTATGTAATAGAAGGAGTTACACGTACACATAATATGTTCAAGGCTACCCCTGACAGATTATATCCGATGATATGGTGCTATACCCCAGACTATGGGATGCCGATGCAATGGGTTTGAGACTAGGTCGCCATATATGGCATATTTATATTCCACCTCTAAAGAATGGAGTTAGGATCTACGAATTAGAGTGTGTTCTTCCAACAATACCCGGTACTCAGCACCACATGGAGAAGGTGATATACGGTAATATTACAAATCATACCATATGGCACTATCTTTGGAGCAAAGATCACAATATTGTACAGTATCTAGAAGAACAGTCTAAGGGACAATCATGGATACCAGAAATAGAAGTAAGGAATGGAGAAGACCTGCGGAGATGGTATTACGATGCCGGACCTTAGAATATGTTTCTTAGAAGCCTGTAACTCCAACTCCAACATTAATCCTTCTTATCTTAATAGAATATTCTTTACTGGGTTCGACGATCTATACGCAGTTGAACTTAAGGTCGATGATCTATACATAGCTGGACTCAGGGTCAATCCATTTGCAATAGATGAGATAATCAGTAACTACTACCGTCTAGGATGGATGAGTGGAGAAGACTGGAGAGCTATGTGGAGTGGATTGAGTGAATAGTAGGAGGAGGGCGGAATGAAGTACTGGTTTACAGGTGATGATCATTTCAACCACTCTAATATAATCAAGTACTGTAGTAGACCGTTTAGGAATGTAGATGTAATGGATAACGTCCTGATAAAGAGATGGAATGAACGGGTTAAGGCAGACGACATAGTTATCCATGTTGGAGACTTTGGTTTCTTTCGCGGTCATAAGAACTATCAGTATTATATCGGTCAGCTAAACGGTACCAAGGTAATATTGAGAGGTAATCATGATAACAATAATGGAGTTCGTACCAACATAGAGTCTATAGTCATGGAGTATGGTGGCGTAGACTGGTGGATTCAGCATAGACCAGTCCTCAAGTTCAAGCATAATATATGTGGTCATGTACACGACCATTGGAAAGTCTGGAAGTCCCATGACAAAGTCTGCGTCAATGTTGGGGTAGACGTCTGGGATTATAGACCGGTAGACATACAGGAAATCATGAAGGCTATATCAGAAGTGAAGGAAGACGGATATAGTGGCGGTAGTGATATTCCAGACTCCGTAACATAGTTGCACAATTAGAAGTCGTATAAACCGCTAACTATGCTACGGATTCGGGATGATTTATCGTAGTCCAACGGACAGAGAGGAAACACGAATGAAGAAGATATGCAAGATATGCGGAGAAGAGTACGAGATAGACGACGATGAAGTCGAGTATCTTGTTAAGGTGAAGATGATTCATCCCTTCATAGTCTGCAAGGAATGTGCAGTGAAAGAAGTGTCAGATCTTCCCAAAGACCTGCAGGACGAGCTTATAGTTTCATTAGGCTCCCCCGAAGGTAGAGAGAAGCTCTGGAAAGAGATATTCGAAGAGCATCCGGAAGTACGAACCGCATACGTAATGAATGAGTTAGAGATTAGCTAAGTCTCTATTCATTACTCATTACCTCAGTCCTTCTCGCAAGGTCGCTAACTTCCTAGGGAGTGCTACGGATATGGGAGTAGTCAATAAACGCAGATGGGATGCAGTCGTACAAGAAGCTAATGATTTGTGCAATGGACTGTACGATTACGGTAGATATACAACCTACATTGTAGTCGAGACGGACAAATACCGCTCATATAGAGCTGTACTTGAGGGGAGGCTCACAATCAAAGATTTAGAGAGGGTTACAGCGAAACCTCTCCATCATCTAGATATGTTTGCTGTACTGATTAGACTCCTCTCTATGAAGACCTCTATGATAAATAGATGGACTTTAATAAATCCTCATCGACAAAGACGGAAGTGCATAGACGAGAGTGACATACCGGAGGTTAGGAGGTTAGGACTTTGAATAAGATAAAACATTACCCGCCAAAGTATTGTCCAGAGTGTGGAGGAACAAACATAAACTCCGTTCCTTGTTGGACTCATAGCCAATGGTTAGCTAAACCAAATGATCCCGAATGGAAGCCATTTTATGGTATAACCTATGATACATGGTGTTACGACTGTGGAGCAGGCTTTGATATAATCCCCGGAAAGGAAGCGGATGTATATTGGTATGATGAACACCCTGATCAGATCCCAGAGGGTGGTAATAAAATCTATACCGATGTTCTCTTGAGAAGAAGCTATACTGAAGAGGCTGAACGATGTGGTAATTGTGTACACTTCTTCAGCGGGTTCATAGATTGTAAATGGGAAGGAATTTATTGTAAGCTTGATAAGAGCAAAGAAGTTAGTTACTATAGTCTTTGTGCGTTTAACCCGTCAAAGTTTACTATGGAGATGGAGAAATGAAAAGAATGACACCGGAAGAAAAACTAAAGAGAATTGAACGTATAATTAACGTCAACTATGCTGCAGCTTTCGAGATGGGTATCCCATTGCCAGAACCCATAAGTGATATATTGGGAGTCATACAGAGTGATGGTTCAAAGCAATTTACGATATATAGGTGTAGTTTTGTTGGAACACCTAGATGTGATAATTATTGCAAGGGAGAGTGTTTAGATATTAGAAATGTTTTCAACTGTAGGTACCGCGAACCCATGACTGCTAAGGAGACAAAGAATGATCTGTAAAACATACAGGTTAGGGTTTACGATAGTTGGAGGTGATAAACGTGAAGATTGATTGGGTAAAGTGGGCATGGCTTATTGGTTTTCTAGTAGCTTTTCCCGGAGTATTGATATACATTGGATATAGGTGGTTCTCTCTATTTGTTTTCCCGACTCTAAGTGTACCGCTTATAGAGCTCCTTGATAAGCCGATGCTGGAGATAGTGCTTGCAGTTCTATTTTTCTTTGTATCGCCTTTTCTATTCTTCTTGGCTTTCATAAGTTTTATAGTGGGGGTGAGACTCCTGCTTGACTAATGGTGGACGAACCAGTCCAAAGTCACAAAGAGGAAGGAACTTGTCTAAGCTAGGATTAATAGAATATCTCTATGAGATGGAGTTAATAGATAAGTTAGCTAAAGCTCCAACTGGTAATGAGATGGTAAGACTGAGGTTTGACTGGTCAGCCAATAACTATCATCGTCTCATGCTACATCAGATAGCTGACCTTAATAGACTAAATGCAAGGGTAGACTATTATCATTATCTAACTCGATCACTGTATTGTTGGTGTAATCTATGTATACTAAAGATGGTATTACTAGGTGTGATTATTGCGGTGAGCTGATCCCAGATATGATGCTATGGATTGAGCTACACGGAACCTACAAGTTCAGGGGAACCTATAATCCATTCCAGTGGCACTTCTGTGATCTCTTCTGTCTAAAATCTAAACTAGAGAAATTAGATTGGGATGGTATGGAGATTGCTAAACATAAGAAAGCTAAGGATAGACTTAGATCAAAGCTAACTAATTGATCACTATGAAGGCTTAAAACGTTGATCTAGATATGTTCTATATTACTAACAGGGAAGTCGGTTTGGTCAAGGATAGGAGCGTATGGGATATACAAGGAGACTTCTATTGGGATCAGCTAACTTTATCTCAACGCAAAGAGATGGAAGACCTATTAGAGGATATGAAGATTGTTTACTCTTCATATAGGGTAGCCAGGATCAAGCAGATAATCAATAGGATAATAGAAGCTAGGAGGAATCGGTCTTCCGTCAACGAGTGGGACCTGAAGGACTTTGCCATTATGGTAGATGATATCCTCGATAATGAGGATATTACCTGGGAAGATCTAGAGAAAAGATACAGTGATACTAAGGAAGAGATACGGGTAGCTACGTCCTATATCGATGGTATCTTCAATAACTCTAGAATATGGAAAGGACATATAGACCTGCTCCGCAGTTATAAGAGACAGCTGGGACTAGGTATACCTCTCACCGATAAACAGACAGAGACTCTATTCAGCATCCTGAAGAGATACTCCAAGCAGATAGTCAGTAACCAGCTGCTGTGATCATATGAAATGGGAAGACCTTATCAATCAGGTCTTTGACTCTATCAGTGATCCTACCTTAACAATAATAATCATAGATTTCTATGGTCTTATATCTAAGGAGTTAGAGACACTGAGGACTGGGGTACATAACAATCCATTTGGAATTATTAAGTTAATGGAAGCCAGAGCTTTACTAGATATTATTGAAGAGAATATCAAAGATGTTACAGGGATACGTCTGCAAGCAGACAGCCTTTCATTGGGAGAGTACATAGAGTATTTCGATGAGGAAGAGGACCTGAAAAGGTGAGTTAGTGGACTTCACTGAGGAGCTCGATGAGATTGAGTATATCTATATCCCAAATCATCTCTACACCTATTCAATAGATAAGTTCCTACAGAGACCAGGCACCAATATAGTAAGATGGTTGAGGTCAGACAAGGACTTTAGAATCCATGATAGGGGATGGAGAGGGATCGTTAAAAGACAGATTAAATTAGCTGTAGATATACGAGGTCATTTCGAGTCAGGTAATTTAAGGATTATAATATCTAGATCGATGGATCATCCGACTTCCTCTATATCCCGCAGATATAAATATAGAAGGAATATCAGGTCTCCTCCCAAGGGGATAAGCAAGTATCAGATAATAGTGACATTCAGTAACAACGGTACTACAGTATTCCCGCTGAGTATGGCTGCTACCATTAATGCAGTTATCACAGAGGGTGTATGGAAATATGTACAGAACTTGAAGATTCAGGAACTAGAAGACATAGACTGGGGTTAAGTATTGAGATAACAATCCATATGGAAGATGACTGTATGAATAATGAAAAGACAGCTGAAGAAATAGCTACTGAAGCTATTAAGAGAACACTAGAAGCAGACGATGGAATCGAGCAGACTATAAATAGTCTACTTGACGATCATTGGGGAGACGATATCCAGGAGAGGATTAAGTCTTATTTATGGTTGCTATCCATTGAGCTTATTAAGCTAAAGGCTAGGTCCATAGACAATGATGATGCAATGGAGTTTACGGTATCTCTCAAGGCTGCAATCCATACCTTACTAAGTTATGTCTTAGAGGATAATGAAGATATACAGATAGATGTACTACTATCCATTATGAGATCAATACTGGAAGAGAGTGGTGCCTCTGTATTCGGTCTCATTAGTGGTAGTGACGAGGACGAGGAGGAGGGGGAAGATCTATTAAAATGGATATAAAGAAGATACCTATAACAGGCAATCTCGCTCTTCTGTTAGAAGAATTCAAAGTTGAGTCTTATGACGGAGTTGTAATTAGGGATCCATTCTTCTACTGTGTTAACTGTAATACAGTATTTGTATTACCCCCGTGGTTTGAAGTACACTTCAGGTCCAAGCTGAGGAAAGACCCACGTGTATTCCTAGATTTGCATATAGATTGCTGTGAGAAACCCTATACTCTATTTCTATTGCAGAATGAGAAAGTGTTTACACCTACAAACCCACGTGAGTTGTGGGTAATACCAGACACTTTCATAAAGTCCAATATGGTAGCAGATGAGTTCTTATAACTATTGGAGACCTTACAACAACTGACTGGATATGCACTTAGATCTAAGTGCTGAAATACATCTATATAAGATAATGTTTATTGACTTATTCCCCAAGGTCACTAGTATGAAGGTTAAGAACATTGAGTCTTACTTTCTTAAAGTAAGGTCACCTCTAATGGATTGTAGGGCGTGTTCACTGCACTACACCTGTTTACAGAAGGTGCCGGGTGAAGGTATTGCTTCTAAGTATTGGTTAATTGGGGAAGCTCCTGGTGCTCAAGAAGATATATACGGCAGACCCTTTGTTGGTAGAGCAGGTCAGACCCTTGACAGGATGTTGGATGATGCTGATCTATCAAGAGATATGTTCTATGTCACTAACATAGTCAAATGTAGACCACCCAACAACAGGACGCCAACTCCCCTTGAGATAAGAGAATGTAACTGGAACAATCTCTACAAGGAAATATCTGCACTCAAACCTAAGTATATCATACCGATGGGCAACACCGCCACAAGGACAATATTAGATTATTATGTGGGATCCACAGCACCTAATATTAGCAGAGCAAGATCAAGGGTCTATAGGAGGAAGATGGCTCAAGTGCATCCCCGTCCCGTGGCAGATGCAATAATACCAATATTTCATCCGTCCTACTGTCTTAGGAACAGACTAGCTTATGCAACGACGGTAGATGACTTCAAGAAGATAAAAAGGCTGATAGAAACAGGTAATATTCTAGTTCTATTTAGAACGGTAGAATGGTATTCTAATGGTACGCGTTTAAGTCGAGATGGAAGTAAGAGCTATGATATGTGAAGAATGTGGGAGTCCCCTAATTGAAGAGATAGATACAGGAGAGATAGTCTGCCCAAGGTGTGGTACGGTAGTAAGAAACCGCAGGGTAGTGATCTCCTTACCTGAGAACTACGACTTCCCCAGGAACGGTCTCCCCCTAACATTTAGGGCTCCTGGCAAGGGTATTAACTCTATCATCGGTTGGAAAGACAAAGACGGGAAGGGTAATAAACTCAATAGAGAACAGAAAGAGATTGTGAGGAGACTACGTAAATGGGAGAAGTATACCTCATCCTCAATTGATCGCTCAATCCGAGTAGGTCTGGGTAAACTAAATGCAATGGGAGAGAAGCTCAACCTTCCTAACAGCGTGATTGAGACTGCTGCTGTCATCTATACCAAGGTTACTCTTAACAGATCCTTTATGCTGGGAAGGAAGAGAGAGGATATATTGGCTGGATGTATATATGCGGCCTGCAGGCAATGCAATGTTATCTACAGCTTAGACAATATAGCTATCGGACTTAACCTAACCCGTAAGGAAGTGGCTAGGGCTTATCGAAAGATATACGATGAGTTTAATATAGATGTACCTCCGGTCGATATACCTAAGTTCATAAGTAAATGCGTATCTAACCTTCATGGACTTGGTAGCACCGAACGTCTAGCACTTAAGATTCTGGAAGTAGCTGGTAATTGCAATGCTGTTGTAGGTAAGTCTCCAAAGGGATTAGTAGGTGCCTGTATCTATATCGCCTCTAAGTTTACTGAGGATCAGTTCACTCAACCTCAGGTAGCTGATGTAGCTGGTATGTGTTCAGTTACTCTACGTAATAGGTATAAAGATCTACTTGCCCATATGGACTTTATAACAGAAGTGTAGCAGTGTATTCTTATAGCAGTAACAGAAGTAATGATTAGAATGACTGAAGTAAGACTAGAATATGTATGGCAGCCGGGCTGCACTGTATGTGAATATCTAAGTCCTCGTTTCGTAAAGATGTGTAATGACAACGGATGGGAATATGATGTGTGGAACGCTCGTGAGCATATGGATAAAGTAGTAGCTCTAGGGATACAGGTAACACCTACGGTTGTAGTCTACGTAGATGGAATATACAAGGGTATTGTACATGGAGTCTCAGAAAACAGGATTAGAGCATTATTCTAATGTTATATGCAGATTCTGTGGTGCAATGATACGGGCTAAAGAGTCATATATGTTAATGCATCTACAGGTACGCCATAACATAGGATGGGATGATTACCCGCTGGGCTATATGCATAGGCTATGTAGTATTGTCTTTACTGCGGATAACAATCCTTGTGGAAGAGGATACGTCAGGGACTTAGATCCATCCTTTTATAAGCAGACTGCGAGCTGGTGGGGAGACATCTTACAGCCCTATAACATTAGGTTCTTACGCCAAGAATATTCCTATAGTAAAGATGAGGACAGGTACCGTAGAAAGTCTGTCCCGCTAACGGTTTGTATTTCCAATATTTAGAAAGGCTATAAGGAGGCTACTAAACATGCCAGTAGAAGTAACTTGTGATAAATGTGGTGCAGATATTATAGGCAGATATGGGTCGGACTCTCTATATTGTGAAGGCTGTATAAGTGAGCTGGAAAGCAATATCCTGAATTTAGAATCTCAGATAAAGAATCTCCAAGATGAACTGGATGAGGAAAGGGAGTATATTACAGAGGTAGAAAGTCTACTCAATGATAAGGCAGCAGAGGCAGAGAGACTTGCAAGAGTATGTGATTTAAACGGGATCAAATACTGAGAGTAAGAATATGGAAAGAGGTACCCTCATATACAAACTTGTACCGATTAAGCTCCTAGAACTCAGTAGGATTGTTGAGTTCAGGTACAAAGACATTATAATCCCCATTAACTGGATAGTTCTAAGTCCAACTAAGGAATCGTGGAGATGGGGGTTGTTTATCGGCAATAGGTGGTTGGGCAGGATATCGCATAGTAAATGTATGTACACAGATTATAGAACTCGATCTGCTTATAGGGCTACATTGGATACAATGCCTACTATATCTCAATCAATAGATAAGGAATTTCAGTATGGTTGTCAGAGTTTAACTCGGAGGGTAAGTCTTCTGTTTAATCATTTAGAGTACAATGCAACAAAGTACCCACCAGAGTTAATGTTAGACTTACTGGAGTCAGAGTGTGGGGTTATTGGAAGGAAAGCCAGAGAAGAAGATAAGCTCTTTTCGATATCTTGAGTTAGCCAGAATCGTTTGTATATACGTATACGAAATAGAAGCATTTGATCCGGGATCCTATAACTGTTTGTCGTGGGAGCGGATTAGAGATGCCGAGGATCTACGGAATAGATACTCTTGGATAGATAAAGATTGGATAACTGGATCTGGTGATAGATATAAAGAAAGACACAGGCTTGGTCTTAAGTGAAAATAGATCAGCAGATTAAATTATAGAGGATTGGATGTTCGTGTGGGGATTAGAATGAAAAGTAGAGACTATCCGCTGGGAGTACATCAATTACAACAACAATCCTCGTCCCAGCCACCGGGCTCCATATTGAATATGAAGAGGGATAAGTATGAGTGAACCAGAAGGTTGTCCAGTCTGCGGTAGTACAAATTTCTATCTAACAGGCTATCTTATAGGAACAACAAAAAGAAAGTGGGAATGTCGTGATTGTGAGAACGAATGGGAAACTGAGCACAATAGAACAGTAGGAGAATTAAAAGCGTGGCTAGAGCAATTCCCAGACACTCTTGTAGTAGTAGTATATGAAGGAGAAGTGAGCTGTATTACATTATTAGACGATACTAAGTCATTTTCATTCTATACGCACGAAAGGGCACCAGGTCATCTAGCATATCCACGTGTATGGAAAGATCCACAAGATGATGTATATGGTTAGAGTAGACTTCATGAGTGGCTCGACATTACTGATCATAAAGGCGCGACCAGCAGAACTGTGTGGACACAAATCTAAAGGATTGCTATTGTACTGCTGTTGTAGTTGAGAATGATTTCTAAGGTCGGGTCTAATAGATGGATTGTTCATCATAAGGAAATCTTATATGAGTTAGGCAAGTTCGGTTATCGTTCTTATGAACCAGCAGGTTATAAATGTATGGCAACGTCTACCCAGAAGAGTTTAGTCACATGGTATGTCGTTCCAGGGTATAGAATTACTATAAGAGACCTCGAGAATATTGTTTCTTATGAGGGTAGAGGCTTTATTTATACGCCCGCAGCTAACAAAAGTCGAGCTATACAAATATCTAGTTCTAATTCATATGACATAAGTACAAAGACTTTTATTAGAAGACTCAAGGAAGATATCTCCGCTTTGTAGAACTGCAATGGCAACGCCCACGTCCACCATCGTCAATACATAATAGAGAGATGATCATGTCAAACCTAATAGAGTGGACAACTGAAGTAAGTGAGAAACGTCTTAATTATGGTTCCTCCGGTTGGAAAGGCTACCATAACTATAAAGGCAAACACATCATGGAACTAAGGAACAACGAGCACGGTTGTACCATTCTGATCAAAGTATCTAGAGAAAAAGTGAGATATAGTTACAACTACGAAGGACCTCGTATATATAGAACAGAACTTAGGATAAGGATGACCCAGAACGGTGGTTCTGTCTGGTATCTAAACAATATAGATGAATTAAGCTCTGTCTTTAAAGAAGCAGTGGATAGATTCAACAGACACAGTAAAGTCTATCAGTTAGAGGATGTGGGTACCGTGCAAAGTCTAAGGAATTACTTTAAAGGGAACAGAGAACTATGAAGGAAAGTAATGCTGTCTATCTAGGGCTCTATGGCAGTGTCTACCCAGAGGAATTCAATGGAGATCATGGCACAGCAAGGGGATCAGAAGGAACCAAGAGACTTATGGATGCTATTGATGAGGCAGTCAACAACATACGTTCTATTATGGAAGAATACTCTGATGTAGGTGCAACTGATACAGCTGCAATAGAACATATCTTAGATAGGTTTAAAGATAGATTCAGTGAGTGGGATGAATAAGTCTGTTCCTAGATTCAAGTCTGAGCACGAGTTTCGTAAATGGAAGGAAGAGCATGATATATTAGGCTCCTACACTCATGGGTGGTGTATAGTAGAAGATATCAAGCCTGATTCTGCATTAATCTCTCTCAGGATGAGTCAGTTGAATGCAATAAAACTGTCTATAAGAACTCATCGGTGGGCTAAGCCTCACATACATACTTACATATCTACCAATGGAAGTGTTCCTATAACTAAAGAGGATATAGACTTTATGTCATCTATGATTGATCCTCTAACTGATGACCTGTTAAGAACCTTTAGAGTTTGTGAATTAGATTGCTCTGATAAGGAAAGACGTAATTACTTAGCGAGACGAGATATCTATAGGTGGTAAATTGAAATACAAGTGTAGATTCTGTGGACATGAATGGGAAGAGGATGAACTCCCTAGATCAATTCTTAGATGTCCACGGTGCAGGTCTGTCCAGACGTATCGGAAGGAGTCATAGTGAGATTACCCAAGCACTGGAAAGCTCTAACGTCACATAGATTAAGAAATATTAGAGTTATGGGATTTGATAGTACAGGTACCCTAGTTTATTCCAAGGATACCTTCTGGACACTAGGAGTTACTGAGAGTGTAAGATGGGCTGGTAAAGCTGGTTCTACTAATATCAGTGTTAGTTGTATCCCCCTACGTATATATGAATTAGAATGGAGTGGATATAAGGACCCGACGGATAGAGATAGATGGATCTTATTCAATGAACGGAGAGACAAGATGCTTGAATCATTCCGAACAACACATACTTTTTGAGGTGAGAGAAGATGGGAGCAGACCTTACAATAGATAATCCACTACCCAAGTACGAAGACGAGAAGTACCGTTATTTCAGGGATTCATACAACGTCACAAATATTCTATGGAAATTCAATCTAAGCTACTGGAAGCTATATGATGACTTTAATGCTGATCAATTAATAGAAGATGGAGTCCTCTCTATTGAAGGAGTCCTTAAGCTAAGGCAGATGATAGATCAGCGTTACTATACCTTCCGGGACTTCTTAGACAATATGGATGTAGTGTGGTTGAAAGAGAATCATGCAAGCGTAGATGATAAGAATACAGTACAGTCATGGAAGGATTTCTTCTTAGAGAAGAGTATCAGACTAGTACAGTTTATTGATAGGGCTATTGAAAGTGAATCTGGTATTCATTGGTCAGTATAATGAGTAAGGAGGTGATATGAGTCATGCCGACTCATGGGAGCCTAACTAAGGCAGGAAAGGTACGGGATCAAGTTAGACGACAGCAGGCTAATTGGAAGAAGAAGGATAAGAAACCTAGACCATTCCCCCGTAAGAGAAATAGATCTAATTACCTGAAGCTCTTAGCAAGGGAAAGTAAGAAAAGGACGGAGTAGAGAATCGATGCCCAACTGGTGTGAAAATGATCTTAGAATACATGGACCCGTTGGTGATCTAAAGAGATTCACTATCTTTGCCAAATCCTATAATCTACAGGTTAAGGACTTAGAGAATGATAGTATACTAGACTTCAATAGCTTTGTCCCGTATCCAGAACGTTTTAGAGAATTAGATAAGATAGCTGAACAATGGGATGGTAGCGGACGAAGACCCAAAGATGGATACAACTCTGGTGGATATGAGTGGTGTCGCCGTTTTTGGGGTACTAAATGGAATGCCTGTCGTGTTAGTCTTAAGAGATATAAGAGAAGTCTATTGTACAAGTTTGATACTGCTTGGTCACCACCAACACCGGTTATATTTGCTATGTCAGAATGTTTTCCCAGACTCAAGTTTTCTATAAGGTTCTATGAGGGTGGAGCAGGTTACAAAGGTCATTATATTCTCAAGGACGGGGAATTTCTCAAATGTCAAACAGGACCGTATTGTGGATATAGAGGTGGATAGTATAACCCCGCCCATGACATCCGTCAAATAGCATAAGCATTAATAAGGAAAAGGCAGAGAGATGATTGAGATGATAAGATATGCCTAGATATTGGGTATGTAACAGATGCGGGACTTATAATCTCAGATCTACGTGTGAAACTTGTGGTCTATCCAAAGAAGAGGGCATAGACTATGAGACTATAGAAGAAAGAGATCCTATAGACGAGGACGATTACGACTTCTTCGATATAACACTAGACGAAGACTGGGATGAAGATGATGACTGGGATGAATGGTAAGACTGGGACTAAGACTATAAAGGCGAAGGTCTACTACAGTAGTTCAGGCTCAGGCAAGTGGGATTTGTATGATAATACAACTGGCGAATCGTTTTGGGAATTAAGACCTTATAGGTTTTATATACCACCGAAGCCGAGTACGCCTATACCTATTGTCGACTGGGATACTATAAGGAAGCAGATAGACTACTATACACCCCAGATATGTGCCTGCTGTGAAGAATTGATAGCGACAGAAGACGATGGGTGCTTCCTAGAAATAGGAGGTAAGAGGATATGGTTCCACCGCAGGTGCTTTGCTGATAAGGAGAACTCAGCATTTATTAGGTCATTGCTCATTAATGAGGACTTAGAGCTAGTATGAATCAATGGTGCCGTAGCGGAGTTATATACAGTACTACCAGTAATGCCAGTGCCTCAACGTTTACACCAACGTGGTGGTCATCATATGAAAGACAGAAACGGAAGCTCATATGTGATATTTGCGGAGAGGAAGTTGACTCAGACGATATGATATCTATTGATATTTACAAGGATGATGAGATAGAAGTACTGTACATGCATAAGCAGTGCTTCCTAACAGAACCAGAGGCTGTTGAAGCATTGATCACATTTAGTGACCTGGTTGGATTCTAAATGAGTATCTTCTTATTATTAGGAACGTTCTTTTTCGGTGTTTCTGTTGGATGCCTTCTACCCGACTTAATTAGCCATATAATTGAATCCAGAAGAAAGCAAATAAACGGACAGGCGATCCATCTATGGAGGCAGAGGGATGAAAATACTGGTGGTAATTGACGACAAAAGATCCAAGGAATACACATGTAGCAGCTTCAAGATTGCATTTGTCGGAGGTTCAACGGTGCTTGAGGTAAGACAAGATCAGGAAAACCTCGCTGTCTTCAAGACATTCGACTATATAGAGAAACTTAAGGAAGAGGCTAGTGAAAATGCAGTTACCCAGAGTTGTTAATAAATGAGTGCGAAGGAACTCAATATCGAAGAACAGAACCGTTTGATACTTCTTAGGAAAGCAATGGAGAACGCTGAAACCATTATTCTCGATCCCCTGTTTGAGAAAGATATCGAGAGAATCAAGCAGGAAGATGAGGAGGAAAGACTGAGACTTCAGCCACTCCTGCAGTCACGAGTTTATTCCACCTGATTAAAGGATTAACCATAACCGGACTAACAGTAAGCATTTATAACTCGGTCCGTATCAATGATACCCATGGTATATACAAAATTATATGTAGGAGATTCATTAGAGGTGCTGCCTCATATTAGAAGTGAAAGAGGCAGAGAGCTGGTAGATCTTATAATTACGTCACCCCCGTACAATGTTGGTATCGACTACGCGTCTTACGATGATACGATTCCCTATTACAAGTATCTCGAATGGATGAGAGATGTATGGCAAGCATGTTATGATGCTACTAAGGTAGGTGGTAGAATATGTGTCAATATTCCAATAACTAAGCAACTACCTCGTAGAGCTAACATAATGGTTGACATAGGACATATCCTACAGGAAGTAGGATGGAAGTACAGGGATACAGTAATCTGGTACAAACAGAACGTACCGAGACGGTGCCTTCCTTTCGGGTCTCAAGTTAGAGTTCCGAATGGATACTCAGAGATACAATCGCTGGTTAAAGGAGATCTAGTTAAGACTCATATGCATAGGTATAGGAGGGTAGTAAATACTGGTTCAAATAAAGATATGATATGGTCACTATCCGTCTATGGATTACCGGATATCTATCTAAGTGGGAATCATCCTGTTCTTGCAATTAAAGGAAAGCACCGTAAGTATCCACCCCAACCAGAGTGGATAAATGCAGAAGATCTAAGATTTGGAGATATGCTACTCTATGGTATAGATAGTCGCATTGGAAATATTCCATCCTATGATATTGACCAGTCTTTGATGTACAGGCTAATTGGATATTATATAGGATATGGTTCTATCCATAGATCGGTTAGATTATATCTAAACAAGAGAAATGGAGAAGACATAGATTACCTAGAAGATACATGGCACGGAACTCTTAGTGTCACGGAAAGTGGAGACCTTCGTAGACTAGAACTTAGAGATGGTAATTATACAATTAATATTCTAAAGCAGTTTGGTACAAGTGCCCATGAAAAGCATATTGTCGACTGGGCTATGTACTCTCCTTTAAACTTACAAGAGGAATTAATAAGGGGCTTATGGACATCAGGCGGGTGTTTCTCCGATAAAGATGATTGCTATACTACAGTATCACTACCTCTAGCCCTTGGTATCAGAGATTTACTTCTTAGATTTGGAATAGTATCTTCCATACAGAGAGATTACTCTATTAGAAGTTCAACTGCTTACAGGATTAGGATATATCATCCTATCTACAGGAATAGACTTAGATCAATTACGGGGAAGCCACTAGTAGATGTATCTAACAGTCGTCCATTGATAGATATAGTTGGCAACAATGTTTTATACCCGGTTAGGTCAAGTAATGAATCTTACTTCGGAACCGTATATAATCTAGAAGTAGAAGAAGATGGATCCTTCTTAGGGGACATAACATACCATAATACAGCCTGGGGTTCATATGGGAGTCCATCAGACCCGTGGATGGTTAATCCATATGAGTGTATCCTGATATACCATAAGATACGACAGAAGCATAGACAATCAGATTATAAAGTAGACCCTGACATTACTGAAGACGAGTTTAAGGAGTGGACTAACAGCTGGTGGCAGATACAGGCTGAGAATAGGCTATCAGGTAAGCACCCAGCCCCATTCCCAGAAGAGCTACCATATAGACTAATCAAGTTCTACTCCTTTCCCCATGATACAATTATGGACCCGTTTGTGGGATCTGGTACTACATCATTAGTTGCACGTAGACTAGATAGAAACTCAATAGGAATAGAGCTGGACGAAGGATACGTTCAGTTAGCCTTGGAAAGAATAATAGGTGATACAGATGTCAGGCCAGGAACGACTGCAATTGATCTCCCGTTTGCTAAACTCTACGAGGTACACTGATAAGGAGAGCCATGCATAATGGGAAACCTAAGCCGTATATACGTAGACGGTTCACCGAAGGGAAGAGTAGGATTAGTCTACGAGAGAGATAACAAACCGGAGAGTAACGTAATATCTATTCCTAAAGGTCTAACCAATAACGAAGCTGAATACATGGCAGCTATCAGTGCGTTTGATTTCATAAGCTCCGACAGAGACTGGATCATCTACATGGACTCTAAGTTGGTTGTCATGCAAGTACAGGGACTTTGGAGATGTAGAGCCAATAATCTATTCCCTTACTTAGACAGTCTCCTAGAGAAGTTAGATAACTTCCCGGCGGATGTCACCTTTAAGTGGGTTAGACGAGAACACAACCCAGCGGGTGTTTTACTGGATAGGTTCAAGGATTTAGAGAATGGTCTAAATAAAGAGATTGATCTAGAAGATAAAGCTCTTAAGCCTATGAGGAGATATGCAGAAAGGCTATATGCTGAACTATCACCAGAAAACGCTGTATAGATTTATTATTAAAGTGGAGTACCTCTATGGTTGATTACAGTACCGATGCTGATGAACTTATTAGAAGTTCAGGTCTAATAAGAGAAGATTATATAGGTAATGCTCAAGTCTGTGACTTAGGAAGGGTATGTGTTGAATGTGGTTGTGATATTATTCCATCATACCCCTATTACTTAGATATGTGCTACAGCTGCCAATCATACTACATTAGGCAACAAGAAGAAATCGCCATCAACTATTATAAAACCGAACAGTGGAAACAAAATGAATGATAGAGATATGAACGATCCGCATGCCCCTTTGCTTCCTCCAGAAACAGGTGAGGGTAGATACTCCATACCCCGCCATATCCTTAGAGACTTGGTTACTGCTATACAATGGGCACTAGGCGGTGATGGTAGAGAAGAGTGGTTCACCCAGAAGATTGGTAAACATAGAGTAAAGTTCGAGCAGGATTTCCCTCTATGGCAGATGCCTTCTATTGCTTGCTATATGAAGTCCCTGATTGATGATAATACAGAGACAGTTGACTTCGTTTCTGGTAAACGGGTATCTCCGAGCTTCAATACCTTTGAATACAAAAGAGGCAGTCAGGTAACTGGACTAGTTGATGGATATCAGTTCATCCATTACAATGATGTACCTATCATTATTTACATAGCTACCTCAAATAGAGCGTACATAACTGTTCACGGCAATGCAGAGCATGAAGATATAGTAAGAAGCTTCTTTGATACCTTCAAGTCCGAGGTTAGTTCTTTAGATCATCTAAAGGGAGAGAAGATGTTGGTCACGTCTCACAATACCTTCAAGTTCCTTAATTATGAGAAAGTAACCAGAGAAGATATTATCCTAAAGGAAGATATATGGGAACTTATAGACAAGAACTTCTTCTTCTTAATCAACAATAAGGAACTGATACTAAGCCATAAGTTGGACTGGAAGAGAGGCATACTCATATGGGGACCACCTGGTACTGGTAAGACTTTATTCGGTAAGTTGTTATGTAATGAGACCCCTGATATGACTCTACTCTGGGTAACTCCCAGATGTATAGAAGATGATGATGATGTAAGTAAGCTATTTACTATGGCTAGGATGCTATCCCCCAGCGTAATCTTCTTTGAGGACATAGACTTCTTTGCTGCTGATAGAGAGGAGTATGGTTACACCTATGTCTTAGGTGAGCTACTAACTCAGCTAGACGGACTCAGTCCCAACGATGGTGTATTTGTCATCGGCACTACTAACAAACCTTTAGCACTTGATACGGCAATAGGAAGTAGACCATCTAGGTTTGATGTTAAGGTACAATTCCCCCTACCAGACACTACAGAAAGGGAAATGATGTACCGTAGATTCCTAGATAACCCTGACATAGACTACAAAGTATTAGCTAGTCTTTCAGATAAAATGACTGGTGCACACATCAAAGAAACCTGTGTTAGAGGAACAATCTCTAAACTCAGGGATAACTCTCTATCACTAGATAAAGCTATATCGGATAGTATATCAGAGTTAAAGGAAGAAGAGTTTGGGACTAAACCACCGGAGAACTGGTATCAATGATAGAGCTATCATCTATTGAATTCTACTTATTCACTATCGAAGCAATACTGATAGGTTCGATAGCAGGGATACTTATCATGGGGTTAACCAAATATGGATTTACTGTATGGGACTGGCTCTTCAATAAATACTTAGATCTAAGTGAGAGGTTTAGATATATGCAGATTCCAGATAAGATAGATTCCGCCTTCCTATTCGGAGCATTCCTAATATTCGTATCTATATGGACTGAGGAGACAAAGTTCCTGTATACGGGTATATGGTTGATGGGGATGTCTCTATTCCTTTACTATGGAAGGAATGAAGGGTGATAGACGATATACCTTGCAATGAGACCCTCCTGCTGGTTAGAGGACTTTTATAAATTCGTATGGGAGCTGGAATGCAGACACCCACACGAACCACATTTAGTCCTGTGGATAGAGGAATGCCGTTGGTTAAGGAGACATGATATATTCTCATATGATGCATTCGACGGAATAGTATTTCCGAGAACAAAAGATTGGAGTGGTAAGAATGACAACTAAACATATCTTATGGATAAAGGTACCTTCTGACTTACATCAGGACCAACTAGTACATCTACAGAGTGTCTTAGAAACAGCCTTCAAAGGAACGGACTACGGGTTCTTTATAGTGCCAGATAAATTCGATATTCTATCAATAGAAGAGGTAGAAGAATTCCTTGTACAGGCATTACGCTCTCTAAGAGAGGATTAGATGAACCAAATTAGTTATGACTGTGGTTGTGACGCAATCCCAGAGGAAGAGAGAAAAGAGAACTGGGCTACTAAGTATGGATTCTGTTGTCCTAAGAAGTACAAACAGGCTATGGACAAATATAGACTATGGTCTGACACAGATCCACACATAGATGAACTCAGCAGAGGTATGAAGTCGGCTAGGACTAAAATGAAGAATAAGATAGCAGAGTCATTAGCCAAACATAAAGCAACGACTTAGATCTAAGTGCTACCGATGAACGAAGATTACGCTGAGATTCTACGAGTAATTAATGGACAGAGAGTAAGATACAGCAATACGTCTGATGTTTATCATAGATTCAGAGGTCTAACTAAAGACCAGGTCATGACACTACACGATATAATAGGTCACTATGACGACAGGTACTGCTATGATGACAGTAACTGGTTAGAGTCTACGCAGAACTATTCACCCCGAATAGGGGAGTTCTTACAACTGTGTGACGTGTATAAGGACAGGATAACACTACACGGATACGTGATATTACCTCCTAGGTTTGACTATCGAGTCTCTATCGAAGGATTCGAGGCTACTCGACTAACGGCAGACGAGGGACTAAGTCTAGTAACAACTTATCATCATGCAGATAGTATAGAGGTCGATAAGACTGATACTGGATACTGCGTTTATGCTTGGTGGGATTAATAAGTATATGATAAGTATAGGAAGGAGGGAGAAGAGAGATATGCCATCCACCTATAGTTGGTCTGCCACATATAATCGGTTTCCATCTAGACAGGTACCGTATCTCAGGGTATGTGACTTAGAGGTATCCTGTGATGATAGGAACTGTGATCTAACTTCATGTAGACCGATATCAAGTGAGATGTCCTATCTTAGGAAGCTAATAGACTCTAGATATCAAACTAGTTCAGATGATCCATTCATTCCCATAAACTGTTATCGAGGATACTGCATCATCGATTGGCTCAGAAATCGGAGATAGGTACAGCACACAATATACACCTACCTGACTACCACCGTATCTACAACTGACTCCAACAATACTATAGAGGTACCAACGATCTGAAGGTGTACCAACGGTGTACCACCGAACAAAAGGAGGTACCAACGATCTCTAAGAAACTAGGTTTACCATATTCGGACATTGAGATTAAAAGATTGAGAAGATACCCGGTTTATTGGATCGAATGTGCATTTTATCATAGGGGAGGATGGATGTCCTTCTCTATGACCAAGGTATATATTACATAGTTGTCTACTATCTCGAAGAAACAGCATAATCTCACAGCGATGGAATTAGAATGGCTAAACGAATTGAACAGTTAGTTAAGTCTAGGATTAGATATATTCTTGCTACGGATAATATAATCCCAGTTACTGCAGATATTGAGATAGCTTATCTATCTAAGGCAGAATGTGAGACGATGCTCTCTCATAGGAAATATGATCCTATATATCAATCATTAGCACTGGCACGAAGTAGGATGCCTATGATGTTCTATGATAAAATTACAGAATGGGTAAGTAACCGTGAAGATATATCTTCTTGAAGTCGAGTGTGAAGAGAACTGCTCCATCTGTACATCCTGGAATAAATGTCAGTTATTGATCAATCAGTACTCCATCTAACGTTGATTAAAGGAGAACTAACCTATGAGTTATATAAATCGACACCATAGTAATCACGGTGATTAGGTTGGATGACTTAAACACAGATATACATACCAGGAACTCATTGCCCGGTATGGACTATATCCTCACGAAGAGGTCCAGAAGGACAGACCTTGTGAGTCTCAGCGTGAGTTGAACAACCAGCATAAGCTCTGTACTTTCTATGATTCGGAAGGAGATAGGTACAGCACGGAACATAAAGGACAAGAAGACACGGAAGAATGTATTGAAGGCACTATCTCAGATATATCGTAGGCTTAGTAGTGTGAACAAGTCTGGTAATGGACTATACATCTTTTCATCTAGGGATAGATTATGAATAGTTGAACCACCTTATAGGAACAATCTAGATGACTATTACTGTGGACACGGGTTCAGGAGAGATTGGGTTATACGTCACAATGAGGTTTCTTACAAACTATACCTCAGCATCGAGGAAGCTAGGCTCTGTAAGGTATTTAGCAATGGAGCTGAAGAGATGATTATTACATTAACGTCTGGAATCCCGTCAAACCACGGGAAAGGTGGGCAATCACAGGGGAGATTCCACAGGAAGAGAGAAGAAGCTATAGATGCTTTCTTTAGGAGAGTACAAGACGAGTGTTTATCTATAAATCCAACATGGGAAGTAGTTGGGGAGAAGACCACGGTAAGGAGATATGAAGCTCCGTAATCTTACTGGGATCAGACAGATATGAGAGTTTTAAACATGAACCGAATATTAACTCTTAGAATATTAAGAAAGATGCGATGTGAAAAGATCCCTATTAGATTAGGAAGGAATGCATTTTTATACTCTCCAAGAACGAAGAAGAAAGAGGGATGGACAATAATATTACATAACAATTTATTCAAAGACTTTAGTGAAGATATTCGAAGAATTGGAGAGATGTTAAATCTTAATTTTAAAGTGTTGTCTAACAGTGATTATATCGAAGTTACTGAGAGTAGGGAGTTAATACAATGAAGAAAGAGCCAACTGAATTATTCCCCGACAGTTTAAAATCATATATACCCCCAGACCTCCAAAAGCTGCTTAATAAAGCAAATACGCTAAACCCCGATGAGATGACTCATCTAATAGAAGGGATAGCTAAAGCAGCTATAGATTTCTACAAACTAAAACAAGGAAAGTACGTAGCTATTGGTTTTAACGGGTGCATTTTAGAATCTGCTGACAGTAAGATTGAATTATTAATGAAAATACAGGGTAGAGACTTCAAACAGGACATATTTGTATGGCATGTAGGGTCTGATTCATTTATGGGTTGGGAAACTGTGATCAAGGAGAAATAGAGGAGAGTAAATATGTTTGATAAACTATTCTTACTGTTTGCAGGACACTTCCTAGCTGACTTCCCATTGCAGGGGGAGTATATAGCTAAGATGAAGAATAGGCACTATGTTCCTGAATATCTTCCAGAAGGACAGAAGCCAACATCGGTATGGTTCTATGCTCTTACAGCTCATGCTTTCATACATGGTCTTATGGTATTTCTTATAACACAGAGTCTAATGATGGCACTGATACAGACAGTGTCTCACTGGATATTTGATTTTATGAAGTGTGAGAATGTTACTAGTCCTCACACAGACCAAATTATCCACTATTGGGTTCTGATATGTATATGGTTGTATTCGTATGTGTGGACGTAACTGGGGAACCTCTAAAGCAAAGAGAAATGGGGGATACATCTTCTTAGGTAATATGTACAACCTGTGTAGCAAAGTATACGAAGTGGAGTGTATCTACCCGAATAGAATAGACCGTGTAAAGAGATGTAGAGTGCACAACTATATTGTGGAGAGAAGATATCCTTGAGCTTTAGACTTAGATCTAAGTGCAGAGACTGACACTGACTGAGTTTCTCTTAAGGCATCTCTGTCCTTACACATACTTTAACTCCGTGAGAATGAATGAAACTACCTAGTTCGGTTAGAAGAGAAGAAGATAGGACTTGTGCATTTCAGGACTATGAGGACTATTCAGGATCTATTTATGGTTGCAGACTAACTAAGGATGACTACGGTTCTATGCTTAAGTGTCAACCTGACATATGTCCTCTGTACATCATAGCAACAGCCTTTAAGGATATGGATTATATTGCCCTTGGTAAAGATGTAGCCGAGGAGATAGTAGAATGAGTGTAGACTTAATGGTACCAGACAATGCAACAGTGCTAATATCTACAACTTACTGTGATGGTTCTATCAAGGACATCATATTTATGGGGAAGGGTAGCGTATTCAGAGAGAACATACAATCTAAGCCGGTAATGTACCTAGAGTGTGATAGGAATGCCACCAAACTTATCGCAGCAACCGGGTATAACGTCGGTGTTGTCGATAGAGAAGTTATGATAAGAATTAGGGCGGGTGGTATATTTGAAACTTCAGTATTTATCGATGATCGAGGTATTACTGTTAAGGGCATCTAATGTCTTTGATCAAAAGCGTATAAATAGTACAAAATCATACTCGATAGAGAGGAATGGTAGAGTTGTCTCTCCCTCCTAAACTTCTTCTACCATCCTCTTCGAGATATATGAATACCTTGTGAGAAGATTGAAATGATAATAGATCATAGAACAGATAAGAAGAAGATAGGACCCTCTGAGTCGTGGATACCGGCGGGTATAATCAATACGCTGCTATCTATCAGAGATGAACAAGGCAATGTTATAGGTGATATTGAAATAGGATCAGATGGCTTCATCCAAATGATATGGGATATTGGTGATGTCCACTATAGATTAGAGAGATATCCATCTATGACAGAAGCTATAATGAGTGTCTACTCCTAAGAGATATTCTTATAAGGGTACAATACCACCTACTGGTAACTCCGGAGTATATAAGATTATGTCAACTGATAATATAGACCCAATAGAAGATATAGATGATGCTATTCCACAGATATGTCCTTCCTGTGGATCAAGGGGAATAGTCACAGAGAAGACTGAGGTAATCTGTAAGGAGTGTGGTCTGGTATTAGGATACACACAAGCCTCTACATCTCCTGAATGGAGAGCCTTCTCTAAAGAAGAGAGGGAGAGGAGGGAACGAACGGGTGCGCCTCTATCTCAATCTGTCCATGATAAGGGACTATCTACTGTTATAGGTTCTCCAGCCGCTGGGACTAGTAAGGAACAAAGAGAGCTGATATACCGTATTAAGAAGTGGCAGGTCAGGTCACGTGTGCACTCTTCAACAGATAGGAACTTAATTCAAGCAATGTCTGAGTTAGCAAGGATAGCAGATATGATGAACTTACCCTTCTCTATCAAAGAGAAGTCTGCTCAGATATATAGACAAGCATTAGAAGCTGACCTGGTTAGGGGTAGGAGTATAGCGGCGATTGTTGCAGCTAGTGTATACGCTGCCTGTAGGATGTTTGCATTATCTAGGACCTTATCTGATGTAGCAGCGGTATCCACAGTCTCTAAGAAAGATATAGCTCGTTGTTATAGACTGATGTTGAGAGAGATGGAATTGGAGGTACCAGTGCCAGACTCTACCAATAAGATATCAGCAATAGCACTACAGATAGGTATAGATGAAGATACTCAGAGACTAGCTGCTTCTATTCTTGACAGAGCTAAGGAATTGAAGCTAACAGCTGGCAAGGATCCGATGGGATTAGCTGCCGCAGCTTTGTACATTGCGTGTCAACTCAATGAGGTAAGTAAGACACAGAAGATTATAGCTGGTGCTGCTGGCGTTACAGAAGTCACTATTAGGAACAGGTATAAGGGTCTAAAGGAAGCACTGGTTGGTTTAGACGAAATAGACCCTAGGTTCTCCGAGTTTATGCAGGGAAATAGAAATGATATGCCTACCTCTGAGGACTCAGGGTAAGATCACGTACATAGATTTACCCTTCTCTAAAGTAATAGAGACAGGTATCAGAGTATGGGAGTTAGAGGCTCTATACCTTATACCCTTCTTTAGATCCGTGAACTCGAGGGTAATCTATAATGAACACATCTATGAATTAAAGACAGATACTAGTTATTATCTACAATACCTTTGGTGCTCAGGTACACAAGAATGGTTGCAGGATAATGTCGCAGGATAATGTATGAAAGATGGCATGAAGCCCTAAAGATATAAGTAGAATTATGTCTAGGTGATTAATATGACTTGCACGTTTGAGATAATAGACATAGATATTGATCGTGGTGCTGACGAAATAGTTATTGTGGTTCAAGAAGTAAGTACACCGGATATTAAGTTCGGTATCACTGCTAAGCTCAGTGCTGTTAAGGGATGGGATGCAGCTACTGCGAGGAGCAGACTGAGAAAAGCAATCACTAATAGATTGATCAAATTGAAGGATATCCGCAATAAAGAAGAAGAGGATGAAGCGCAGAAGACCTTGGTGGAATGGCTTATAGGGCAGAGGATAGATATTAACACCGCATGAGATACGCCGATGGTATAACCACTCGCGAAGAGTCATATTGGTACGGGTTCTTAATTGGGGATGGTAATCTCTCAAGACATAGGAACAGGATTACAGTTGTATTGCAGGAGAGAGACCTGTACCATTTGCATAAATGTAAGAAGTTCTTTGGTGGTGGATACATCAGAAGATTCAGCAGAGCATATCCAGAATACTATCAATTCACTATAGAGATCAAAGAACAAACTGAAGCATTGCGTCGTATAGGACTAAGACCCTGTAAATCTAGAACTATTTATTGGGAAGACATACCATCAACCTATACCTTTGACTTCCTAAGAGGTCTGTTTGATGCAGACGGTACCATCTACATTAATCCACCAACTACAATCATAAGATGGAATGGTACTAAATCTATCGTACAGGGAATACGTGATATAATAGAGATAAGACAGATATTCAGTATGCTACCCAACGTTGTAAAGGATAGGGAATCATACTCACTGAGCTTTAATGGTAGATGGAAAGCAGAGGAACTTGGGAACCATCTATGGTACGAACCCACCGTTGTACTTAATCGTAAATACAATCTCTTTCTAAAGCTGAAAGAATACAATAGGAGACACCCAAGACTTAGATCTAAGTTATCTGAGGAAGACGTAGGGCGTATTAAGTACCTTAGAGAGAAAGGTCATAAACTTAGGGAGATAGGAGAGTTGTACGATGTATCTCCATCAATGATATCGAGGATAGTAAATGGACAGAGGTATCAGGTATATCTGTAGGGCGTGTTGCATTGTATTTCCAGATCTGGAAGAAGCTCTATTCCATATGTCAGTATTCCATAAATGGAGGAAGCTTGTAGTCGAGGCTACAATTGCAATAATGGCTCCAACGAATACACTTAAAATAAGGGACTTAGAATATCTACCACACTTCAAACAGGAAGATGTGACTATAGGCGAGGTTAAAATGAGTGATATAGTACATGAACAATGTCATTTCTGCGGTAAGATAGTTCAAGATCGATACATGGAAATGGACTATCACAAAGGATGGCATACAGTTAAAAGCGTCAACAAATACCCCTTCGAGGAGAGAACATTCAAATTCCCAGAAGGGATAGCTTATGGAATTATAATCTGCCAGGATTGTAATGATAAACCCACCACCAAGTGGATTCATCAATTGCGGCAGGAAGCAGTAAAAAGGGAGCTGAGACGTACTGATAAACAAATACAGAAACGATTGGAGAACTCTAAACGTCTTCAAGAAGAGCATAGTGAGCTCTTGAAGATTAGAAGACGTTTGGAAGAGTACCTTGAAGTCCTTTCTAAAGATGAGAAGCTTGAATCCAATTGGGACGACATAAAGATTCCTCGGAGGTTGACTGATTATTGACTGTATACCGAACAAGGAGTAAACTCTGTCTCCTGTCCAAATATCTGCTCAATAATGGAAAGAAGGTGTAAGGAGTTATCAGAATAAGATGAATGTTCTCGCTGTGGAAGTTTCATGAAGAAGGCGACGACGGGTGTCAACAAAAGGTGATTTAGTTATTCCATCTGAGGTCGCTTATCCTAAGTGGATGCGGGAATGTGCAAGATGTGAAGATTGTGGTAGAGCAGTTCATGACTTTATAGCACCAGATGAATTATGGTATGAAGCATATGGTAGTGAATCTGGGGTATTATGTTATGATTGTTTCTGTGAAAGACTTACCCAGAAGGGACAGTATGCAGTATTTGAATTAAAGTTACAGGGGTTATGATTGTTGGATGTGGTTATGACGAGGTATGACTTAACACATGAAGGCATGTAAGACTTACGCGGAAGGAAATTGAGAAATGAGAAGGTTTTGTAGATACTCTGGAATGGAGATAAAGAAGAATCATAAGGACTGTGAACTATGTGAGTTCCTAGTTGAAACTACGTGTCCACAGTTTAGGCTGGATAGAACCGTTACAACAAAGGAGTTTGCTGATTGGTTCTATGAACATAGGGTTAATCCAGAGCCATATGAAGTTGTCCTAGACAACGCTGCTCCCAAAAGTGAGATAGAATGACAAGTGATCTATGATTGTTATAAAAGGTGATATGAAATGAAGGCTGCCACCGTAGCTAAGAGATGCAAGGAGTGTGGTGTTGAACTACCGAATATTTGGTATTATTATTCACGTCACGTTAAGTATGATTCAGATATGGACATCTATATGGATGTACTAGACGGTCCTTTCTGCCAAAGATGCCTTATCTTGGCTTCTACTAGACAACCAGAGGAAGCACCATGAGCGTCGTTGAAAGGCTTCTAGAAGAGATCGATGATCAGATAATGAAGTTTAGATCAGAGAACGCAAAGATGCCAAAGTATTTAGTTCTTTCAATGGAACATAGACAGGCAATAAAGATTATGTATGATTATCCAGACATAGTAGAGGCAGGGGTAATAAAGACCCTTTATGGAATCCCCGTTATTCATAAAGAGGATGCTATCATAGTTTAAACCGGAGATGGAAGAATGACACAGCACATCAAGGAGTGGTGATAGATGGGAAGAGAGGAATACAATGTAGTTGATGAGATAAAGAAGTCTCTGCCAAACATTGGATCTGATGACGGTGAGATTCTGTGGGGATTAGTAGTCAATAGAGACGTTAAGCTACCTTCTGGACAGATAGTATCTGGATCATTTAGGTGGTGGGGAGCTCGTATAGCAGAGGCAGTAGGAGAGGGAGATTACCTAGATTACTATATGTCTTCTACCTTCCGTAAGATGATATTGGAAGCTATTGAACCTGGACTCTACGATAGGCTCGAATCTGAGATGAAGTCAGACTTAGAGTCTAAGGGATGGGAGTTTATAGAAGATATAGTCATATGTGATAGGTGTGGTAAACCGATAGAGAGATTTGCTCCTAAGCTGTTCTCTATTAAGACTGGAGAAACTCTATGTACGGACTGTGGCTTAGATGAGGATAAAGAGATTTAAATAATCTACTGTCTTATCTTAAGCGATCATAAGTGCCAATAATAGAAGATGAAGAGACATTCCGGACCTTAATGGAAAACAGACATATTAAGAACATAGCTTCGCATGGTGATGCTGATGGTGTCAGTTCTGCATATATATGTGCATTAAGATTCCGGAAGAACAAACCAGAGGTATACTTCCCTACAGACTTTTCAGATACTAAGAATCTAAGAGGAGAAGATGCCGACTTAGTCTTGGATAAAGTTCCACGCAGGGATTTTAAGGGTATAGTCATAGATCATCATCCTGATCATAAAGTAGATTGCGATTACGCATTATGGTATGGGCGTGAACCGGCGTCTAGATTGTCTATTGACTTGTTTAAGGATGACTTACCAGATAGGTTTTGGTGGAAAGCGGCACCTGGTATAATGGGTGATGGACAAGCTGAAAAGATACCTGTATATGTCTGGGAATCCTGTCCGGAGCTATTGGAGCAGGTATCTACCGTTACTAAGTACAGAGGGAATACTAATGTGTATAAGAATCCAGTATGGTTCCTTCTATCAAGTCCGCTGAACAGTGCGTGTAGAGTGGGAAAGAAGAATCTAGCATTTACACAGCTTGCGGTAGCTCGGTCTCCCTATGACCTCATATTCGATGAGAAGCTGTTAGAATGTAAGGAGAACTTCAATAGTGAGGTTAATAGAGTACGAGGAGATTATAGGGCTATAGATCTAGGTGCACTAGAGGTATGGATAGTAGATAGCAACTACTCTGTTAATGGGACCTTAGCTTGGGAACTTAATAACAACAGCAGGAAGACTGCGTTAGTCATTAATACTAAGACCAGACATGGCAGTATCAGAGGAGTTCTAGTAGACTATCTAAAGGATAAGATGCCTTCTAAGTGGGGGATAGGCGGACATTCTGGGTTCGCTGGATTTAGTTTTCCGGTAATAGAGTCAGAGGGAGGAGAACTAGAGTCACTACAAAAGGCTCAAGTACGAGACTTTATAGATGATTTACGTGAGGCAATGAAAATATGAGTAGAGGAGTTAGGAATCTAGGCGTAGGTGAAGGCAGAGGTCGTGGTGGACCTCGTCAAGGCTACGGCGGTCCTGTATTCTGTAAATGCGTAAGTTGCGGATACAAAGTCTCCCATCGTAGAGGCAGCACATGCACTAGTATGAGATGCCCCAAATGTGGTGGGATGATGATAGGAAGCAATAACTAGAGGTGATGGTGAACTTATGGGCATAAAGATGAAATTCCCTGATGGAACGGAAATCGAGGGAGAAGTCGAAGAGATATCACAACTGATCAGAGAGTTGCAGGAGATCATCGGAGACTTCGGACTTAGTAAAGATATGAAGTAAGAGTATTGGTGGTTCCCAAGCCACCTATAATACCTCTGTTTTATTTATAGTGATTGATATGGGAGTTATATGCATATACATAGATGTTTGTGATACTAAGATTGATAGGCAGTGGGTTAGTAGGTACTGCATAGGTGACTATAGGAAGTGTCCTATTTACAGACGGCGTATCGAACCAGATAAGAAACCTAGAGAATGGTTGGATATTATAAATGAGGAGAAAGCAATTAAGCAGCAGGAGAATAAACTCAATTGGCTGAACAATGGGGCGTAGACATTGACAGGCTCATTACCCTGTTAGCCGATAGAATGTACACAGATCAATCCTTAGCGGGCATAAGAGAGTTAATAGCCAACTCATTAGATGCAAGAGACGGTGTAGTTAACATTACTATGAAGCTGGGTGACCACAGTATATGTTATGCGGACGATGGTCTAGGAATAGATGACTTTGCTAATACCTATGGTATCATAGGCTCTGGTGCTAAGGAGGAATCTTATTCAATTGGAATGTTTGGTATAGGAAGACTAGCACTGATATCAAGACTCAAGTCTAAGGGAATAGTTCAAAGCCAGCGAAAAGGAGACAGCATTCTTACGTGGGAGGTAGATAGGAATGGGTGGTCACTAGTAGAGACTCCATTTGGTCCACCGTTCAAGTCCAGTGGCTTCTACCTCTGGTTTAGGGAATTGGACTTAGAAATAGACGCAGATAAGATAAGAGAAGATATAGAGAGGATATTCAGTATACCCCTGTACGAAGGGCTTTGTACAATCACAATTAATGATATAGGACTTAGATCTAAGCTTGATGAGACTTACAGAAAGAAGAAGAAGAGATACCCCTATACTATCTACTACAGGGATAAACAAGACGGTAGAATTCATTACTGTCACCGTGGAATAGAGATAAAGTCTGAGGCATTCACCGGCCTTGATGCGTGGGTAGACGAAGAAGACCTCGATATCAAGACGGACAGGGAGGGATATGTCAATAACGTACATTATCACAGATATCTGCGTAATGTACGCAATACTCTTAGGAAGTTAAGACCGTCCTCTACACTTAAGAAATTAGAGATAGAGTTTATGGAAAGAGTAATGGCTAAGTTTAGAGTATTCCTTAAGACAGTAAAGAAGGATCTACCAGCATACATACCTGAAGAAGTTAAGGTAATAGGTAAAGATGAACCGGTGGACTTTCCTGACTTACCAGAGTATTTAGACTTCGGAACTAAGCCAGTGTTGACAGAAGACTTACAATCAATTGCAGGCCAGAGAGACGAACTATACTTCGCAGTTGAGGAGCCTTCTATCAGTACTCTGATAGGTGACCAAGGAGTAGAAACGAATCATGGACAGCTCGAAATAACAGAGGAGGCTCCAGATATTCCAGGAATCGAATCAATGATTGGTTCCAAAATATCTGATGGCGTGGCAGAAGTAGAAAAGAATAAGCCAAAGCCTAGACCACTAAGAGGAGCTAGGGCAGTAGACTTAGGGACAGAATACCCTATGATGTTCTTTGATAAGGAACCCTTCGTACTGGTATTCAACAACAGCCACCCGGTCATGAAGGAAATGATAGAAACTGAGACATTAGATAATAGAGCAATGGCAGTTCTATATGAAAGGATGTTAGAGTGCTTCTATCTACAAGATAACAATAATCTAGAAGAGATTAAGGAGAGATGGACACAGATTGACAACCACCTTCAAGAAATGCTATAGGTCATCCATAAACAGATCAATTAAGACTTTACAGATGTCTAGGTTAGATAAGTTACATGTAATAACTAATATTGGAATTAGTGATGACAACAGTAAGTTACCAGTACAGAATGTTGCCTTAGACTTAGGTGTGTTTGTTGCTGATAGTGCAGTTGACGTAAATAGGATATCATATGGTTATGAGATAATACTGAAGCCTAGGTATTTGATTGTTAATGACAGTCTGTGTTGTGCTCCAGAACTTAGACAAAGAAATATAATAGAGTTAGACATAATTGGGCTACACAATCAGAGGTTAGGTGCTGATGAAGAAGATAGGATTCTACAGTAGAAAAGAAGAGTATGGATGGCTAAGCAACTTCCATAGAAGTACACAGGCCGTTGACGGTATCATATATCCCAGCAATGAACACTATTACCAATCTCAAAAAGCAACTACTAAAGAGCTTCATGATTGGATTAGAAATGCTCCTGCTCCGTTTCATGCTATGAAGGCTGGAAGGGCTCTTAGGAAGTATAGGGGTGAGCTGAGGCTAGACTGGGATGCCGTAAAGCAGGATATAATGTTAAAGGGGCTGAGAGCTAAGTTTACTGATCCAGATCTAAAACAGAAGTTAATTGATACTGGTGATGCCTATCTCTTTGAAGAGTCTCCCCACGATAGATATTGGGGAGAATTCAATGGTAAAGGTCAAAACCACCTAGGTAGGTTACTGATGTTAGTTAGATCAGAGTTGGTATAATGTCTTATGACTCAGATGTACCATCTCCCAAGTACCATAAGAAGTTCCTAAAGTACGACGACACGAGGAGAGATGTCCGTATAGCCACCGCTATACACAATAGTTGTTATTGTGCTGTTGAGAGACTGGAATTTATAGAGAATGATCTTAGGATAATCGAAGAAGCTAAGGTAGCAGACACTGTTCACAAAATGATAGAGTCTCTCACCAAGATAAAAGATCATATGAGAAAGAAGTATATTGACAGAGAGGAAGAGTCTTCTGAATGAGAACCGAGAAGGAACAGCATGACGCCGAAATAGAGGATATGCAATTAGTACATATTGGTTTCTTAATACAAGAGCTGGGGCTATGGAAGGGACACTCGTTCGACTTCGGTAATTATCCAACGGCATTACAATCAGATAGGTTTACACAGATGGTTTACGAGTCTGACATGAATCCCCGCGTTGATATTGTAGATAGTCTTGACTTACAAACCATTCCCTTACTAAATGAGATTGAGCCTCTAGTAAGGTCCCCCCACGGGGGCGGGGGTGTTCAGTTTGGTAATCATGTTTACGGATTCTCGTTTCTGGTAAACCTGTTTATCCAATACATTCTTTGCAATAAATCACCTATATTGCGTTTTTTGTATCTCGGTTCCACGTTGGATAACATTGACATGGAGATGAATGGGAACGAGAATATGAGCGAACACAGAAGCAATTTATTCTTACTAAGGTGATGGACAAATGAAAAGAGTCAGAGTTTTAAGCGATAGTTTATTCCATGATATTCATCGATACTTTGAGTATGTAGCACCAAGATCGAGTGAGGTTAAGGAACTCTTGGCTAGGATGGGTACTGGTTGGTTAGACGACATTCAAGAGGCAAACAGAAAATATGGTGATGAATCACAAACAGCTGATATGATTATAAATACTCGCTATATGGTTCTACGCAGGAATAGTGAATAATGTATATACCAATACTGGTAAAGGTTATAGAAGAAGTAGAACCCGAAGCGGCAATGGAACGGGCGATCTCCCAAAGTAATTACATCCTACTGAAAGCGATAAGTAGTAGTACATCTCCATATCTTATGGGAGAGACTATTGGACATTAAAATAAGGGTTAATACCAGTCCTCTGGAAGAATACCTCAATGATATTCTATATGAGCTTAAACATCTTCATAGTGGTATGGCTCAAGATATACTGAAACAAGACATTAGGCACAGGGCTATATGGATAGAGCCCAGCAATAATATATCTAAACTGATAGACCTAGACCTAATATTAGAGATGTATGACGATGGGAGTAAGTGGAACATAGACCTGACACTCAGTCCTGTAAACATACACGATAAGAATGCTGAGATACGCAGGAAATTCGAAGAGAAGGTAGACTTCTGGGAAGAGGAGAGTTAAACAAATATACTCAGTGATATAACAGTTATGTGTTAGTCTATGGACGGAATACTATATATTAGCAGTGTATCGATGTCGGTATCCCCTGGGATTCAGTCTGAGATACATGGTATATGGACAGGAAGTGACTCACCCCCTAATAGAATCAAGAGTTTCTATGTAGATAACAATAGTAACCTAGTAAAGGAAATATATACTCTCTCTGAGGCAAGTTATTCCACAGGGTCTGTATATCCATCTGCAGGTCAATCTATTGTTAGCTATATGCTGGTTGATAAATCCAATGTAAGCTCTACGGAAATAGTCAGTGACTACTTCTTAGGGGAAGACGATAATGAGTACATCATATGGAACTCTACCTTTCTTGGATATATGTGACAGATTGGACAGCTATGTGGAGTTGAGCCTAGATGGCTATTAGAGCGTATAAAGACGATGAAGAGTGTAAATGTGATGTACTGGAAAAGCTGATACATACTAATTTCTCAGTATTCAGGTGTCCTAAGTGTGGAATGTGGTACTGGTCATCGGGAAGGGCTGAGATCATAGATAAAACCCATTTAGGTAACGCTGAGGAAAGGCTTAAGAAGGGATTGCCATATTGATAGCAGTCAAAAGGTACGCTAATAAGTGATCATCCCTGGATTTATATTATGCTCCATTTGTATGAAGGGGATACGTTTGATATTCTACCTCAATTAGAAA